GTAACTCCTAGGGTTTTTGCCCCGAAACGAAAGCGAGCCCCGGCTACCACACCGGGGCTCAAGACGAACACAGCCAGCGAATTATGAACAACGCAGCCGTCTTACACCTTTGACGGTAGCACAGGATCGGACTGCAACGCCAGAAGCGACCATGCAGCACGGCAATCTTCCAAAAACGCGCCGATCCCGCCCTGTACCGCGTACATGCGATTTCCGTTGTTGTCTTTGTGCGACGAAAGCCACGCGAGGTTGTGATCGATGATATCCCACCAATGAAAGTCGACCTCTGTGTTGCGCAACAGATTCTCGATCGTTGTATGACTCATGAACGTATGCCCCTCGCGGCTCCAAGTCGTTGGGGATTTGTATGGCTTCCAACTAGAATCCATTTGTGATCGCATCCTGTGGAATTGAAACCGAGAAACTAACGCGCCCGCCTCGCTTGGTATGCAGCAACCCACCAAAAACGAAATGCACGTTGTACGCTCGTATCGAATGATCCTTTGCTAACTCTACTAGCACCTCGCCCCACCGATCGGGGGATAGCTTACGAACTTTTCCCGCTATGTCGTGCTCGATCGCACCCCGATCCACTCGGTCGAGTTTACCCATTGTGTGCAAGTACCGTAAAAGATCTACGCACTCGTGCAACATCTCGTCGCAAATAGCGAGCGCAAGCGGTGGTTGCCCCCCAAGCCGCAAGGTTGACTCCTCCACCGCGATACACTCCAAGCACGTGCACGCCGCGCCTAGCCACCTAGCCGCGCTATTGCATCCAAGTGTTGCAGCGCTTCGATCGCTGCCGGCCGTTTCGCTTCGATTATTTCGTACCATAAGAATTTTTTGCCGTGGTGCCCTACTACATTCCAAGCACCCATCGGCAACGTTGCGCCCGTAGAAAACGTGCGGTGGTTGCCTCATCGTTTCTTTCCCGATCTCGTATAAGTCGATTTAATCTTTGTGGCTAAGTCTTCGCCATTCGCCGCCCCGATCCTAGATAGCCTCGCGGTTACTTGCGCGTTTGTGTCTTTGCCCGAGTGCTTGTAATATTGGCCGGCGGGAAAAGAGCACTCGCAAGCCGCCACCCAATCGTGCAGCACAAGGCCACCTAGGCGCACGATCGAGTCTAGGCGCACAAGTTCACGCTTGATCAGCTTCGCGCGCTTGCGAGACGTAAATTTGAACTCAACACGCTGCCTGTAAAATTTGCGGTCGTCAAAGTCTACACCGTGCAAGTTTACGTCGCGAGTGCGGATGCCGTGATCCTCGGTTGCGGCTAGCAGCAACGCCACACGATCGGCACAACAGAACGCGTCGAATCCAGCCGCCACAAGTTGCGGGGCCGTGTACCATTCGCTCGCCTTTATGCTGAGCCTATTCTGTTGATTCGGTCGGGGCACCTATCCGCCAAGCCGCTCCGTCGAGTTGTGTAGCTTAGGCATTTAAAATTCGATCCCGTCGTCGTCACTGTAAATTCTGCACGCCATCTGACGAATCAGCCCGCGCATTCCTTTCCCGTCTTTTTGTAGCCTCATGCACGTATCGAAAAACTTGCGCTCTTCGGTGTCTGCAAACATTCGACGGACAACGCTTGCGCGGATCGCAGAACTCGGCCCCGTACATTTCACGATTCGCATAACCCATTCGCGCGCGTACTCGTGCGATCTGATCTCGCCGTCTTGCATTACCGTGTCGTCGAAAACTGCGGTCGGTACCTCGCATTTGTCTATTGTCTGGCACCATTGCCCGATCCTTACCCATCCTAGTTCGCCGGCTTTAACCCTCTGCGCCTCTGTGTACGTGACCCCTTGGTTGTACGCGCACCTCGTGATCGTGTGCTGCGCCATGCTGTTGTATGGTTTGTTGCAGTCACCGCAGAATTTCTTTTTGCGTGTCCCCAATATACTTGCCCGCGAGTTGTTTTTTAGCGGCTAAGTCGCGCGATAGAGTCAAGGCGTTTGACGTGCTCGCGCAACTCTTCGCAAGTCATGCCTATCGCAAATATTTTAGACTTTGCCTCTATACTTCTTCGGCGCGTTTTTGCGTCGTCTGGAATGACACCGCGATACGAACCCGGATCGTAAACTGGTAGAACTTTGATTTTCCAAACGCCGGCTGAGTTCTTTTTGATCTCCTCGATAATTCCGAAGCGCAAAACGGCGGCGCGGCCCTCGGTGCTCGCGTACGTGATCGGTGTGCTTACTTTTAGCTCGCGCCCTAATGCGTCGACAGGTTTGTTGTCGCCGCTATTTGTTGGTACTGGCAATTTCTTCCTTCACGATCTTGCGTATGGTTTTTATCTCGGCCTTCGAGAACGGGTTTGCATCGCAAAACGATAGACCGGCGCGCACTAGAAACTCGCTGCGAGTCATTCCACGATCGCGGCACGCCTTTGTGATCATCTTTAACGCGTCCTCATCTACGTTGATCTTGATTTGCTTATCAGCCATTTTGCTTTGCCTCCGACAAGCGTTGCAGCGTCGCCTTGAGTTTTAGATCTTCGAGTTGCTTCTTTTTGTCCGCTAGCTTTGCTGCGAGCTTTGCGGCCTCAAAACTTTTGCCTCCGCTCATAGCGCGTGCGCCTCGACATAGTGCAGGTACTTGCCAACGGTCTTTAGCTTTTTCCTGCGAGCCGCCTCTATCATGCCGGTGTGCGCCATACCGTACGCGTTGCAGATCTTTACCGCTGCGCCCATGTCGCCCAACTCTTTGCATAGGTGCTGCGCGTTGGTTCTGTTAGGATTTTTTTTGTTGTCAGGGTTTGTGGCGTTTGGTCCGTGTCGCAAAATCTTTGCGACGCATTGCACAACCTCTGCGGCCTCTTCCGCTAGCAAGATTAGGGCTTCGCGTTCCGCGTCTGAAAGTTTGTTTGACCCGTTCATTGTCGTACTCCGGTTCGCATACAGTTTTGGCAAAATGATAGCCTAGTGCCCTTTAGGTACGCCTGCCCAGCGTCGTCGTATTTTTTGATATGAGATCGGTACGCCGTCACCCCGCAAATTGCTGGCACCCGATCCCACGGGCTTTTAAACTCGGTAGGGTGCGGGCTTTCTATCCACTCCTCGTTATGGTTTGGGAATAGGTGAATGATCCGATGCGGCACCGCATAGCAGTATTTGCCGCCTAGCCGCATGAACGCGTCGTGGTGCGTCTCCTCCGGTTTTGCGTTTAGCCAAACCATCATCCATCCCGCAACAAGTAGTCGTCGAGTTGTTGCAGACGATCTAGCACAACCTCCAACTCTTTCAGCCCTAGCACCTTGCCGCTCTTACGCGAGTGCGCCGGCAGCGAGTCGTGTATCAAAACAATGATCGCGCGCTTGTTCAAACGCGCGCCATCCATCAGAGCGCGCATCGATTCCGCGAACACTTCGATCTGATCTGCGAACACGTCAAAGTCCGCGATCATCTTCGGCGCGCCGAGTCGCGCTTGTGTGTCCATTGCTTGCGCGTTGCGCCCTCGTTTTGTTGCCACCATTGCTACCCGTCCTGTGGTCCGTCGTAAACGTTTTCGCCCATGCGGCGTCGCGAGTCTAGGGCTAGAGACACTTGCAGCCAATCATGCCTTAGAAGCCAATAGGTTTTTGACTTGCCCGCCGATATGCACTCAGCCAAACCCCACTTGATCATCGTGTCGATCGAGAACGGTATGTTGTACCGATCCATAACCGCAAAGATAAAATCTCTGTGCACCGGGTGGCTGATAACTCTCGCGGACAAGTCGATCATTTCTTGTAGGGCACCGCGTGCTTTTCCCTTAGCAAAACATCGGCGAGAGAAATCATCGCTGTTGGATCGATGTAGTCGCCGTCAGGATCTTTGTTGTCGAGGAATGGGCACCGCACGCCCGCAATGCTAGGGATGCTCTCTGGAACCATTATCTCTGCGAGCCAACGCCCAAAGCTATCCGCCTTTTCTGTGCGGATCACTAACGGGAAATCCCCTAGGAAGTCTCGCGCCTCTTCCATAATTGCCACAACGCGGGCACTCGCTGCGCGCCCTCTTGCTTTGTGCGCGTCGTCGCCTCTGCGTAGTTCCGGGGTATCGATATACAACACGCGAAACCGCAGCCCGGCTTTCATATAAAAACCCATGTCAACATCGAGATCGATAGTGTCGCCGTCAACTACTCTTCGGCAGTCCGCTCTGTATTCGTACATTTTCAACGTCCTTTTTTAGCGCCATCCGTCGCCTCGATAGAAATTCTCTGATCAGAAACTCGGCGGCTTTGTAATCGTGTGCTCGCCATATAGCACGATGCCTACGATCGAACCCAGCGGGATAAAGCACCCCGCCCATAATTACTTCCCGGTACAGCACGTCTAGATCTTTTTCGAGTGCGGCCATGTCCTCGCCGTCATCCATCGTTCCGATCTCGTCGCGCAACTCTTGGATCAAATCGTTCCAAACGATCGCGCGGTTCTTGCTCAAGTCTTCTAGTGCTGGCATTACATGTCACCGATCAGTAGTTCGATCTCCGCTTTCGAGAACACCTTGTGTAGCTCTTTGTTTATTCGCACACGCAAAGGATTTCTACTTACCAAGTTGCCGCGATCGTCACGAGTCAGCACAAGTATCGCAACCAAGTCGTCAGGCAATGCGCCGCTTACCTCGTAGCGTGCGAGGTGCGTGTTTGCTTGCCGTAGATCGCGAACCTCTAGCAGCCTGCGAACTATCCCGTACCGCGCACGCCTGCGAAAGTGCGCGTCTGCCTGCGTCACTTCGGACGCCAAGAATTAAACAGGTTGCCGACAAAGTACGACTCGAATTCGTCCGCATCCTTTGTGCAATGCAGATCTTTTTCTAGCCGTAACGTCGAGCAATCGCGCGCCCGTAGTAGCCTAGCGATCACGCGGTAGGATTCGCCGGCGCGCAGTCCCTTAAACCGGCACGCCAAATAGTACGCGTGCTCGCCGCTGCTTTGGGTAGTTATCCACGTGCAACCAATCTCGAAAACCTTTACGTGATCTGGCTTGCCCTCGATATGCACAACCATCTCGTCGCCGTCGAGCATCGACACGTCAGCCCTTTATTCTATCCAGCGTCGCACGTAGTGAAACTGACGCGTCGCTAGCCAGCCGATCGCAAGATACTTCTAGCTCTGTGATCGCTTGGTCTGCGAGTTGTTCTAGTGCTAGAACTCGTTTGCTTTTATTCTTTGGTTTCGTTAGCGGTAGCGGGTTGGTTAGGTTTGTGGTTTCCCACGCCATGCAGACGCGCCCCGTAACCTTGCACGGGCGCTCGTGCATTACCGACACGAGCCCCATGCGCTCAAGTTCTGACAAGCGTTTGTGGTAGCTAGGATTTACCTCCCCGGCGCTTTTCATTCCCTGGTCTAATTCGCTGCGGGTAGCTTCGCCGTTTGTGTACCGCCAATCGTAAACGCGCAGCCGCATTCGACTTAGCACCCCGCTTGCACGGATCGCGTGGTAGGTCGCTATGCTGGTCTGTCTAGCCAAGTTGCACGTGCCTCCATGTAGCGCGATTTCGTACGCGCAAGATCGTGATATGCGCAACACCGTAGGCCCGCCCCAATGATCGAGCAGATGCGTGCGACGCGAGAATATCGCGCACCTGAGCCTCTGTCAGCTTTGCGCGCCCGCTGCGTCCTTTGCGCGACATGTCGCGCAGATTTTCTAGTTGTGTGCCTTGGCGCAAGTGCGTGGGGCGAACGCACGCAGGCGTGTCGCATTTGTGCAGCACCTTCAAATCGCAGCACAAGTCGCCGTTCGCCAGGTTGTAAGAAAAGCGGTGCGCTAGCATGTACTCATCGGGGCTGGCGTAGAAACACCCGTAGCCTTTGTTGTTGGTGTGCCCTGTCCATGACCAACACTTGCCGCTCTTGTCGACTTTCGCCCAGAAGCGATCGACAGCGCTGCGTGTTGGTGTTGCCGCAGATTTTGATAGCTCGAATAGATGCGCGGGGCGCACGCAAAACTTGTTACCGCACGACTGCCGAACCACAAAGCCGGCGCGAGGGTGTGCCCCATGCGCGATGCGCCAGCTAACGCGATGCGCCATTTGTGACTTACCGTTGACACCAAAGGTGCGCGTTATATTCGCAGTCCATAGCCAGCACTCACCGCGCTTGTCGACCTTTGCCCAGAAGCGAGCAATTATCAAAGAGTCCATATATGCTGTGTACTAGATCATAGCGCTACGTGCAATACAGGATGCACTCTAGCAATGAACTCCTCGTTGTGCGAGATCACTACCACGGCGCGGTCTTTAGCGATGTCGTGCAGTACATCGATCACCGCGTCGACACCTTCTGAGTCGAGCGAATCGAAGACTTCATCTAGGAAAAGCGTCCCCGATTCGATACCGTGCGCGGCCCCTGCGATGTCTGCGAGTGCTAGCAGGATCGCCACGTCGATCCGTCGACGCTCGCCGCCTGAGCTTGCCTTGTACCCGTAGCCGCCGCCCGCCCCGATTACGTCGAGCAAGATCGCCTCTTTTGTGCCGCCTGCTTTTTTCTCCGAGTAGGGCTTTAGCGCTAGCGTCAGATGCGATCCCGCGATTCGCTCAAGCCAAGAGTTTGCCACCGACTCAACCCCGCTCAGGGCTTCCCCTAGGACGTGCGCTCTGACGCCCTTGAGCCCTAGAACCCGCTCGCACGCTGCGAGTATGCCGGCCTCGGTCTTCGCCTCGTGGTGAGCATCCTGCGCGTCCTCAAGCGATATCACGGCGTCTCGTAGGCTTGCCGTCACGCTCTTATGTTGCCCCTCGATTTGGGCCTTGAGTCGTGACGCGCGGCGTGCGCCATCTTCGTGCGCTTTTGCGGTGGTTATCGCATCTCGTAACTGATCTATTTCTTTGGTTATTTCCGCGCCGCGAGACACGCAATCTTCGTAGCCGGCCTTTGCCTGACTGGCGTAGGCTTTGGCCTCGCCGGCGATTCGTTTTATGTCGCCTTGTACCGCTTGCCGTAACTCGTCGCCTATGTCTTGTTCGCACGTTGGGCACTCGTCTACAGACAACCGCGAGAGCTTACGATTCAGCACGTCCTTTTCCGCGTTGCGAGTTGACACGTTTGATCTAACTTGCTCAACCTCTGCGCTCGCGGCGCGCTGCGCGGATCGCAATGTAACAAGCTCGGCCTCTAGTGCCGTTGTGTCTACCGCTTTTGCGATCGTCTCGACAACCTCTGCGAGTTGCTGACCAAGCCGTTTCTTTTCCTCGATCAGTTGGTCTACGCGTTGCTCAAGCATCGCGGCTTTGCTTCCGTTCGTCGCCTCTTTTGCGCGCGCTGCTTTTAGTTCGGCTTTGCACTTTGTGTGCGGGCCGTCGAAATGGCCTAGGTCTAGCAGACCCTCAAGCAAACGCTTTCGCTCTGCGTCTGTCGACATTGTGAATAGTGCCGCGTCTTGCGAGGAAAACACGTGCGTCTTGCGCCAAACCTCAAAGTCGCCGAACTCCGCTTGCAACCACGGCTGCGCCTTTGTCGCGGTGTCGAAACTTGTACCGCCGCCAACGTCAACAACGTTGCGCGCGCCTTTGCGTGTTCGCCGTATAACGTGCCCGCTTGCCCGCACCTCGACAAATGCTTTCTTGCCGCGCCAAGGGGGCGTGCCGCGCAACGTCTTACCGTGTATCGCGACCGCCGGTGCCTCAACGAATGACGACTTGCCTGACCCGTTGGGGCCGGTGATAAGAACAACACCGCTCTCAGGTATTTCGAGATCGAGTTTCTCGTGCCCCATAAAATGCTCGCCTGTGATTCGTTCTAGTCGCATAGTTTTATTTCTATCTCGGTGATTGGCGGGGCTTCAATGTCGATCTCGTAAACGATTTCTTCGTGTGTTTGCATCGTTATGTTTTTTATCTTTGCACCGGGTACCGCCTCCCCGATGCGTGCCGCGATCAGTTTCTTTACACTCGCGGATGATAGCGGTGGCGACGAGGATGATAGCGGTGGCGACGACGGGATCAAGTTGCGCAACCGTGTGCCGGTCATGCCGTACATTGCGCCGAATGCTAGCGACTTGCCCATCTTACGAAAGCTGTTACCCATTGACGCCATCGCCGCTGACGATATGCCCAGATCAAACCCGAGCAAGTCAAACATGGTTTCGGGTGCGCTAAGTCGTGTGATCGATTCGTTTAGCTTTCGCTGCTCTGCCGCCCACGTCTGACACGCGGGTTTTGTGCACGCTTCCGGTACGAGTCGAGCACGCTTGCGGGCGCGAAACTTTCGCGAGCACTTTACGCACTTGCTCGGCTTGCGCTTTGCGCGCTTGCGTCTTTGCTTCGGAGTCACCCGATCAACTCTCGGTAGTCGAATTTGTCTCCGAGCGCGTATAGTATGTCTGTGCGCTCTGTGCTCCACCCTACAACTGAATTGTTGATCACGTATGCGTGGTGCGGAACGTCGATCGACGCATCGACAAAATCGTAGCCTACCTGCGTCGGTCGCCAATACCCGGCGCGGGGCTTGCCGTTAGTCCCCGGCATTTCCTCGATCATGTTCCAGAAACGTAGCTTCGTCCAATCGCTGTGCGATACGGACGCGCGCATCTCGGCCAACATAGGGAGCGACGAAAGGAAGTTCGCGACGTGTAACCAATTCGCGGTTGGGTTGCTCTCAAAATGCCGGCACAGTTTTATTAAAATGAAAGCCATGGAACTCGTTATCTTGCGATTGTACATTTGCGTGTACCGGTCGCATACGGGGCAGTTCATTTTGTCGCCGGCGTGCAGTTTTGCTTGCAGCCACGCGCGAAGTGTTGCGACGCTTTGTTGCACTACGGGATTTCTAAGCGGCATTGATCTCTCTCCAATACTTTGCGGGGATCCAATTTGTATTCGGGCCTCCGAGTTGTGCCGCCCACACCTCGCCGTTCTTTTTGCGTGCGAGGATCCGCGCCTTGCACCACGTGTCGCCGGGCTGTGCGTCGTAAGGTTTCGCGACGCCAAACGCGCCTAGCCATACCTCTACGATCTGCATTACCTGTGCGCTCATCCGCCTAGCCTGTGAATCGAATCGCTAAAGGTAAGCGCTTCCCAGAAGTCGCCGCTGTCGTCAGTGAATCGAATAAGTTGATTGTCTTTTGGGTGACGCTCGACGTATTGGCTAGACAAGATCGCCGTCGTAACTTCCTTGCGGGATTCCTTGTCAGAGTAGATTCCGGCGTACTCGTGCACCGCTGCAACGAATGCGTGCACCGACGACCACTCGCGCCGTACCACCCTGCTAAGTTCATTCCGTCCCACGTGCTAAATACCTTGTGCACCTCTCACGTATTTCGCTGCGCTCTATGTCGTCGTCTAGCGCCATAGCGCGAACGTACTTAGTCAGCGCGTCTGTGCGAGTCGTTGCAGATCGTGCAACTACCGCCGCCGTCTTTGCTTGCGCCTTCGCAATCGTTTGGTCGACAGAGATATTCGGAGTTGCGCCGATCGCCCTAACCTTGTCGGCTAGCGCTAGCATCGCCTCGCGTCCGTCCGCAACACCGCGAACGTATAAGCTGAGCTTTTTCGGTTGCTTAGAAAGCGTCGCGAGTGCCTTGTCTTGCTCATCAACGCCGTACGGTAGATCGACAAAACGCGGGCCGGCTATCTCTCGAAACTCGGTTTCGTTGGTCGCCGGATCCCACAAGTACATTCCGTGCCCGGTCAACCCTTTATCGTTCCAACCGGTCGGGGTGAGGGATCCGATCTGTATTATTGGCTTGCCGCTTTCGGTTTTAAATTCTTTTCGCGCGTGCCAATTGCCGGCAAAACAAATGTCGATCCCGTGCTCATCCATGAGATCGCCAAGCAAACTGACCGGCACCGCGTCGCGCGACTTGTCACCGCCCACAAATGCGACGTATTCCGAGCTATAAACGCCCAAATGGATGCACAGCGCGGTCTTTTCGTGGATTAGATCATGCGGGTTGCAAACCTTTGCGACCGCCCCCGGCAACCATTCCCGCGCGTCGCCGGGCTGAAAAGGGATCATCACGACCGAATATTGCGGGGAATTTCCGTTGACGTGCAGAAAAGGGTGCTCGCACGCTTGCACCCCTACGTTGTCAGCTAACACGCTCCCCATTGCGTGATCGTGCTCGTCGGTCGATGTCAGATCGTGGTTGCCGACTAGCAACAAAGTGTCGTTGTTGAAATTGCGAAACGCGCGCATCGTCGCCCCAACCATTTGCGGGCTTGGCTTTGCGATGTCGTAAAGATCGCCGGCAACGATCAAGTCTTCGCACTTGTACTCGTTTGCGATCGTCGCCGCGTACCGGATCGAGTCTACGATCAGCCTGCAACGCTCGTTAAGGCTCCCCACCATGGGGCCACCGAATTTTCTATGATTCCCAACATGAGGATCCGCCAACCACGCTACGCGAGCTTTCATAGTATTTTCTCCAAGTACGCGATCGCCGCGCTCAAAATTTTAGGACTGTCTGCCCTAGCCGCCACGTGCCCCAACTTGTGCACGTAACGATCCAGGTTACTGGCTCGCCACAACCGCAAGCGCATAACGGGCGCGGGCCGCACCTCTGCACGCGTAAGTTATGCCGCTCGTACCAATCCGACCAACCGGATCTGACCTTCCAGCTAACCGGCTTACCGCACCCGCATTTACACTGAGGGGGCTTTTCGCCTTCTGGCTTTATGAGGTTTGTTCTCGGCATTCCGTTTTACCCGTCTGACAAAAACGGGTTCCATCCCATTCGCGCCAATTGCTTTTGCTGTTGCCGGCGTCATGTCAACACAAGCGCGCCAACCGTCGCGCGGTATAGGTTCGCCGTTTCGCCGTGCGCGCCTAAACCGTTCAACATCGTTTTTCCATTTTCCATTTTTGCCGACCGCGCCAAACGGGCCACGGTCGATCACGCGCGCGACTGTTGATCGATTCGTGCGTATGTTCAACAACTCAACGAGAGATCCTAGCGGAAACTCTCGGTGTGCGATCCCTTTGTCGGTCGGTCGTATCGCCCGCTTTAGGTATGGCGAGTCGCCGCCTAGGTGCTTGTCGCCCTTTTGCGCAAACGTTGTCGCATAGCAAACCTGCGTGTCAGCGGCAAAGCTCGCCAGCAACGATAGCAGGGCTTCGAGGATCACTTTATGCCTTTTGGCAACGTGCGATCGTGTATCCAGTCAGCCGCAACCGGGAACCCGAGCAAGTGCAAAATTTCCATCGCCGGATGCCCGACAACGTTGTGCAACGTGTACGCGAATTTCTTTGTCACTCTTCGCCCTCTTCGCCCTCTTCGCCCTCTTCGCCCTCTTCGCCCTCTTCCATGTCCTCGATCGCGTGCTGCACTCGCGCCTTTGCGATCGTTGCGAACATTGGATCAAGCTCGATGCCTATGCAGGCAAAACCCTCGCGCTGCGCTGCCACCATCGTTGTACCGGATCCCAAAAACGTGTCGAGAACCACGCCGTTCTCGGGTGTCACCAATCGAATCAACCAACGCATAAGGCGCACGGGCTTTACAGTTGGATGCGAATTTTTGCTACCACTCAACCGCCCCGCACCCGCTCGCGGGCTGTTGAGTCCGTCGCTGCCCTCTTTGCGCCCGCCTGTTACTTCGCCGGCGCTCGCGTGTGCAAAGTCGTCTAGGCCGGCTTCCTTTTCCGATCGTGGCGGCTTGGGGCAAACGTAAATGTTACCCGGAAATCTTCCGAGTTCGCTTGGCGGGTTGATCGTTTCGTTTGCTGCGCCGTACTTGTCGTTATCCGTTCTGCGCGGTGTGCTCAGAGATCGATTCTGTATCGCCGGCATTGGGTGGACAACGTTGTTGTACTTGCCGTCAGACTTATGCCCCTTGCACGGTTCCGGGAAGTCGGAGCAATGCGAGCCAAGCGGGCCACCTTGCGGGCCGGGCCAAGACAAGTCGCCCGGCATGATCCTGCAACCGTCGATGTTGAGCCCTCCGGTGCCGTGCGCGATAAAGTTAGCGGCTACCGTTTTCGCGTCGATCGGTTTGCGTGCGAGGATCGCCGGCTCTTGCGCGGGCTTTAGCGCGGTGCCCCACCCCTCATACTTCGCGGCCTCTTCGCTTGCGGGCTCCGACGTTACTATTTCCCCCGCCGCCCAACCGCCACCGCCTTGCTTATCCGCGTCAAACGCGACCGCCTGCTTTCTTGTGCCGATCACTTTGCGATCTAACCCGAGATGCTGATCGATCGCCTTGCCGACGTTCATGCTCTTTGGGAACCCTTGCCAGTATAGCCAACTGATCGTGTCGCGAATTTCAAAACCCGCATCCTCGATCGCCACGGCTAGACGGTGCACGGTTCTCGTCGATGCGAACGAAATGATATGGCCACCGGGTTTCAGAACGCGCAGACATTGCCGCCACGTCTCCGGGTCTGGGAGCGTAGCATCCCACGCATTGCCCATAAACCCGCCCGATGGTAGGCTGACCTCAATGCGTGCTTTTAGCGGCAACCATAAGTTGAACCAATGACGCGTGAGTGCCCCGTCTGCTCCGTGAAATACGAAGCCGACCCGGTGCGGCTTCGCCATGGCAGACAAATCACTTGCAGCCGCACGTGCTCGTACAAGTTGCGCGCCGCCAAGAGAACCAATGCTCTGACCGTCAATTGCGCTACTTGTGGCAAGCAATTCAACCGGGCACCCTCTGCTATCAAATCTAAGCATGAGGCGGTTTACTGCTCGCGAGAGTGTCACTACAGGGGCAGAACCCTCGGCCTCACTAAACGTGTGGTCGTTGAGCCCTACGTCATGGTCTCCGAGTACGACAGGAAAGCTGCGGCTACCAAAGGTGCTGGGACTAGACGCCTCCGGGGCAAACACAGGCACACTGAATCCACTAAAGAAAAGCTCAGGCACGCAACCGCCGAGTACATTGCAGGCACCACTAGAGCCGTCTCTAGCCTCGAAAATAAAGTTGCCAAGGAACTCACCAACAGGGGAATCGATTTCGCTAGGCAAGTCGGAATCCGTGACCCCGCTACCGGTAGATTTTTTGCGTGCGTTGACTTTCTTCTCGGTGACGGGCGCGTTGTCGAGGTCAACGGAACCTTCTGGCACGCTGACCCACGAGTCTACACCGAGCCCACTTACCCCGCGCAGATCCGAACCTGCGAACGGTACGCCATCAAGATCGCGAAGTGCGCGGCTCTCGGAATCGGCGTGATAGAGCTTTGGGAAATTGACATCGGAGAAAGCCTCGGAGATTTGCTTGATAGCGTTGGCCTGCTTTGAGTACGAACTCATCCCATAGGGCGGATCCGAAACTAGCGAATCGATCGAGTTGTCGGGAAAAGTTTTAAGCACCTCAACGCAATCGCCGCAATGGATTGTGTGCCCGTCAAACTCGATCGCGTCGCCGTCAGTAAACGCCGGCTCTGTGATCTCTGGCTCGTGCGCGTCGTCAGCCTCGTTTGTCGCGTCGTTTAGGTCTGGTAGCTGCGCGGGGTCGCAAGCCTCGCACCCGTCGCCGTTGCAATGCGTGCACGCGATATCCTCTGCCGGCTCTTCTGCGTCGTCGATCAACGGCATACTCGTAACCGAGTCAGCCAGATCCATTAGATCATCTTCCGAGAAACCTAGGCCGTCGAGCGAGCCGTACAAATCGATCTGCTCTAAGAGTATTTCGTTTAGCCCGTCAGTGTCCCAACCACCGAGCGCAGAAATACGATTGTCTGCGATGATAAACGCTTCCGCCTCGGTTTCGTTTTTAAACGGCATACCGCAAACGATCGGCACGAGCCATTTTCCCTTTTTGGTTTTAAGCCCGTTCGGTGCGTCCTCGCCGGCTGCGTGCATTCTGCGCAACGTCTCAAGTCGACCGTGCCCGGCTACAAGTTTGCCGGTTCGCTCGTCGCGAGATAGCGGCGCGCGAAAACCGGAACGCAAGATCGCTTTGCGGATCTCGTCGTAGTCATGCTTTTTTGGGTTGCGGTCAGCGCCCTCGATCTCGTCGAGAGGCACGTAGTCTATGCGCATTGAGTCAGCCATAATTCCCCTAGTCGTCGCAAAGGTCGTCGGATGATAGATCGGTGCTGTCGCCCTTACCGGCTGCGACCATCGCGGCAGCATCCCAGTAATCCCAGTTTGCCTCGTTTAGTTTCGCGCGCGCCTCGTCAACACTTTGGGATCGAGGTGCTACCAATTTCATGTCTTTTGCTAAGTTGAGAACTGACCAATCGTTATCCCAACCGGTCTTGTACATGAACCGCAAACGCGCCTTGCGATTTGGTTCTGTCAGCCGCGTCTTAGCTACTGCGATCGTAACGTCTTTGCCGATATGGTTGCCGGCCTTGTCCTTTACCGCTTTGCCGCCCCATATACCTAGGCGCAAGCTGCAATGAAACTTTAGCGCGGTGCCGCCCGGCGTGATCTTGCCGCCGCCGAACCCACCGATCGAGTCCCGCGTTTGGTTCACGATCAAAAGCGTTGCGCGGCTAGCCTCCACCTTCGCGGTCAGGATTCGCATCGACTGCGACATTATCTTAGAGCAACCGCCTACGCGCATCTTTTCGCTGACGCCCTCCTCGACTTCCGCTTTCGTTGGAGTCGCCGCGAGGGAATCGAACACAACAAGCGCGGGGCCTAGGCTCGGATCGAGCGCATCAAACACACCCTCGATCGTAGCGAGTGCGTGCTCTAGGTGCGTTGGGCGCACTAGGATCAAATTCTCCGGGTCAACACCTAGCACGCGTGCGCGTTGCTTCATAAACCCGCGCTCGGTTTCGACAAGTGTTGTTGTCGCGCCGTCGCGTTGTGCTTGCCCTAGAAATTGCAGCGCTGCGGAACTCTTGCCCGCGCCCTCATCGCTAAAGATCTCGACAATGCGCCCAATCGGCAGACCACCTATGCCGCAAATGTAATGGTCGATCACTTCCATTCCGGTTCGTAGCGGCTCGATGCCGTCAGTAAATCCGGCCTCCAAGGTAGAGATCGCGGACACCTTGACCTTGGCTTTTTTCTCTTTGGCTTTTAGGTGCGCCATCACCGCTTGCGCGGAAGTAAGTTTTTTCTTCGGCTTCTTTTTCGCCGGTTCTTTTTTCGCCGGTTCTTTTTTCGCCGGTGCCTTTTTGGTCGCCGGTTTTTTCTTTGTCGTCGTCTTTGCTTTTGCCATCTTTGCCCCCGTCCACGCGCAACGAAACCCGAGTAGAGACCCCCCGTTTTGATCAGCTAAAAAACTTGGAAAAGTTTAGGTGCGTTTTGGGAAATGGAATTAACCCAACGCCCTGCTATCAATGGTGCGCAAATGCTGACTAGCTACGCGCACCGGGGGGTCTCTACTAGGGAGATCTAACTACCAGCTAATACCGTCAGCCGGTGCCTCTGCGGCTTCCTCAACGTCGATCGTGTCTTGCACGCTGCGCCCACGTCCGCGACCCGTTGCCGCCGCTGCGGGTGCCGCTGCTAGCTCTGCTTTGGGCTCGTCGCGCCCGCTGCTACCTTGCCCGCCGTTGATACGGTCGACAATATCGGCCTCGCTCTCGACTTTTGCATAACGATCAAGGTCGTTTTGCATCGGGATCCATTCCATGTTGCCAAGGCCAGAATCGCTGCGAGCCGCTGCGACTTTGTACTTTGTCAGCATTCCGGTTCCTGACTTTTCAATGATGATATCGAACCCGTTTACAGGGTCGACAAAATCGCCGCCGCCGTCAACATCCTCGCGAATGCGCACAAGCTCGTCGAAAATCATCTTGCCGAAACCGAGAATCTTTGGGCCGGCTTCCATGTCGCCGCGATCGATAATGTTTGCGAACACTCGCAACTTAACGTCGTAGCTTTTCGCGAGGTCTTGATCCGCTTTGCTGCGTGATCCTGAAAGCTGCTTAATACGATCGCAGATAGGGCAAGGGCGCTTTAGCATTGCGCGCGGGCAAGGGATAACAAGTTGATTCTCTGACGGTCGTTTGACGTAGTGTTGCTTGACCTTGCGGAATGGTTTTTGTCCCTGCAACGGTGGCAGAAAACGCACAACGTTTTTGCCGTCTGTCAACGTCATGAAATTCGCGCCACTGCCTGACGCATCAAGCTCCGCGCGATCTTCCGCCGCATCGTCAAGATCGTAACTACCGTACGCAACTACCGCTTTAACTTCTTCTTCGCTCATATTCTCTTTTTCCAATTTCTCTTCGCTGATTTCAATTTTCTCTTTCCCAGAATTGGGAGAGCCTTTGTACCACTACCCGCTGGCATTCCTAGCGCTAGCGGCCATATTTCGGATCGATGGATCGTGCCCCATTTCAATCCGCAACTTAGCGCCGATACTCTGCAACATGTCTTTCTTGGCCACGACTGATTCGCATACGCCCTTTAGCCGAATTTTCTCGGCTTCCGCGTCTACAAGCTCGATCTTGATGTCGTGGTAATCCTCGTCCATGTCGACCGCAGCCTTGATCATTGGCTCGGTCGCTTTGCCGTGCTCATTCATAAGCGAGGCGCGGTGCATCATGTACATGCGCCCGTGCAGTTTGTCGGTTTCGACCTTTAGCCTGTTGAACTTTTTGTGCGATTGCGCGTACTGATTATTCCAGTACGATAAATCGCCCGACAGTCTACGCATAGCATCGTCGAGTTGTGTCACGTCGTCCATCTCGACCGACTCGCGTAGATACTCGGCCCGGCTTGGTACTGCCTTTGCTACCGAATCGTCCGTAACGTCATCACTACCGCCCTCGTCGTCAAATAAATCGCTGCTCATTGTTCCGTCTTTCTGTTGTTAGAGGCTCGCCCATTTCGTGCGGTCGCTAGTCATTGCGCCCCACGATCGGCCAACCTCGATGTCTACCACGAGGGGCACGCCGTAAGAAAACCACTGAGTCATGATTCGCTCTGTGCCCTCTATGACCTCGTACAGCGCGTCCTCTTCCACTTCCTGCAAAGCGCAATCGTGCACCGCCATGATCACGCGGGACGGGATGCAATCCTCTTTTACCCACTTGACCAACTCGACCATCGACATATTGTTGTACTCGCCGGCCGTGCCTTGCACTGCGGTGTTCCACGACGCGCGCTCTGCCGTGCTGCGCTTTTGGCCGTCCGGATCTGCGAGGTCGAACAACGGGCGGCGTCGGCATTTCTGCCCGTTCCAATACGTCCACGTGTAGCCTGTTTTGTGTGCTTGCCGTAGTTGGTCTTTGATCCATTTGTCGAGGGCGGAAAAGTTACCGAGGATCGCGCGGCGTAGTTTGTTTGCCTCCATCACTTCGATTCCGATCGATGCGGCTAGTGCGTCGTCGCTCATGCCGTACAACAGACCGAAGTTGATCATCTTGGATGCGCGGCGTAGTTCTGCGCCCTTCTTTGTTTGGTCGCCGTTCTCGTCTAGCAACTCAGCCGGATCAACGCCCCACGCCATAATTGAAACCATTTGCGCGGTTCGCATATGGAAGTCGTCGCCTGCTTCGTAAATCTCGATCATCTTTTTGTCGCCGGATAGCATCGCGGCAACGCGCAATTCGATCTGTGAGTAATCGGCTGAGACGAGCAAGTGGCCGGGCTCCGCAATAAAGCACTCGCGCAAAACTTTGCCCTCGTACTGTTTCTCTGACGGAAGATTTTGTAGGTTGGGATCTGTACAGTTGTGGTGGAAAATTCCGTGTGCACTGTAACTGTGGTCTGTCGCTACTGTGAGGTCGTAAACTTGGCTTTGCGCCGCTCTGCTACGGATCTCCTGTACTGCAATGCTTTGCTCTCCGCTACCTGCAAGAAATGGATAGTGTTGTGGCCGGGACGAGTCACCAACGCTAGATTGTCGATGTCGTTGTTCTTCGGATCCTCGTCGATATGGTGCACCACCATTTTCTCCGGGAGACTCGACAAGCCCGAAAATTTGGCCATTACTGCCCGATGCACAAATTCCCGCTTGCCGTTGTGCAGACACGTCAGATACCCGTAACCGTCCTCGCATACCCCTTTCCAGTTGTGGTGCGCTTTGCCGGTCTTGCCCTTCATGGGATTCTTTGTCCCGGTCTTGGAGTCCGAATAGCGCAACTTGCGTAGCGCCGTCCGTTCTGCGGTCGGCATGTTGTGTTTGACCACGTGCGAAACGTTGTGGTGCGTAGTGCCCAACAGTTTCGCGATCTGCTCTAGTGTCAGCAACGGGTGCAGTTGTCGATACAGGCACAAAACCTCGTGCTGGTGTATCTGGCAACTTGTCCACTTTTTTGAAACGCTCAAGTAATTCTCCTACGGTGATCCAATCGCCGCCGGAACGTAGGATCCTATGATCACTTGTGCAAGTCAAAACTTCCCCGTTTGCCAGGCGTATATCGTAGACTGTGCGCACGCCTTGATCGAGGTTGTGGAGCACCGGTTGCCAACGCTTCTCGTGCGTCCAAACAAGATCGCCTGCTACTACGCCAACGATCGCAACGTACCCGCGTTGCGTTAGTATAGGCGTATCACCAACCACACAAGACCACCGACCCGAGCGCGTACCGTCTGGTTTCAGGTTCGGGTGGATCCGACCATCGGCGCGAATATGCTGTTGCAGCCCAGTCGCGTAAGTACCATCGAGCTTTGCGTACTTTCGGTGATCGATAATGTCTTGCACTACCGGGTGATGCGCCGCAAGCGTAGTCAGCACGCTCTTGTCTGTGCTCGGCTCGCCCTTCGGTGTCTTCTTTGTGATCGGTAGCTTTAGCTTTACAAACAAAAGCTCTCGGAGTTGTTTAGCTGATCCGGGGTTGATGTTGTACGGGGCTAGCCTCGCGTCGATCGTTAAGAGTTGCGCGCGGCAATATTGGGACACGTTCTCGATCGCGTCTTTTGACACACCCATGCCCCACGCCTCGACCTGATCTAGCGCTTCGGACACGGGTTGTAAAACCGTGTTCCATGCGTACGCAAGCTCAGGGTTGTGCACGTTGATCTCGTTTAGGTTGTGGTCGATCAACCTGCTAGTCGCAACCGCATCTCGCGCGCAGTACCGAAGCAAAACCGACTTAGGCATAAATGCGTATTTGTACTTTTTCGGATCTTGCCCTAGACGAATCAACGACTCGATCGCGGGGTCAAGGTACGGCAGCAATTTCGTGCCCTGCTCTGAGATGTCTTTTGCGGTTGGCTTCGCTTTGCTAAGCGCGCGGATCCTGCGTTGCACTTCGCGCAAACCCGATGCAATGGATTCGCTCGCCTCGTTTTTGTGCCCGCCCATACCGACCAAGTGGCCCATGGTGCCTAGCGTTGCGTCGGCCTCCGGGTACGTCAGCTTTCGAGACAAGCGCGTGTCGTGGTCAATGCGGTTTACTTGCACGCCGTACGCGGAACGGATCGAGAGCGTGTCGTACTTGACGTACTGACCGCTGACCTTTGTGGTCTTATCTGCGAGCACGTCGAGCAACGGCATTCGGATTGCTGGATCTCGCAATGCGTCGACGCACCAAACCCAAGGCGAGTCGCTACCGCGCGCAACCGCTGCGAGTGCGATGATCTGAAAGTCGTTATCCCATTGACGCCCGGATGTCTCAACGTCAAACGTAAACGCACCGGCGTTCCTTAGCTGCTTAGCCGCCACCGTTGCATCTTGCGCCGTCTGCACAAGCCTTGCGCTCTCGTGCCATGGTGGCTTCTGCGGTGCGTCTTCTTGCAGTATGCGCGTCAGGTCGTTTACAAACTCGGTGCGCAAATACTTGTTGCGGTGAACGAACCAAGGCGAGTTTAAAAAGTGCACGGGTACGCTACTTTGCCCGTCACCAAACAAGTACGTGTACCCTCGTGCGGCGGATGCGATCGGAACCTTGCTGCCGAACAAACTTTCGATCGACGTTCTACCTAGCGCTAGAATCTTACCGGGCTTGGCTTCCCTGATCGTGTTGTGCAAGTAGCCTCGACACGCATCGATCTGATCCGACGTTGCTACACGCTTCGGCATACAACGAACCGCAAGCGTATAGGCAACCGGGCCGGGGTGTAGTCGTTTGATCAGATCCTTTACCCAAACCCGCTCTCGGCTGACGAATGATTTGTTGCGCGAGTCCTCTTCTCGTTGTGGTGCGTCGCCAACAACGAGCAACCCACCGGGTGCCCAATTTATCGGCTCGCTACGAACGCACGTCGACCTATTCGTGCCGCCAAGATCGCAAAGGTTGCAATCGTGGTTGCGTGCTAGGGGCGCAACTGTCTCGACCGCTAAGCGCGGATCGTCAGGGTAGAGCGGTAGTCGTTTCATTTTTTCCTATGGCACTACAGACGAAATCGCGCGGCGCAATCGGGAATCGAGAACGTCAGGTTTGATTTTCAAAAGCGCGGGTGCGGCGTTGCGCCACTGCATACACTTTTCGTAAATGGCGTCGACCGTTTCGATTCCGTTTGCGACCATAATGTCCATCATGGGGATCAGACGAGTCTCTTTCGAGCATAGATCGAAAATCGGGTCGTCTATTTCTTCGGCTGACGGTTGCGCGTTCGAGCCTTCGGTGATCTCTGGTGCCGGTGCTGCGGCTTTTTTAGCGGCCGTTTTCTCGATCGCGTCGTCAAATTCCGCGTCGGCTGCGGCGTCAGAGTCGCACGAGCACTCGACCTCGCCGCAAGTCAGGCAATACAGTCGCCCTTTTGCATCCTTGGCCCAACCATCGGGCACGGAGTCGTCAGAAAGATCGACAACGGTAAACGCGGGGCCGTCGCCGGGCTCTTTTTCGGCCTCATCGGGCTCGGGAACTGCGGCGCGCGGGGCCGTGGCCGTGCCTACCCCGCTAGACTGCGGAGGATCGTCCATGTCGCCCGCATCGACAACCGATGCTGCAACCATGGGGGCTGACTCTTCGGGCGCTGTAGCGGCTTTGTCGGCTGCGATCTGCGCCTTTGTGCGCCTAACCCGCTTGCGTTTTTCCGGCTTGGCGGGTGCGTCCTCCGTCGCGATCGTTGCCTCGTGATTGGCAACCTTTGCCTGCACCTCAACCGGGGCTGTCTCGACCGGCGGTGCCGTCTTTGGTCGAGCGGGCAACGTTGGGGCCTCAGTAAGTTTAGACCCGATCGATTTCGTCGTTGCGGGTGCGCTACCAGCCAACGTGTTTAGCAGATCCATCGCCTGCGACGATTCCATATCGCCAAACGAAAGCGAGCCCTCCGCATGGTTAAAAGAAAACGGCACTTCTCGCCCGCGAATTGTGATCGTTCCATCCATATTTTTTAGTTTCAACATGTCCCATCTCCTCAAGCGTTGATGCTTTCTCGTGCTGCTTTTCGCAACCAGTTTGGATCGACGCTGTTTGGATCTGCCTTTGGTGGCAAGCGCACGAAACCCGCGCGCCTCCCTTCAAAGCGCAAACTCATTGCGAGTGCGTCACCCTCGCGATGAGCGTCGCCATCAAGAGCGATAGCTAGCGGTCTACTCGAAAGCATTAGTGCGTCTACGTGTTCTTTGATCGGCTTGCCCAAACATGCGACCGCATCGGGCCAGTAAGGTAGCGCGTCAAATACACCCTCGACAACGATCACCGGTTCGTCTGTGTCTACAAACAAGGCGTCGTGGTTGTAGAGCAAATCGCGTTTCATTCCCTTGGGGTATCGATAGCGCAACTCTGCGGTGTCAGTCCAGTCGCGGGCAACGTATCCCAGCCAACCGCCGTCAGGCGTTGGGTTGATCGGTACGACGACGCGAGCCTCGAAAAATCCCGACACGCACGCCCCGATCCCAGCCGCGCAAATCGTCTCGTCGCTGATACCTCGACCGAGCATGTAATCCCAAGCCGGTTTGAGTGAGAAAGAATCGCGCTCGTGCTCCAAAGCAAAAAAACCTTCGGGCTTCTCGATGTCCACGCGCTCGATCGGTGCGTCCTCTGGCATGTCTGTTTCGAGGTCTGCCGGTAGGTCTGTTTTTCCGTGAATCCCGCAGCGAAAACAGTGATAGCCGCCGCTAGATGCGCACACGCCAAGAGCACCGCGCCTGTCCTCTTTGCCCGTTCGATCGAAACAAAACGGGCACCGGGTACGGTACCAACCTGACGAGCCAAGCGTTGAGTGCCTGAGCGCGGAAATAATATCTTGATCATGCTCCCTCATCGTGTCCGTTAAGCTGAAACATATTTTTCTCGTATACGGACATTCGCCGGCTCGATTTTTCCGGCGAGTAATGGGAACCACCACCCGCGATTTTTCGAGTTGCCGCGTAGATGGTGCGCCGGAACCAATCCCGCAACCGCCCAACGTATAATTTCAACGAGTGAACAGTTGTAGAAATCCGCTGCCTCATCCGCAGCACCCCATTGCTCTCTGCCTCGTCTTGTTTGCATCTGGATCATGTCCTATCTACGTCCCGCGCAACCATGGCGATCATGCCGTGCGCAAAGTCGTGAGGTGCGGGGCCTACTTTAAAGCGGCTTCGCCCGGTTCGGTGTTTCGCAACGTAAAATTCCATCTCGTCGCCCTCATCGCCGCGCAAGTTCAACGTTATAACTAGATCCGCGATACGCCCTTTGTGCATCGAATCAGACATATCGTTTAAATCGTGGATCTTGCTTTTGTCAGACGATCGAGTTGCTTGGCAAGCGGTCCACCCAAAAATTCCGCGCTCGTCGATTATGTTGCGCAAACCCTCGTATACAATTTTTTGTGCGTTGTAGTCGCCGCTCTCTTTAGGTGCGCCCATTCGATCGGCGTAGTCAACAATCAGAACGTCAACGGGCCGCCCCTCTTGTTGCTCGCAGTTATCTACCCATGCGCGAATGTCGTGGTGCGTAGTCGTGAAAGGCGAAAACTCTTTTGTTATCCCTAGACCGAGACCGGGCCGGTGCGCGTTGGTCGGGAACTTTCTAGCGCCTAGGTGGTTTAGCCTTTTTATACATTCGTCCTCGCCATCGCCTGACGTGATCGAGTCGATCGACATGTCGGTCAGATTGGCTTTTATCCGCGCGAGCACTTCGCCCTCTGGAATCTCAAGCGTTGCGTATAGTACCGTCAGACCATCGTACAACGACTGTGCGGCTATATGGCTCAGACCCATCGAGTTGTGCGTGATGGTGAAGTCGCCTAGCAAGAAACGGTGATCGCCGTCTAGGGAGAACCCGTAGTAGTCGCCAGTGCCTACCGGGGCAACAGAGAACCCTGTGCGTAGCGGGTTCTTTGGCTGCCTCCTTGGCGTTGGTCTTTTCCGTTCGAGCCTAAGCGGTATGTCGTACAGCGTATCACCGACGATGCCAACGCGGTGATACGTGCCGACCTTCGGCCCGCCTTTAGCGTTGGTGCATTCTTTTTGCACGGGTGCGACGGTGGCCGCGTATCCTAGCGACCTGCACACAAACGCAATGTCGTTCGCTAACCGTAGCGACTTTATAGTTATCTCAAAGCCAGATTTATTAGAGGATCCGTCCGAGTCAAGCAGCCCTGCTAGGGTAGCCAAGCGCACTGAGCGCGGTGCAGCGCGGTACGCGTGGGGTATGAATTTATCGCCAGCCCCGCAGCCCCACAAGCCCAACTCGCGTACAGCCTCGCGCACGGGGTTTTTCTTACCCATGGTACCGGTAAGCTCGTGGGAGAAAGTAGTTGGGCTTGCTTTGCTCCCGTACGTTTTGATTTTCAGCCCCCACCGCTCGCACTCCTCAACCACTAGCTCGCGAATTTCGTCGTCTTTGGAAGTTAGCCGCAGATTATCCTTTAGCGAACCGTCGCCCAAAAGCGCGCCAAGGAAATACGGGTCTAGCGGCATAGCGCTGGTGCTTGGTAGCTCCCCGAACTCCACCGCGCCGGCGTGGACTAGCTTAGAGTCATTCCTGCGCCTAGTTGACCAAGTAAGCCATTCGCGCAACGGTACATCGACGAGATCGTTGCTGTACCTCTTGCCCGACAAAACCACGGTTAATACATGATCTAGGTTTACCCTAAAAGTGTCGCCTATGCGCTTTGGTACTATATCGAAAAGCTCCGAACGCCCTACGTTTGTCCCCAGCACAACGCGTGGTGTGCTGTCCGGCCCCATAACCGTGTCGCCAACAATAACGCTCTGCACAGCCTTTACGGTGCCGTCATACATCAACACAGGCGTGCCTTTTGCTAAGCATTTACCGTCGCCCGCGCCGCCAACGATCACACCTAGCGCTTTGCGCGCGAGCCCGCCGTTTAGCTGCATGTCTAGATCTTCGATACCTGTTGGCAGGCGTTGGATTCTGCGCAACGATCTAATCGCCTCGAAAGATGCGGGGCCTATTCGCGTGCCTTGGCTTGTGTCGACTTCACCGATGCGCCCGGCGTCGATCATCTCTTGGCCGATTTCGTCGAGGTCGGTGCCCTTGCCGTGTGCGGTGATCGCTTTTCGCACTGCGGCTTGCTGTGCTCTGCGCTGTAGTATCGGCGCAACCTCCGAGACAACCTCATCCTCTTGCGGTAGCCCCCGATCGTCCGCGTCCTCTAGCAACTCACCGACCGCGCGGATCTCTTCGAGAGTCATTTTGCCCTCATCGCGAAATCGTCGCATCCGTTGAATCACTAGCAACGGGTCGCTAGGACCGCGACCGAGATCGTTTGCGATTGCTCGCAGCGCTTCTAGTGCTTTGCGGCACGCCGGGTCGCGCAACAAATCCACGTCAAGAGATTTGCCTATGCGCCCCCAAAACTGCGGGCGTTGGCAACACAGCGCTATGATCGTCCGCTCAAAGTCGAGCCCGAAACCATAGCTATCGTTTGATCCGTCTGTTAGCCCCATCAGTCCATCAATCCCAAAGGTATTCGCCGCGCGCTATGCGAAAGCGGAAGTTAGATAATTTCTCAGACGCTTCCGTTTTCGCGTTAGCAACCAATACACGATAGAGCCTGCCGGGGAAATGCTCGTCGACAATTTCCTCAACGGATCGGTCGGTTCCGAGTAGATCCCTACGCATTGCGAAATAGCGTTTTTTCAAATCGTTGAACGATACGCCGGGCATTAGTGTACCCGACGAGTACGACGTAACGCATCCGCGAAATAGTGCGCGCCATTTGGTGATCCGCGTTTCGTCAAACACCCACGCGGTCTTTGCTGCGTAGCTCCCCGCGTGTTCGTAGTAATTATCTACGGACCACGCCACCCATAGCGCCGGTTGCAAGTCATGCTCGATCATCAAACTAGCGCCGCGTGCGAGTATTTCGTAAATGCTCAGCTTGGCTTTCTTCGGCTTGCACTTTGCCGGCTTGCGCGGTTTTTTGATCGGGTCGTCTGGATTTTTTAACTTGGCTTTGTCGTACGCCGCTAAGTCTTTTTCCCAAGCCTTGAGTTTCTTCGCGGTGTCCTTCTCGGCCGTTACGATCGACGCGGCTTCCCGCTCTGCTAGCGTCTTGCTCGACTTGCGCGGTATCTTGTTGAACTGCCAGACGTAGCCCTCGCTCGGTTCTTTGGGCTCGGTCAGCGTGGCTAGCGGGTTCTCGATCTTCGCCTTGAGGTATGCCGCGTGCTTGCGCGCCCACTCGCGGTGCGTGCGCTCGTATCGGTTGCGGTAGACGCCAAACATGATCGCGCGCAGTGTCTCGACCTGCTCGTGCTCGGGCAAGTTTTTGTCGAGTCGCGGCGGTGCGGGTATCTGCGCGGGACGAACAACGCTAGGACCGGGGAACGCGGGTATCATCGGATCAAACAAACGCTCGTCGTTGCGGTAACAAGTCGGCGCGTTCGTTGTTAGTTTAGATCCGATCGTTGAGTTGCTTGTATCGAGGTGAGTTGTAGTTGCGTCCTCAACTTCGATTTTTAAAAGAGAATTTTCGCCGTCTACGCACGGCGTGTCTTTTTCTTTAGAAAAAGAACTTACTGTATAAGCTAAAGGGGAACGTCTATGTAGTCCACTTTGATTCGGCCCCCTTATGTAGTCCACTTTGATTTCTGTTTTGGCAACCTTGGCCAGACTTTTTGCGCTCGGCTTGCGCCCCGCGCCCTCGCGTTTACCGCCTCGCGACTTGAGTTGATCGATACGACTGTGCAGATCACCCGGTACCGCGATCATGTCGCCGCGATATGCACAGAGCATCATTGCGCCGTATATGCGTTTTTTGTGCAGGGCTTTTGCCGTGCCTTTGCTCGGCACCCACCTGATCGTCTCGACGAGTCCGCACGATCGTAGCCGCACGAGCGAGTGCTTTATTTGCTTCGCTGTGAGCTTTTCCCAACCACGGCAAGCCATGTCTTTTCGCGCGAGCGTTTGGTGCGTTACGTGCGAGAATCCCTGCTCATCCCGGCACACGCAAAGTTTTTTCCAGACGCGCCAAGCGGTGTCGCCTAGCTTCGCGATAAAGTCAGCCTCTTTGTAGAGGTACCGCCCGGCGACCCAACCCTTGACATAAACCCCGTGATTTTTGGGGTACGCGGTCGTCGTCATATTTGGGCCTCAAGTGTTGAGGGCATAGAAAAGCTCCGAAACTCTAGGGGTGAGGTGTTGTTAGGTGCTTGGCGTAACTGCGTTCAGTCGGATCCCACGAGACAACCGAACACAGCCTGACAACAACACACCCCTACAATTTCGGAGCGGTAAAACTGGTCGTGATTTGATTTGTTTTTAACGTGGGTTCTTATACAGCAACCCGCCCGAAACGCCAAGTTAGGACGGACTGACCTTCTAGCCCCATTCGTGGGGCGAGGTCAACCGCCTAGTTGTCCCGATCCGCATTTTTGTTTTCGGGGCAGATCCCGTCCTCGCCTTATCAGCACCCTGTGTGTAACTTTGTACACTTTTTCTGCGCATGTTGCGCGTAGAGCAAAGTTGTCGAGCTTGCGCCCCGTGTGTGCGCTACAATGCCTTTGCGCGGGGGAAAGCACAGAGTTGTCGTCGTGTCCCGCATTAGATATAGGTGCCCATTTTGTCAATGGTCGCAAGCCTTGCTTGTTTGTCCGCTAGACGACACCCATAGAACCGTCCTACCGATCACCCTGTGCGCGCATCTAGTGCGCGCGGATCGGTGTCTTGTCTGCGATTGCTACGGCGTTTACGGCAATTGGCCGCTGACGTACATGGCTCGTTTTTTCGAGTAGCTAGTCGCCTCTTGGCAAAGTGTCGTCGAAATTCTCGTGCTGATCTCCGACAAGCTCAAAGTCTGTATCGATGCGCCCGGAACTCGCCGCCATGCGCAACGGGATATTGTTGCCAGGGCCTAGTTGATGCGCCAGCCAACCGACGCACGGTTTCTCGCCGCCCTCGGTGTTGCTTTCGTGGCACGCCATCATGCGCAAACCTCGATTGCGCGACAACTGCGCGAGCACGTCACCACTGGCGATCGTGTCCGCTAGATTCGCGTGCTTGATTTCGCAATACCCGTTTGGGATATCGTACGGATCGGTGTCGACCTTCCACGGACAAGCACCGCACTAGCGTCGGTGTGTTTGCGGCTCATGGTTTGTTCCCTCTGGCTACGAAAATTTCTATGCACGTCTCGCAAAGATCTTCGGGTAGCAGTGCGCTAATTATTTGGTCTCGCCGGCACGTGGCTAGAAAGTAACCCATCCCGCACAGCGTCGCGCCTTGCCTGCGATCTACCATGCGATCTACCATGCGATCCGTTTTCCTGCACAGATGCGGCCCCAATAGGTTTCGCCTCGCGCCGTTTGTGCGGACTACCGCAAAGTTGTGGATATGCGGCAACCCAAGTCGAACTAGGGTTTCGAGTGCTTTTAGGTCGTCGCTTAGGAACATGATTTTATCTTATCCGTGTAAAGTAAGTCAGTCAAAACTATTCTGATTTCATCCTCGCGATAATTGCTGCGGCGCACTCGTCGTTGTGTGCCGACTTTTGGAACCCCGGCGTGCTGCGAAAAGACGACGCCTCGCTGACACTCGGTGAGATTTTGCGGTAGGTCAGCACGCACCCCTCGTTGCCGTCTATGACCGTCGCGCGCTCTTGTTGCCAACCATCGTCGACGGGCGTTGCCATCGCGTGCGCGGGCAAGTGGATGCCCTTAGCGGGCCGGTTAAATTGCCCCGCTGCGCTATCGATGATCATGCCGTTCGCGATCCCGACAACGTGCCCACTAAACCCGCCGTCGTCGTCGACACCGGGGCCAACACCGACTGACCAACCGCCTTGCTCGCACCATTCGTGCATCTCGCGTTCGCTAGGGTACCGCTGCACCGCTTCCATGCGCGCCCAAAATTCGGCGTTGAACCCGGTAAAGATCGCGGCGCATGGGAACACACGCACGCCAAACTCGGCCAACACGTCGACCGCAACACGCGTGCCGTTGATACAACAATCGGGGCGGAAGTGATCGAGCATGATTGCATTCGCCGCGCTGACGTACTTTGCGATCGTACGCGCTGCGCCCCCGCGCTTTGGCTTGCGCTTACCCATTTGCAAGCTCGTGCATACGCGCGTACATGAGGTCGATCGCGGAGTCAGACGAATCGCGAACGTGTGACCAATCCCAAAGCAGATCGGGGTTTTTGGTTTTGCCGAACCCGTCCGCGTGGCTGCGAACTTCGAGCGACTGCGCGTTGGTGAGCGCGCCGTACTTGGCTCCGTTAAAGTGGAGCACTTCGTAAATTTCTGCGAATTTGGTTTGTGGTGTCATGCTGTGTTTATCCTATCCCGATAAAGTGTGGTCAGTCAATTAGTAAAACGCTGACGCGTCGCGGGCTTGCGCGTACCCTTGATCGAACTCGGCGCATTCGCGATCGTACCCTGCGTCGAGTTCGTCTTGCGTAGGTTCGCCGTAGAGTGCGGTTAGCTCGTCGTCGTCTAGTTCTGCGACGCGCAACACCACAACGTCGGTGCCGTACTCGTTTGCCCAAGTCGTCGCGCTGCACACAGCGTCGTCGTGACCGCAGCACTCAAGCCAATAGTCGCGCACAAACTCGCCGTCGCGAACCTCGACCACGTGGGCGAGTTGACCGCTTACTGATACCACGCTGTCTAGCGTGTTTTGTTTTGCGTTGTTCATGCTTTTATCTTATCCCTAGAAAGCTAGGAGGGCAAGACTTTTCTTGCCCTCGTGGTGATCCCTACAGCGAGTAGAGTTCACGGACTTTTGGGTGTAGTGCGTCGAGTGCTTTTTGGTTTACTGCGCAGCACTCGCCGTCTGACCATCCGAGCCCTTTTTTCGTGAGGCTGCTAAGCACGCCGCCAAGGCGGTTTTCTTCGATCCCTGCGTCGCCTACGATGTACTCGACCCAAACAGGTTGGTCGATCCCGGCTTCGGGGGCAGAGTCGCGGCACTCGTTGGATAGGATTGCGACGATTACGAGTGTTTCGAGTGCGGTGATTGTGTTGTTCATGTTATCTATTATACGGATTATTCGTGAACTGTAAACCACCATTTGCATTTAAAATGGAAACCGTAGGGATCCCGTGGTGTTACCCGCGAGATCCCCCCGCCTCTAGCAGTGCTGCGCTATGAAGTGCTCGATCGGGCTGACCTCGACGACAACCGCAGCGGCTACCGCTGCGCGCCCTGCGTCGGATAGCGAAAGCCAGTAGTCGGTTTCGCGGTTGATTTCTTCGGGGCTCTCGTGGACAAGTCCGCGCGTGATTAGGCTAGCTAGTGCCGCCTCGCCGTGGTACCCGGTGACAACCCAACGCCGGGCCTTTCCGGGGGAGATCCCAGGTTCGGCTCGGGTGTGATCTACCGGGGGGTATCGGGCGAGATCTCGTCGAAATCGTCGTTGTCGCGCAAATTGCGGTAAAAAACGCGGGCCTCTGCGGTGCTTTTGACGTAGCGCACGTCAGGGGGCTCGCCGTCAGCTTCCCACCAAATTTCTACCTTATCGCCGGGGATCGGGCGGAAGTGCACAATGTCTGTATCGTGCGGGTTGCGCAACCTGTGGGCGTTTACGAGCTTTGCGAGTCTCGCGTTGATCTCTGCGCAGTAGCGGGCTAGCTCTCGTCGGTCTGATTCGGCTCGTGTCATGGTGCACCTTTCTAGCGTGTGTAGGTGAATGCCCAGCCGGGGCCAGACGTAGGGTTTTGGGTTGCCGCGACCGCTTCCGCTGCGGGTACGTCGGCCCATGCCGGGGCACAAGCGGCGTGCGCTAGCTCGATGTAGTCAAGGTCGCCCTCGAAATCGTAAACAAAGTTGTCTCCGAGCGCGTCGCCCTCAAAGAGCATTTTCTCGCAGATTGCACAGAGGCAAATCGACTTGGCTGCGGTTGCGGTGTTGTTGTTCATGGTTTCTATTATAACCATTATTCGCAGACTGTAAACCCCTAAAGCGAGAAAGTTTGCAGGGGGGATCTACCCTTGGGGCTGCGGTGCGGCTCTCGCCGTGCTCAAGACCGCGCCCCCGATACTGTGGGGCCTCAACTGGTGCCCCCTCGGTGGTTGTGTTCGTGTTCGCCTTCCATGCTTACTAGACGCGCAAGGGACACAAGATCTGACAACCTAACCGCTTTTTGCGATCGCCTCTTCCGCGAGGCGTTTGCAGCGGTTGCCGCAATGCGTTTTTAGCGTGTCGCGTACTTCGAGATCGCCGCAATGCTGACACCACGTTTTCGACCCGAAAATAGAGTGTCGCACTAAATGATCTTTGTGCATTTCGCAACGACGCCCACGCTCGTTTACGTGCGCGCACCGGGTGGACTGCTCGCCCCTCATGCCCAATGTTCCCCGCGCACGATGCGCCCGATCTGTGTCCGCGAAATACCGTGTCTGCGTGCTAGGTCGATCTGACGAACGGATCCGCGTTTGTACTCGCGGCAAATTTTATTCGCTGTGCGCTTTGTTATCCGAGCGTTTCCGTTTTTCTCGCCGCCGTGCTCGCCGCCGTGCTCGCCTGTGTACCCTCTACCCTTTGCGTGCATGTCGTGATTATTGTCTAGGGTCGTGCCCGCCTTTAGGTGCGATGGTCTAACGCAATGCCGCACGTCGCACTTGTGCATCACGACGCGCCCTTTTGGTATGCGGCCTTTGTGATTTGCGTATGAGTATCGGTGCGCGTATTGGTGCCCCTCCCATCTGAATTGCGCGTACCCATTTGGCATTAGTCGCCCGGTCCAAAGCCAGCAACCGCCTTTTGCTTTTTTGTTCACCTTTGCCAAAAAAGCTCTGTACGATTTTCTCATGCCGAATTGTTGATCACCCGCACGAGGCAGTCTAGTAAAACACTTACGCACTAGGGATCGTTTGAACCTCATGCCCTTCCTTTAAGTAGGCCCTACGACGCCCTTTGGCGTGCCGCTCGGTCCACTTGTTGCCCTTGTCGAGAATATCCCAAACCTCGAAAGTCTTTTTCTTGCCTTGGTTCGATCGCATACCGCGACCGATTCGTTGCAACGTTGCGATCACGCTCTTGCCACCACTCGCGACGATCACACTTTCGATCTCGGGAACGTCTAGCCCCTCTTGGAAAACTACGGAGCAAACTAGAACGTCGATGTCGCCGCGCACTAAGCGCTTGCACGATGCGTCGCGCGTTGCTTGCGGTGTTGTTCCCCAAACGAAATCAGCACTGATACCAGATTTCTCTAGCCGCTCTTTTAGCAGCTTGCCGTGCTTAACCTCTTTGACGAAAATGAGACAAGGCTTCTCGGCTTTGCGTGCGATATCGACGATCACTTTGTTGCGTTTTGGCGAACGCGCGATCAACTCGCCGTAGGCACCCTGCCAAGTAGGCTTGGCAGACAAACCCTCGCAGTCGACCATTCGGATCTTAGGTCGAGCCAACACCCCGCGCGCTATCAAAAGATCGGGGCGAACCCTGTAGATAACCGGTCCCGTCGCCGCAATCGTGTAGATACTGCGCCGGTCTCCACGTGCGAGCGGGGTGCCACTCAACGCGACCCGATAGTACGCCTGATCAAGTGCCATTGCCACCGACCAAAAGCTCTTAGCGGGCAGCGTGTGCGCCTCATCAAAGATCACGCCGTCGATGCTCTTTACCAGTCGCGCAAATCTTGGTGTGCCTTGGTTTTTTACGAGCGTTTGAAACGTCGCGCACGTTAGCGCGCCGGGGAACGGGTCAGCCGGATCCCACACTCCGGTACCTATGCGCCCCGCTTCCATGCCGTGATGCCCTACCGTGTCGTCGCCCGGATCACCAAAACTTTTACCGCCCGGATACTTGCCGAGTGCGCGCGCGTTGTACCGCTTTGCGATGTCGTCGACCAATCCCGCACGGTGCACAACGAATAGCCAGTTGCACGGAAGCGAACGAGTCAGCGCGGGGATGATATCGCCCTTGCCGCCGCCCGTTGGGATCCAAACGATGCCGCGTGTTCTTTTGCCGATCAGGTCGACCGCCTCTTGTTGATAGTCGCGCAGCCATTCGGTGTTTGCTTTGGGGTCTACCTCGCAAGGTTTTACGCGTTTGTCGGCTAGCTGTATGTCGATGCCGTCAGTCTTTGCGGCTTCGAGGATCGAGCGCATTAGGCCAGCGGGGAACGTGTCAGAAAACGAGTCGAGGAAACAAGTTGTCTCGGTCTTAGGTTTTCCGCGCATCCGAAAGCTGACCTCATCAAACGATAAGAACTCCGACAACCACGCGCGCTCGTCGTCTGTTGCTCTGGCAACGCGTGCGTAGTTGTTAGCGGCTTGGATCCACACTAAGCGCCTCCGGTGCTAAGGATTCGCGGGGGTGCGTGTGATACCCATTTTGTCGTCGTCTTTTTTGCAGCGTCTCGCATAAGCTAGATCGTCCTCATCAACAAACTGTAATGGCGGGGGCGGGGGTAAACACGCAAAGCAAACAGGCACCGCGTAGCAGTACCGTTGCACCTCGACAGGCTTAGCGCATTGATTGCAGATTACAGGGTGTTTTGCAAACTCTTCTTTTACGCACTTGCGGATCATTTTTTCGAGCATTGCGCGCTCTTGCTCTGGATTGTCGACGATGCAATAGCGCCCTACCTCTGTGCCGTCGTCGAGGTAAACACCGATCGTCGCCTCGTCGTCGCAAAGCTCGTCGTTGTAGTCGCCGTCAACTTCTACTTTCATGCCAGCAATCCTTTGATGAGTGCGCGAAACTCGGCCCACGAAAGCGACACGCCCGAGTCTTGCCACGTTTTCCACGATCTCGATTCGTCCTCGCGGTGTTGGTACGAGATGTCTATGCGGGTTTCGCTCGTGTGTGCGATCACGCGCTCGGGTCCGCACCCGTCGTTTTCTTCTGACAGCACGATCGTTTTGCTGATAGGGAAACCCACCGATCGCGCCAATCCAAGATAGCCCCCGCGCACGATCGACACTTGCCGTGGTATCGAAACCTGTGCTTGCGCTTTGCCAACTATGCGGGGCCTAGAAACTGATCTGCGGTTGGGCCTAGGAAGGTACGCAGAGACTCGGTACTGATGTAGATCGTGCCGCCTACTTTAGTGCTTTCGAGTTTGTCCTTTCGCACCAACTTGTAGATCGATGTCGGGTGGTAGCCGATCAACTCTGCCGCCTCACTCGCAAGCATCCATCCTTGCTCTCGCATCATGTCCGCTTGTTTAGTATTTCTTGCCATGCTGCCAACCTTGCCCGATTACTGAGCACCAATCAAGCTAAGAAGTCCGGTAGATAGCGGGTTCCCTTTGCCCGCCGCTTTCTTGAGAGCTTTTTTCGCGGCTTGAAATTCTGCCTTGTCCGTAAATTCGATCTCAAGGTGAAATGGTTTTGCAGGCGCGTCGTCGTCGTCTTGTGACGAATCAGGCAAAGACGCGCCAGTCATCACGTCATCCGGATCGAGCGAAGTTGCAGAAACCAAGTCGTCTATTTCGTCACGACTGAAACCCGAAAGCGTCAGTAGTTCCGGATCGATACCCTCCTCGATCATATCCGCGAACGCTAACCCGGTATCGTGCAAGTCGAGCCGGCCGCGTAGGTTGTTCATTGCGATTTGCAGCAAGTCGGCTTTGTCGTGCTCTGGATCTCCTAGCTCGATAACCTTTGCGTCGATCTCGGTTCGGTCGTTTGCGAGCATCGCTTTAACGCGGTGATGCCCGTCGATAATTTCGTGCCCGCCGTCCTCCATTTCGCGCACTAGAATAGGCTGGAAAAAACCGACCTCACGAATCAGATTCGTGAGCGCTTCCAGCTTGTCAGGATCCATGCGGTTGGGGTTGTCCTCGCGCCACCGCAATGCGTCTAGTTTAATTTTCGTTTCGATCATCCCGTCTCCATAACCGGAAAAGTTCGCAGTCGTTAGCAACTGCGCGCCTTGCCTTACGCGTTACATCGTACACCGTGGCAACCGGCACACCAAACGCCGCCGCCACCTCACTAGCTTTGCGCTCCTCGACAATGCACGATTCTGCGATGTCGCCACCGTCGATCGCGTTGAACACCGCCGCGAGCCTCTGCGCTACCTCACGCCCCCACCGCCGCCGATCTAGTTCGCCGCCCGTGTCAGAGTCTTGCCCGCATAGCCTCTGCGCTGACTCTTCGTGCGCCGCAACGTGTTGCAGCGCGAACAACTCGCCGCGCTCTCTGCGCGGTGCGCTTAGCTGCGAAACGCTCGCAAGCACAAACGGTTGCAGCGCGTACTTTGCGACGCTGTAGCAGTAGCCGCGCACGTCGCAAAGGTCAGGATCGTATCGCGGCTCAGCGTCAACAACTGCGGCCCATGCCTCTTGCGTAAGGTCGCTAGGGTCAGTCGAAAAGTATCGGCGTGAATAGAACCCGACGACACGATCGATCGCATCTTTCGCCTCGTTGTAAAAGTGATCATCCACCGGATTTTGCCGCCTTGATCGCTTTGTAGTACGCCTCGAATCGCTTGAGCCCGATCAGGTCGATGCCTACCGACTCGGCATAGGTCGCGAGCATGTCAGGGCTCCAAGTGCCGCCACCGGTCAGGCGGTACTTTACGGACTGCACAACGCCGGCAGGTTTAACCGCGCCGCGATAATCCTCGTACCTGAAACTGTCGTGCGCGTACGCGAACACGATTTGCTTGCCGTTGCCCGATACCATAGCCACAACGTCTTGTTTGCCTAGTTCGAGTTTGTTCTTTTTCAAAACGCGGTTTAAATTTGTCCACTCGGAACAACGGAAATCGCAGTGCCCGATCAAAACGAGTCTGCCTTGTATTGCTGCTTTCATGATCCTGTTTCCTCGGTTGTTAGTAGGTGCCGCAAATATGTTCGGCCTTCGGCATAAATGGGTTGCTCGCGGGTTTGATTGCCGACGTACCGCACACCGTTTTTTCTGCGGTTGTTGTTCCGTTGCGCACGAAATGGAATTGGTTGATCGATCGATCAAACGAGTAAAAGAATCCGCCTAGCGCGTGTATAGCTAGCACTGCGTCGCGCATTGCTTCGCTCACTTGGATCGCCGCTTCTCCTCGTGGATTGCGATCTGCAACGCCGTGCTCTCGTTGCCGGTCTTGAGTAGCCAAGCCTTGTACTCTTCGGGCGAGAGGTTCTGCTCTTGCTCTGCTTTTCCCTTTAACGCTTTGCGCACCTCCGCAAAGCGGGCTTCGAGATCTTCCAAGTGGATCATGATTGCGCCCTGTACGCGGTCAGCATTTTCTGCACGAGTTCGATCACAGTGATGCCCTCCGCCATTGCCGCGCCTCTTAGCAGCCAAAGCGTCTCGCCGTCCGTGTCGGGCATTCCCATTGCGGATAGCGAGAGCGCGCGCTGTGCGTCGTCTAGCCCCGCCGCTTTTGTGTCGACGCCGTTTGCCCCTTGCGCTGCGGCTTTGCGTTTTTTGATGTCGGCTTGTGCCTTGACTTGTTTTGCGCTCATGCAAGCGCGGCACTGGTGCATAAAACCGTCTTTGCTTTTTACGTTGTTACCAAAGTTTTTTGCGCTGATCGTTTTCTGCTTTGCGCACGGGCCTGTGCACGTCTTGCGCTTGCCCGTGCCTTGTGGCTCTTTAGCGCGCTTGTCGCCCTTCATGCGGGTGTGCGCGTTGCTAGGTGACATTCCGAAATGCTCGCCTATCTGCCGATAGGTCTTGCCCTCTTCGAGCATCTTTGCGGCTAGCGGTTTGCTGAATTCTTTTTTTGCTCTTGCCATTGGGATCCTTTCTACTGCGATAGTCGCCAAATCGACTCGATCGATTTTTGCGTTGCTCAAAGTTCGTCTTTCGATTTGTGGTAGAGGCTAAGCATACCACACTGGCAAAAGAAGACAACACTAAATCGCCACCGCTCAACGAAGATCGCCGGTGTTTACGAAGTGGCGCAGCACAGGCAACAACTCGCGCACCATGTCGCGCGTTAGGTGCATCCGTGTCGAGAGGCTAACCTCTTTGGGTATCTTGAACTCGACCCAACCGCTGCCGCCCTCTGGCGTGTCCGACGCCATGATCTGCGGGGTCGGGTCGTCGATGCCGAACCAAATGCAGTCGTCGCCAGCGAGTGATGATTTTTGGATCGAGCATTCTTTTTCGTAGCGGTCGCGAAATTCGCCGCTCGCAAAGCCTCGTTGCGTTTCGCCCATGTTGACCGGGAACCCGTGCGCCGCTAGCGAGTATCCCGCCATGACCTCAACCGACGCCGGCTCGCTGCTCTTGCAATTCCCCTCTTGCCATTCGTCGATCTGCCGTTGGTGGTCTGCCGCCAGATCCGTCGCCATCTCGTTGCCCGGAACTTGCGCCAACGCGTACAACTCGATCCCCTCTTTGCGGAACTCTTCCCGCCTCTTTGCTGTGAATTTTCCCATCGCTTTTAATTTCCTTGATGTCGTTTTTGATTGTTAGGAGGTAGTAAAAAATGTTCGCCGCCCCGCACGGTAGTGCGAGGGCGACAAGCCAATCAGGCACGCTAGTACCCCGCGCCCGAGTTCGCGAGGGTTGCGATCGTGATGTCTGCTTTCAGGTCGTCGACACGCTTTGCGATTTCGCCTAGGTTTGCGCCTAGTAGATCTTCGTATTGCTTGAGCTTCGAGAGCATCGAGTCGCAACGTTCGGCACGGTTGATCAGTGCCCGGCTTTGCAAATCACCTTTGCCCATCTCCTCTTGTATCTCATCCGTTGCGGCTTGAGCCTCGCGCACAACAGCGTCGAGAATCGCGTCAACCGCATCGCTCGATTTAAGCGCGGGGATTTCGTAGCAGTGATGCGCGCTCGCGAGCTTTACCGCGCCAACCGCTAGACGCCAACTTCCGATCGTGGTGCGCGGTACAAAGTAAATCCCGCCGCGCTCTCGCAGTGACACCGCGCCGCACTTTGTAGCGAATCGAACAAGCCACGCGCTAATGTCGCTAGCCGTGAACTCGTCGAGGTGTTGATAGTACGCGCCCTCGACTTGCTGACAAATCGCGTCGAGGTTTGCCCGCCGCCCCGTGTGCTCGTCTTCGTCGCACTCTGGTGTCTCGGGAATCTCGAATTTGATCCGGCCGATCTTGTTGAGAAAAACGCGAATGTCGACGGAGTATTTTAGCTCGCCCGTGGCGACCGACTCGCTGACGATTGCCCACCCCTTGCCGCTCGGCAATTTGCGCACGAGTCGCCGGCGTGCCTTCTGCTCGTATACAGCGCGCCTGAGAGCCGCGTCAGGGGTTGGGGTCTCTGGCAACATGCTCTCGGCTAGGCCGGCCTCTAGCCAACTCTCCGTAAGCCTAGCGGCGTCTACAGTCCCCGCGAGCCTCCAATACACGATCGCCCCCGCTTGCTCTGCGTCGGGTACCGCGAAAATCTGTTGTTGTGGTGTTTGCACGGTTCGTCTTTCCTCGTGTGGTGTGGGCCAAGACTACCAGACTGGCCAAAGAAGACAAGCACAAAATGTCGAGTTGTGTCGATTATCGGATCCCGCTAGGCAAGTTCGTAGGGTGCTCGATGATCCCGCATATCGAGCAAACCCAATAGTCGCCGCGCGTCGAACCCGTGCGGTGCTCCAAGATCGCGGGCTTCCAACGTTTTGCGCCCTCGCCTAGCTGCGAGTGTTGGCAGAAAATACCGAGACGCAAAAGCGAATCTAGCAAAGCTCGGGCGCTCATTTCGACATCTCGGTACCTCCCCAAAGCAACGAGCCGTGAATAGGGCAATACAAAAAAACTTTGTGTTGGTCAACGCGTGTGATCCCGTTCATGAGAGTCAGATCGCGGTTGCACACCTCGCACACTAGATCCGAAAGTCTCGCGATCGACTCTTGTGCTTTCGTCAGGTAGCACTGCTCGTTTTTTGGATCATCGCTCAAAAGCAAAGCTCGGGCACCCGACACCGACACCACTCGACACCGGGTGCCCTCGCTTTCAGATCTTCTTTTTGGGATTCTTTTTCTTTGGCCACTTTTTCCCGTTCTCTTTTTCGATAAGTTGAACGGGCACAATCCTGAACTCGATCACCCTAGATTTTTTGTGCCGCTTAGACGCGCCGGTTGCCCCCGACTTTGCCGCGCCCGCGTTGAGTGTGATCCTGCCAAAGTGCGGATTCGCTAGCGGGCCGATCACCGGTGCGAACAACCGCACGCCCTCGATGTCAGGCATACCACCACCGCTACCCGTCATCGACAAGTAGAGCAACGAGTACGCGGCTTTTTCGTCGTCGTAATATTTTACGTTCGCCTCTAGTTTTGCGATCAGCTTTTCCTGCTTTTGGATCTCCGCGTGTAGTCGTGTCAGTTGGTCGCTCATCTTCCCTGACCCTCTAGCGATTCTTTGTGCCACCCGAGATAGGTGATCGCTTTTTCTACCTCTTGCGATTCAACGTCTTTGTCGCCGCATCGCCAGATGTACTTGAACGCAGACAACTTGCAAAAACCTTGGAACTCTTCCGGCGTTGCGATCTGCCGCATCGCGTCGATGCACTCTATGTCGCCGGGGTTTTTCTTGTAGTGAGCGGGGCGGATCGCGCCGTCCCGATCTGGCCTGTCGTCGCTACTCGTAGTCGTCATCGTATTTGTCTCCGTTGTCGACTTCGATAAACTCGCCCCAACTGATTTCGCCGCCGCCGCTTGTGCAAAATGGCTTGCGCTTGTAGGGACCGACGAGAACCCAAATCACCTTGATACCGGGCGGGGGTGTTGCGGGTGCGTCGCCGCAACCATCGGTAAAAAAGATCAAGATGTCAGGGCGTGGTTTCGCGAGCGGGATTGCGTCGGTGAACACAGGAACAAACGAGGTGCCACCGCCACCGCTCAAGAGTTGCGCAGCCTCCGACCAATGCCGGATCCTTTTGAGTCCGTGGATCGCCGCATCGCACGCGGTAAACGTAACCGCTGCGCCCGTTGCTTTCATGATCCCGTTTGTCTCGCGTAGTGCGTCGTTTAGTTCGTTGGTGCCCATAGAGCCCGACGTATCCACCGCGATCATAACTTGCGGAATCGGCTGACGCATACAAGGCAAAACCGGGAACCCAATACCGCAGCCTAGCCCGTACTGACGGCGCGAAGGTCGCGTGTATTTGTAGTCAACCGCGCCGGCCTTCCAAGCAACCGCGTTGCGGCAAATGCGCGCGAGCTTGTCTTGCCACCGAACCTTTGGCGGGGAAAAGTGCGCGTCAGCCCAACGCTGCAACCCGGCCGGAATCGTTCCGCGTGAATTGCTCGCGTCGTCTACGATCTGACGCGCAACTTGGCGACGCGCCCGATCCATGTATTCATCTGACCGCCCCTTTGCGTTCTGCGGCCCGCCTTGCTCTTCGGTGCCGTTGCCGTCACCGCTTCCGTCGGGCTCGTTAGGCAACGCGCGCCCGGCCCCTGAGCCGCACCAACCGTGCCCCGGCTGATCACCCTCGCCGTCTTCGCCCTCATCGCCCTCGCATTGCCCGCCGCCTTGGCCCTCTTGCTCGCGCAAGTGTCGGTAATACTCCTCTGCCGTCAGCCCCTCTTCCGCGCCGATGCCTTCGGGGTACACCGGGCCTGACTCACTATCACCGATTTTTTCGGGTAGCTTCCATCCGCCCGCGCGCAGATCGTCGTTGATCTCTGCGTCGGCTGCGATGTTCCAAGTCTTGCCGTCGCCGCCAATCGAGGCACAACGATCGTGGTGGTCGCGCAGTACGTGCCACACCTCGTGAAAAAGTGCGGCGGCAACTTGCTCGGGTTCCCATTTGTTGATCACTTCGGGATCCCAAAGTAGCAACCCGTTTTTGGTTACGCCCATGGTACCGAGGCCGGGCATTTCGATCGGCACTAGACCGAGCAGCGCCGCCGTAATGTAGGGCGCACGCTCGCGACAAATTAGCCGCCCGACCGTGAGCTTTTCTTGTGGTGTGAAAATTGACATTGTGTGTGGTGTCTCCGTGTGCGGTGTGGGCCAACCTTACCAGACTGGCCAAGCAAGACAAAGGGTTATTTTCGCCGTGGCCCGCCAAATGTCCGCATCGCTAGGCGGGATCGGTCTAGCACTTTGTCGACGTGTTTGTTTGTCTTGATATGGCTCGATCTATTCTTGACTTGCTTGGCACACGCGAGGCAATGCGTGTTCTCGCCCTCCGTGTGCGCTTGCCGCCCTGACGCGTTCGCCGCGAAAAAGTACAGGGTCTCGCGCCGCAAAGTTTCGCGCAATTTGAACTCGTCGAATTGCCAACCGCGTTTTCCTACCTCGCGCTTTCCGATCATAGTGAGGCCCACCGCCATCGTCCAAACGCCGTCGCCACGGGCAAAGTTGATATGCAGCCCGGCAACCTTTGACGCTTTGGCTGATACGATCTTTAGCGCGCGAGCGCACAACAACTTTGTGTGCATCTCGTGATCGCTCTCGCGCGCTGCTATCTCGGAGCGCGCTAGCGGGTCGGTGCCGCTAGCCTCGATCGTCTTTCGATCTCTACGCTTCTCGTCTGCTACGCCCCTACAGCGCTTCATGACGGTTTGCGCGAGGTCGGGTAGCGCGTAAAACGAGTTGCGGTAGTTTCCGGTGTCCGAGTGATTCGGTTGCTCTTTTAGCGTTTGCAAAACTTGCTCGACATGAGTTGCGCAGCACTCCCCGCCTAGGCGCTCGACCGACTCGCGCGCCATAGACGTAGACTCGCATTCTGATTTTACGTGGATAAGGTCGCCACTCGTGCCGACGCAAATCGTCAGCAAGTGGCTACCTCGCTTTGCCAGCGAGCAAGCAACCGATTCCATCAGAACCGTTTGCGTTGCTTGTTCGCCAACCTCGTGTCGTTGCGCTGCGTTCATGGCTAGCGCTTTGGTCTAACGTTAGCGGCTGACAACACCGGTTGCAGGTCGACAAGTATCTTGCGTGCGCTGTCGATCGTAGCGAGGCCGGCTTGCACCATAACGCGTGCAGGGGGCACAACAACATCAACCGCGCCCTCGATGTCAGTCAGGATTTCCCATAGCTTAGAGGCGCGCTCTTGCCGCTTGTCGCACTTCTCGGGAATAACGAAAGCCGCACACGCTTGCAGGATTGCAGCACTTCGATCGAGGCGTGCCGGATCGTGCTTGAACTTAACTTTTCCGTCGAGCACGTCTTTTGGTTCCGGCAGATCCGCTTCGGCTTGCCACGTGGCGAACTCGCCTAGTGGAGCCGCGCCAACAAACGCCGCCATAAACTCTTCCGACTCGGCAAGGCTCAAGTCGTTGAGCGCGCTAGATGCGTGCGCCCTTGCTGCGAGTTCCCAAGTTCTCGGGCTAGCCCATGCCTTTGACGCGCGAGGGGATCCTGTCTCGGGCATTTGCATAAGCAGGTCAGGTCGTCGCCGAATGAATCCCGCGATCAGTCCCCGTGCCTTTGCCCATGGCTCTTGCCAATTTGCTTCGATCCGCCTTTCCTCCGCGATAGGATCCATTGCCTTGGCGTGCGAGTCGCCAGCGTTGCCACCGGATAGCAACCAATCGCCCCAACTCTCCGCGTCGGGTGCGCTCCAATCGCGGTGCCCGAATCGGTTAGCAAGTGGAGCCGCTAGATCCCAACCGCCCGCCGCATCCTCGGTTGCGTTTTGGGCCGCAATAAAGCGAACCGTGTTTGGTAACTTGAACTCGCCCACGGAGCCCTCAAGAATAACTCTTAGGAGTGCAGCTTGTACGGCAGGGGGCGCAGTGTTGATCTCATCAAAGAACACGACGGTGCGAGTTTGCTTTGCGCAGTTGATTGCCCACTCGGCAGGCGAGTAAGTGATCTGCGTGTCGATGTCTTTAAAAATGAGCTTGTCAGCATCGCTGCGCTTTTTGACTTTGGTGGGAATCGGTAGACCTAGAAAGTCTGACGGTTCGCGCAGTGATGCAACGATTGTTTGCATTTGAAATCCGCAGTCGCGAACGATCTCGCCAATCTTGGAAGTCTTCGCAGTGCCGGGCTTTCCCTCGTAAATGATCGGGGTGCCCCAACGTCCAAAAAGGCCGGGTGTAAAAAGGCTAGCTTTGATAATTTTTTCGTTCATGGTTCCGAATTTTTCTTGGTTGTGGGTTCCGGGTTTATACAGCTAGTGCGAGGTGAGCTTTTGGGATAAACATTTTCACGCCGTTTGTGGTCGTGACTCCGACTTTCCCTTTGGCGACCTTGATAACTTTGAGGCCAACTAGATCCGCGTCGTCTAGTAAATCCTCGTACGACTTGCGCACCCGCTCTTTGATGTCGACGATCGCGCCAACCTCAAAACTTGCGCGCTTGCCCTCGCCTTTACTAGCGATCTTTCGTCCCGCCTCATCGGGCAAAACAGAAAGAATTTCTGCGGCCTCTTTCATGGCTTTCGCCGCGACCTCAAATTTGAGTTTCAACTCAGGGTTCTCGAATCGTGCACTGTACGCAACAGCTTTGCTGACTCGTGTTGCAACGCGGGCGATCTTAGATTCAAATCTCCTGACCAATGGCATTGCGGGTTTAGCGTCTGTTTTGTTTGTCATGTTTGGTTCCTTTGGTGTGTTTCGTCTTGTTCGATGTCTGCAAACTATCTGACCACAACGGCAAAGGCAACCAAAAAAGACAAACAAACCACACAAAGATTTCGTGGCACTTGGATCAAGACTGATCTCCTATAGTTGCGACGTTCGTGTTGACCCGCTGCGCAGCGTATGGCGTGCGGTTGTGCGACGCGATCCCTCGTGGTTTTATGTTTGCGGCGTGGGGGAAATCTGCAACTCGGGGCACAAGGTGCGTATCGAAACGCCTATGATTCCACTCCCAGACAATTACAAAAAAGAGCGGCGCGACTTGCTCGCGCGCGGAGGTCATATATGGCGGGAACCGAAACAAAAACAGAAACGGAAGAGATCGAGAACACGAGTGCTGATCGCGCTAGCGTTGTTGACGACGATCACAGTGCTTACGTTGCAGCACGTGGCGCTGTAGACGGGGGCATTCACAACCTGACTATCTCCGAGTTGCACAGCCGTGTGCACACCGGGCGCACGTGGCGCGCGCAAGGCATGGTCGAGGGCGAGCCGCTAGAAATTGTGCGCAACGCTTGTCGCGAATTTTTAGAGTCGACGGAAGATGATGCGGCAGAGCTTGCCGGCACTCCGTACGTCCCAAAAAATAAACCTTGCGCTGACTGCAAAGGGATCGACTTGCACAAGCCAACGTGTGCACAGGTACGCAGATGATCATGCTAGGCATTGACCCCGGTTTCGCTAACATCGGGATCGGGGTTGTGAAGGTTACGAAAAGTTCTTACACGGTTCTCGCGACCGATGTTTTACGCACGAAAAAGGCTGACAAGAAAGTCAAAGTCTACGTGGCTGACGACAACGTGCGCCGATTGCGCGAGGGCATTAGCAGCCTGATCGCAATCATCGACGAGCACAACATAACCGCGATTTGCGCGGAGGCGATGAGCTTCCCGCGCAACGCTTCCGCCGCTGGAAAAATGGCTTTGTTTTGGGGCGGCATGATCGCAGTTGCGCACGAGCGCGATTTGCCGCTCTACTCCGCGACCCCGCAGCAAATGAAATTTGAGCTTTGCCGCGATAAGAAAGCGACCAAAGACGATATGGCTGCGGCGGTTATCGCGCGAGTGCAGGGCGTGATCCCAATGAAGCTAGCCAAGACAAAACAAGAGCACGCGTACGATGCGATTGCCGCTGTGTTTACGTGCATGGAAAGCGACGAGTTGCGGCTTGTGCGCAAACTGACCGCATGATGTTTGTGCGGGCGTACTTACTGATCGGCGCGTTCACAGGCACGATCGCGTTGTTGGTAGTTCTGTCAACCTTGTCTAAACGAGCCATAGCGTCGCTGTACGCGCCCCGCATGGTGCTAGGTGGGTTTTTTCTGTGGCCATATTGTTGGTGGGTGGTCGCACAAGAGGTTAGGAAAAGTATCAAAAATGGCTGACGAAAACGAAAAAGACGAAACCACGCAAACGGTCGGTGGGTGGCCTACGGGCCTAGTAGGCGGCGAAATGCGCGCTATGCTGCGCGAGGAAAACTTGTGCGGTCAGTGCATGGTCGCGTCGATCTGCAAAGTCAACTCTCAGGTCGACGACGATATGATGCTAGTCGTGTCAAGGTGCCTCAACTTCCTAGACGCGTCGATCTTAGAGGGTTAGACTTTGCGCGGTTGCCAAAACCGCGATCCTCTTTGATCGCTCCCGTCCGAGATGAGGGGTTTCGCCTCGCGGAATTGGCGACCAACTACTTGGTGATTCGGAACAACTTTTTTCGGATCACAACTTCACGCCGCAACGACAATGTTGCAACGCGGTAGCGCCTTGAGCACAAAGGGCACTGCAAAAACTCCGGATCGCCAACGCGGCAAAGCCGGATCTCGCAGTCGCGGCAGGCTGAGTTGAGTATTTCGTCGACTGTCGCGGGCAAAGTTCGGCTCGGGTGTGATCTCTAGCGCGCGGTTCCGCGATATGTCTTGCCGTTCACGATGTAGCTGACGGTAGATTTCGCGACTTTGTACTTGGCCATCAGTTCGGCGTACTTCATGCCGCCCGCCCGATCGGCCAATAGAGCCCTAATTTGCGCATCTGAGAGCTTTTTGTTGCTTTTCGCTGCGTGCCTTGCACGTGCAACTCGTACCGATCGGGGCTGATCCATCATGTTGTTGGATTGCGTGCCGATCCTGATATTCAAAAAAGAATTGTCTCGCCGGTTGTCGTTGCTGTGGCGCACAACGACGTTTTCGCCTAGTGCCCGCCGGCCGTATTTCAAGTATGCGACGAATTGATGCACCTTGACCGGCAACGGGTCGCCTTTGACGTTGATCGAGAACGTGTTGTATTTGCCGCCACCGGTGCACGCGAGCACGGTACCGGTCGGGGAGATCACGTCGCCGCTTTGCGTCGCGGTGTATCCTCGCAGCTTTGCGATAATGCAGCGCTGCCGTAGCTTTGAGATCGCCACTAGAGCACACCGCGCAGTTCTAACATGCGCACGCACTCACCGCAGATCACAACATCGGGACCCCAAATCGGGTCGCTCTCTTGGCCGTTCGACAGCGTGCACACCGCCCACCAATCGCCGTCGTAAGCATCGGAGTCGGTGAAGTTTTCCCAAAAAATATGCACGAGCGCGCCCGCCCACGCGTCAGATCGGGCTGTGCGGATTCGGTAGCCCGGTATCCCTAGGCGCAACGTCGACTCGATGCGCTTCGCTTTGTCGCCGGGTGCCATGGGCACGACTTGCGGGGCCTGCCCGCCTTGCCCATATTTGATCATTCAATGAACGGATCGAAATAGGGTTTGCTGCGCGCGGGGTTGTCGATGTACGCGAGAATGTCTGAGTACCAAAGATAGAAACTCGGCAAACACGGTTTGTGCAAACGCGCGTCGAGCATCGACACCCATTGCAATTGCTGCGACTCCATTGCACGCAATGGTGCGTGCTCGTCGACTACGCACGCATAGAGCAACAAATTTAGTCGCCGGTCTGCGTGTATCGAGGTGACAGAAATTAGCTCAAGCGGTATCACCTTGACGCCTAGCTCTTCGCGCATCTCGCGGATAAGTGCGGCGCGCTCAAACTCGCCGGGCTCGACCTTGCCGCCCGGAATTTCCCAGACGCTTGGCGGGCTTTGCGTTGGGTGGCGTAGCGCCATCAGCACTTGATTTGTGCTGTTTAGGATCAGCCCGCTTACTGCGGTGATCGGTGCCTCGGTTGACGGGATCATGGTGCACTCTAATCGGCGTTGTGGTGGTCGTCTAGGCCCTCAAGCACGCTAGGGCGTACTCGCGGCGGCAACTGACCTGACGGGCTTTGCGCTTGATCTGTGCGTCGCATTGCACCCCGCGCCGGGGTTTGGGTTTTCCCACCGTGGCCCGTTTTCGGTGCGGTTCTTTTGCTTGCGTCGCCAACCCATTACCGGATCAACGTACACGGCAAAACTTGCAAAGGCAACCAAAACCGTTTATTGTCGCTCCCAATAAACGGGTCAAACATTTTTGACATACAGCGCGTTTGCTGGTCGATAGCTCAATGGTAGAGCACGCCCATGAAAGGCGACGACGGGGGCTCGGTACCCTCACGATCGGTGAGCGCGCTAATGTCGATTCTATCGCCTGCTCGCGCGCTACCGTTGCGCTAGCGAGACAAAAAGTTGGTGGATTCGGAGGGATTTGAACCCTCAATCTTTCACGTCATCAACGCAAACGCTCTGCCCGTTGAGCCACAAATCCATGGTGCGGGAGGGTGGTAACGCTCCACCGTTGCGCGAGCAATGAACAAGCAAAGCAAACGCAGTCCTACTATTAGACGACTCCCGCGAAATCTAGTTTGCTATGCTGCCTCTCGTGATTCCGTTTGACGAATTGATCGCGCGGGTGCCGGCTCGCGCAAAAGCGGTAACGAACTCAGCGCCCGTTGCAGCGGTTCACGATCACGGATCAACTCGCAGCCAATCGCCATATCCGGCGACGGTAGCGTTGGTCGCGGAATCCTCGCGTCGACTGTGCGCCTTTTGTGTACTAGCTGCACCTCTGCGGAATCCCGCAACTCTGCGAGATCTTCCGAGAGCGTTGGCGTCGGCTTTTTGCGAACTTTGAAGCCCACTATGAGCGAGCCCCCGTGCCGCGTTGCCAATGGTACGCGGCAAAGACGCCAAACGAAACGCCGATCGGAAAACCTATGCAGACGCCTAGGAGTATCAAGCGATCAACTCTTCGATCACGCTGTAGACGTAACCCCAATCGAAAAATGGTTTCGATCGCATCCCGCCCGGATCCCAACCGCCCGATCGGTCTGTACGACTTATCGGGGTAACGTCCTCATGCCCCATTAGGCGCGTGCCTAGGTGCCAACCTTCGGGCCAATCGAGGCGACGTGCAATGTCGCAAGCTAGAAACGCGATCGTGTCGTGCTGCGCCTCTGTGAACTTGAGCCCGTCGCGCATAGGTACCGCCCCGATGCGCTTCTTTCCGTTTACCCAAAAGATGCACGGAATCATCTCAACCTGAATGAAACAACTATTCACGGTTTTGGTACCCGGCAATAGCGCGCGTGGATCCTTTGCGTCAGGGTGCCGCAAGTCCCATTGCTTTAGCACCGCCCTCGACATTGGCTTTTTGGTCGTGAGGTTGATCGCTTTGCGCCAATCACTGCGCTCGGCTTTGCGTTGGTCGGAGGTGCCAACGCCGTTCGCTTGCACGTGCTCGTTTGCGATCTGCAAGAGGTCGCCGCCCTCATGCCCCCGCCATCCGCACAGGTAGTGCGGCCCACCCTGCTTAAAGTAATAATCGGCCCCAATGACCGTAGGGTACAAACCGCGCTTGTGTGCGCGTTCTGGTAGCCCTGAGCCGGTCGTGTGTACGATCAGCCCGTGCTCGTTGCCCGCCCAATCTCCGGGGCGTGCGCGGTTGCTGTGCATCTTCGGCGCACGGATCGCGTAGATTGACTCCCCCGGCATTTCGCGCAAGGGGGCCTCGTGTGCGGCTACGGAAAAATGAGCTAGGCGTTTTGGCATACGCCCGAGAGACTAACTTGCGTCAGCCTCTTTGTCATCTTTGCCCCCGAATAGGGAACCAAGAAAATCTCGCGCATGTTCGTAGCCGCCGCCGGCCGCGATCGCAACGCCAACCGCGCCGGTTAGCAACCCGACGCTAAACGATTCGCCCGCCCAAAAGGCTAGGCTAAGTGTGACAACACCCGCCGTCGAAAAGTTTACGATGTAGCCGCCCTTTTTCGTGTCAAAGAATTTGCTGATCTTAGACGCAAATTTTCGGAATACGAAAACGAGCATGAGCAACACACCGCCGACAAGCGGTAGCCACTCGCGCGATTTGTATTTTGCCCATACCTCTTTGCCGAACTCGGTTGTGTTTTCCGCCGCCGGATTAACGGCGGCCTCTGCGGCCTCTTCCGCTTCCGGTGCGTCTGGCGTTTTCGTTTCGTCGGTAACAGCGGGTGCCGTTCCCGCGTCGTCTGTGCCCGGCGTAGTTGCCTCGGTTGGTGCAACGTCAGCGGGTGCGGCCCCTGCGTCGATCGCGGTGACTTCGGGTGCCTCGTTTTGTCCGTACGCTGCGACTGTGAATAGCAGACAGACAGAGGCGGCTGCGGCCATAACCATAGGTTTGGTGTTTCTCATAAGAGTTCCCTTTCGCGCACTACTCTATCAGCACGGAGTGACCTACGAAACCCACCAAAAGCGCAGCGGCAACACCGGCGACCCCCCACGATAACGAAGTGCCCCAACGCGGTTTTACCCGCTCTTTCTGGTACTTGAGATCCGTTGCCTCTAGCTCTTTGGTAAGTGTGGTAACTCTTGCATCACCGATCGCCATAGAGGCGGTGAGTGCGCCAACCGCGATCCGGAGGTCGTCGACTTGTTGCGCTTGCACCTTGAGTTTTAGATCGAGGTTGAAACGAGTTTTTCGCGCGGTGAACAACTCCGCGTCAGCCGAGTAGAGTTGTTGCACCTCCGCAAGCGTTGGGTACCCGCAAACCTCAAGCCCCGGCTTTACCTTGTACACTTTGCACTCTGGTACCACGTGCGGCCTGTAGCCCCGGTATACGTCGTCTTCTGCGTGTGCGCTATTCGGCGCTAGGCAGATCAGACCAAACAAGCAAATCAATAACGCGCTGATCGCCCGCGTGCCGCTCTTCGAGTCTTTTGATATTCGCATCGATTCCCTCAATCCTTTTCGCGGCCTTGTCGGCGCGCTCTACGGCCTCCTTAGCGGCCTTTTCGTGCGGGGCACGTTGGGCGTCGGAACGCTCTTGCGCCTCTAAGATCTCAGCCTTGCGCTTCTCGTGGCGCAATTTGGCAAGCTCGCCGCGATTCCTTTTCAGAATCGACGACGCAACGAACAAACCGAACAACAAGACCAAGATTGCCACGGGCCAAAGCCACCATTTCGGTTTCCCGTTGTCACCTTTGGTAGATGAGAACACGTTGGCAATTTTGTCCATTAGCTGAAATCCTCGGTTACTGCGCGGCGCATATCAAGCGCGCTTGGTTTGATCACCGGGTACCGCTTGCCGCTCACCAACTCAACCCAAACGTCGTAAACGTAATCGCGCGCGGGGTCGACGCCGATCGTGTCGGTTGGCGTCAGGAAGATTTGCGCCTGACCTAGCGTAGCACCCGACTGTGCGAGCAATACGGCCTCTGACGCGTTTGCGGAGGTTTTACGCACGAGCGGATCGGTGTCGTCGATCGTTCGCTTGATGGTAAAAAAGATCTTGGCGTCGGTCAGATTGACTAGGTTTTTGCCCTTGTCCCTGACGGTTAGCAAAAGTGTTTTCGACGAGCCCCGGAGGATCGTCAGAGGTCTGCCTTGAATCGCCACGGCGCTAACTATCGCAGATAATCAACTCGCCTTCTAGCTCTTCCACCTCTTCGATCGTTCCGTCTAACTCGTCGACCGCAACAAGCTCGCCCTCGATGTTTTCGGCAAACTCGATCGTGCCGTCTAACTCATCAGAAACGATCAACTCACCGGCCAAATCGTCGACCTCATCGATCGTTCCGTCTAGGATCTCAACCTCCGTCTCTGGCAACACGGGTGTCGTGTCGATGTAGAACGCAACCACCGTGTCGCCGCCTTGCGGTGCAAACCCGAGCGTAACGACGCCGGCTGCGGGCGTCGTCTCGGCCCACGGGTTGCCTAGGTTGTGCATCTGCAACTGACCGTTGACGTACACCGCAACAGTGCCGGCCGTGTACGGTGTTGGCGTCGTGTAAACTGTGTTCGCGCCGTCGATCGATCCGATCAAAGGCTCGAATTGTGGCTGTCCCATTGGCCTAGGCTAGCACGCTAAATCGGGCGGTAGTAGACCGTCACAACGTCGCCGATCTGCGGTGCCGGCGAGACTGTAAAATCCTTGCCGCCAAGCTCGGCCGGTTCCGCGTCTGCGAAACCATTGTTGAACACCACAAGCGATCCGGTCTTGTAGTCCCGGTTTGTAGTGTACGCGGTGTTCACGCCGTCGATCGTACCGTTGGCGAGTTCTGTGATTGGGTTAGCCATTTACCACCAAAATCCAACTACCATCGACAACGCAACAACCGCAAGCAACGCGCCGGCAAGCATCAAACGCTTTTGCAACGAGCGCGCTTTAAACGCGGCTTTTGCGCTAGGGATGCCGGGGTCAGTCGTTTCTTTGTCGTATGGCTTGACGAACCAATGCGTAAGTAAAACACCGAACACCGCAGCGACGGCAAACGGTAGCCACCGCATCGAGTACGCCCACTCTCGGATCACTTCGCTGTACGTGTTGCCGCGCGTGTCGTCTAGCGCTAAGTAAATGTCGAATCCGCCAAGCGCAAAAAACGCTACGAAAACAAACATTGCCGCCGCTCGTTTGCTCACTCGCCCTCGCCCTGCTCTTCGCGTTTTTTGCGTGCGAGTTCTTGCCAATCAACTTCGGGCGGTAGCTTGTGCTTGTTGATCGGTGCGGTTTCCTCGCCGTTTACGAGAACCTTTTTGTCGCCGTTGTTATTCGTAGGCAAAAGTTGATACCCCAAGTTTAAGATCGGTTGCGCCGACAGATTCGTAAATCGTGCGAATGTACAAGCCTGCGTAAACCACCATAGTCGAGTCAACGCGGAACTCTTGCCGCTCTGTTGATCGCGGGTTGACGTACTCGGTTACGACGTACTTTTTAAGCTCTAGCACGTCGACACCAACGGTCAGCCCGTAGGTCGCAAACAGTCCTAGCGCGTCGTCTTTGTCTACTACGGCCTCCTCGATGTAATCACCGATCGCCGCGTTAGCGTCGAGCACTTGGTACCAACCGCCGCGCAACTCGCGCTCGGTCGTTACGGGTATGTCGAAAATGTTTGTAGCACCGGCCGTGATCGAGTAGAGGTTTCCCCTCCACTTGGGATGCAATCCCCCGGTGTCCTCGAAACCGGAGACAACGATCGGCTGACCCTTGGCGTTAGTCGGCTGTGTTTTTAGGTTCAAGCTCATGGCGTGTCCTCAACCCCAAAGTGTGCATACGCGCGCATCTCGGAGATAACAGATAGGTCGTCACGGACAACAATCTCTAAAACTGCGTCGTCGGTAACTACCACGGAAGCGTTGCCCGGCTTTACCATGAACCCGACAAGCAATTTGTTATCCGCAAAGTTGAACGACTCTTGCGGGTGGTACTGCCCGAAAAGTTGTTGGTTGTTCTTTGTCACGAACCGCCACAACACCTCGCCAGTTGAGATTTTCTTGTGCCGCATGATCAGCCCCTTACCGAGCCCGGCAACAACGTTCGCAAAAGCGGTGCTAGTCCACCCGCTATCGGGTGCGGTGATCATAAGTACCGCCATGGTTAGGTGGTACGCCTTGCTCGCGGGTGCCGCTAGGCGGAATCGATACGGCCCGCCTCCCGTTGCCGTAACCAACTTGATGTCGTCGAGAAAGTAATGCTGACCCGCTGCGTTGCCGTAGCGGATCCTTAGTTTCTGCACGTTGCCGGTCAGCCCAAAGTCTGCGATCGGGATCGAGATCTGTTGCCACACACCTAGATCCATATTCGGCGCGTACTGGTCTAGGCGAAGCTGCACACCTACGACAGCGTTTGTGGCGTCTTGCCAACGGATTTGCATACGCGACGACGCCGGGAACGATTGCGGGTTTACCCAAACCTTTACCTCGTCGTACAGCGTCGCAACGTCGATCATAGATCCGTTGTCGAAAAGTGTTTTGTCGTTTTGCGCCGTCGATCCTGTGTCCCACCCGTTTGTGCCGTTACGATTTGCGCCGGCTGTTTCGGATCCCGTGCCCGAAACAGCCCAGTCTGCGCCAGTGTCCCCCGCGCCGCCGCCGTTCCACAAAACAACCGCAGCGCCAGACGCCACGCCGTCTACGTTCATAAGCTCGGATCCGTCGTCGGTGCGGGCGAATGGTTCAACGCTCAGAACTAGCTCACGGTCTGCCGTTACTTGGTTCCCGTTTGCGTCTTTGTTTATAGCCATTAGGTTGTTTCCTCGAATCCCTTAACGACCGCATCGATTTCTAACGAGCCACCCGACAACCTTATTCTGCGCACAATAATTTTCTCCGTGCCTGTGCCCACCATGACTGTACCGTCGCGAGCCTTAAAAGTATCCGGCGAAATCTGATTAGAGAATCCCGCTACATACTCGCGAGAAACAAGGTGCTCGCTTCCGTTGTCGTAAACGATGTCGATGCGTGAACCGTTCTCGGTGGAGTCACCTTCGGATCCGCCAATCAAGGTCAGCAAAGTAAAGGTGCTTCCGACCGCGATTATGTAATCAGTATCGTGCGGCGTTATCCCCGCTGTGATTATTAGCGGAGTGTCCGCAGAAATCTGTATTGCGGTTGCTCCGGGCGGCGGCTGTGCCTCGACTATCGACACCTTGCCCGACACGTCGAGGCGCTTTTTTCCGTCAATAAGATCGTGTGTGATCGTAGCGTCGTCAACACCATCGGTGATGTAGACCTTGCCAACAATTTCGGTGCCGGCACCGAGACCGATCGGGTCGGTGATCTTCTTAATTCCGTCAGTGTCTTTGATCGAGTCTAGTACCGCGTCGATCGTTGTCAGCCTTCCGTCAGCCGCTAGTAGCGTTGCCTCTGTTGCGCGTGTGCTAAGCGCAACGTCTAGGTTTGAGGTGTCCGCGTCGATCGTTGTCAGCAACGCGACCGACGAGTTTGTGTCGACTAGGATTGCGTCTAGTGCCGTGTCGATCGTTGCAAGTTTTGCGTCGAGCGCTTGTAGCGTTGCCTCGGTGCCTAGGTCGACGGTTGCGCCCGCCGTGTTGAGGGATTTAAAACCCTCGTTGTCTACCTCGACTAAATTAAAACCGCTCATGTCAGCACCCAATCCGTCGATGCGACTTTGCCGCCCGATCGCGTGATCGTTTTCGTTAGCGTTTCGACAAGAGTTCCCGCAACGTCGTATGCCTTTTCTACGATCACAGAAACTTTGCCGAATGCCCGCGTTATATTCGTTTCACGAATTTTTACGGTCTTGCCGTTGTCGGTCCACAAAATAACGTCGGTGATATTGTCGCCCGATCTTATGACCTCTTCCCACGCTGTCTCGGCCGGTACGTGCACTAGCTGATCGAGGTCGCGGTGCCCGCCCTCACTTAGCCCTGAGCCGGTCGTCAGACTCTTTACGCCGGTCGAGAGCTTTACGACTAGATCGTCGCTGACAAAACGCACCGCGCCGTCGACGGTTGGGGGACCGTCAGCGGTGCGATCTTCGTACTGGGTTTCCTCTTCGAGCGAGGCCCCCGGTGTTCTGTCTGGGGTGATTCCCATTTACTTTTTCGTGCGTTTTGCGGCTGCGGCTATCTTAGCGAATCGCTCTTTGTCTGCGGGTGTTTTCTTTGCGGCCTTTTTCTTGGCGGGTTTCTTTGCAGGCTTTGCCGGCGTTTTCTTTTTGGCGTCTTTTGCCTCTTCGGCTGCTTTGGCTTCTGCTTCTTTTTCAAGCTCCGCACGGCGCACAGCTTTAGAAATCGCGAGGTCTCCTTTTTTGATCGCGGTGTCGCGCTGCTTTTCGAGCAACGAGATCTGACCCTCGCAGCGTAGCTTGCTGTTGATCTGATTTTTTGCGTTGTCGAGACACATCGTTTGGAATTGCGCGATCATGTTTTTCGCGTAGACGCGCGCAACGTTAGATTCGCTCGGAGACATTTCGGTGTCGGCTGCAATGCGCTCCTCGATGCGCGCGGCAAAGTTCGGCATTTGCTTACCCATTTGCGCGAGTGCTTGCGCCGCGCCATCGTGCTCGTGCGATTCTCGCTTAGACGTAGCGGCAAGCTCGATCGCATCCCTTGCCTGCTCGTCGTAAACGCCCTTAATTATTTCTGCTTTTTCGTATCCCATCGAGGTGGATCCTAAACTAAAAAGGGCACCTCTGGGAAGAGGTGCCCTTTGTCAGTGATTAGGCTAGGCTATTAGACCCAACTGATCACGCAAATGACATCGCCAACTTTCAGTTTCTTCTCGAATTTTAGTTGGCCAAGTGCCAATGAGGTTCCGGGGTACACGTCCAAGTTCGCGGCAGCGTCTACACCGTTTACTTGGAACACGCCGTTCAGGTAAATATCGTAGTCTGTGACGAACGTTCCGCCGCTTAGATCGCCAAGTGAGGCGCTCAAGTTTAAGTCGGATAGTGAAACGTCTGTGTCGGCTGCGGCTGCGACGGTGACGATCGAGTGTACCTTTGTGCGGGCAGCGGCAGACGCGTTCGCCTGCGTGATCGCGTTGAGTAGTGACACCTCGCCAAACTCAACCTCGAATGCGTCCCACTCTGCGGTTGTTTCCGAGAGCTTGATTCCGCCCGTCTGTGCCCACGTAGAGCCAGCTTGGTTTACATCGTCAAGTAGCATCTCGTTTGCTGCAACGAGATTCAGGTCAGCCGCGCCGCCCGATGCAACAGTGAGTGCGCCGCCCGAGTCGATCTGATTTGCCGTTACGCCAACGTTGATCGTCGTACCGGCTACGCCGGTGTCAAAGCTCGCGCCATTGTCGAAATCGTTTACGATCGCGTCAACGCGGAAGGTGTCAACCGCAGCCTCTACGGCAAGCTCTGTCGTGCCGCCTGTGCTCCCTTCGGTAGCAACAAACAAAGGGGCGTTCGCGAGATCACGAATCGACCAATCAATACCGGCAGCCAGATCCAGAATTGCGTTTGTCGTAAGCTCGACAGGCGTTGCGCCTTGGTTGTCGTAACCGGCCTGACGAGTAACCGTGGTGCCGGCGGGAACGTCGATGTTCGCGCCGCCGAGAAAGTCAGCCTCGTTTAGATCTTCCAAACGAACACGCTCGACGTAGCAGTAATCGTAGTTAACCCCGTTCATTGCGCCAGCGGTGATCGCAACTAGATCGTTGCCGGTTGCGTTGAGCTTAACGAACGAAATTTGTACGCGGTCAGAAACCGCATCAAGGATCGTGTCGCCATCGGCAAGACCTAGCTCGCCTTGCATCAAGCCGTAGATCTTATCGCCGGCGTCGAGGATAGGATCGCGCGTTGCCGCGTTGACAATTTCGACGAGGTTCTTTGGGCTGATCGCAGTTGTGCCGGCAACCTCGACTAGACTTGCGGTGCCCATCGTGGCACCGGTAGAGACAACGGTGCCTAGCGTGGTCGCAACAACCGCAGCGATCAAGTTTCCGGGAAGCTCGCCAATTCCGAGAATGTCTACGATGTCGCCGGGTGCGGCGATCGCGATCGAGTTGAGTCCCCAGTAGCACCGCAGAACTCGCTTTTTCTCAAGCGCGTGCAGTCCGGTGTTGAGGTCGTTTACGCCGCGTTGCGCGCCAGCCTCAAGCGTTGCGGGGGTGTTTAGATCGATAAACCAATCACCAGCCTGACCATCAAAAAGGTTTGATACCTGCGAGCGGAGATTGTTTAGATCGTCCTCAAGGCTCGCGGGGTTGGTCTCGTGGTTTGCCTCACTAGGGGCAACCGTGTCGTCGTAATTCGCGACCGGAAAAGTTTGGCGGATTTGAGTTTCTTGATCTAGTAACGTGATAGCCATGGCTGCGTGTTCCCCTAATGCGTTTCGTTGTGTTTGTAACGACTACGCCCGCACGTAGTCAACTCGTATTGTTTCGCCCGTCTTTGGTGTACACGCTGCGGCAAAAGTTATCGTGTCGTAACCCGTGCCTACTCCACCGCTTTCGCTTGCGGTAAAGTCGTCCCCTAACGTCTGCCTCTGACCGTTACGATAAACTCGAATCGTCGCAACGTCAAAGGCTTCCGGCGTCGTGTGTACAGGATTCGACCCGTCGACAATCCCACTTGGCTCGATCGAAAAACTCTGCTCGGCCAATATGTCTATTTCGACTAAAAAGCCTGCGTCAAATTGTAGAACTTTCATCCCTTGCGAACCACCGGCAAAAGTTGTGGGGAAACGAGGAAAGTACCTGAATCTAAAGCGGCACCGACCACTTGGATCACGGCCTCCGCGCCAACGCCGGGCAATGGTGGCGTGTCTGTGATCTTCGAGTCAGCGCCAACGTAGTACCGCGCGGGTGGCGTCAGACCGCTAGCTAGGATCTCGCCAAATATCTGCACGAGGCAAGTTGTCGCGGTTGGCTTTCGCACGAGCAAACCGATCGCCGGCATGGTCGCTCTGTCTGTTATGTCAACCTTAGTCACTTGCCGCACGCCCGCGATTAGATCGCCGGTGACGTAAACGAAATGCCCTAGCGCGTCGGTTGCTAGGCAGTCCGCTTGGAAGTACCGCCCGCGCGCAAACTGCTCTTCGTCCGATACAGAATCGAACGTGTCGAGTTCGCGGATCGAATCGAAGCGCAGTAGTGGTCGAGGTGGTGCCACGTCCGCATCCTAACCAATTCGATCGAGGGGTACACCCTTAACCGTCATAGGATGAGGCCCTAGGCAATTGTGGTGGGGGGTTGCTCGCTCAAAGAGCGAGATCTAGTCGGCACAGTGTCGCCAATTTTCTTGGCTAGTTGGCGGTGCCGATAGGTGCACTCTTCCATGCCGACATAGCATTGCGCGGTGCGCTCTTCGAGTGCGGCCAATCGTGCTTCTGCGGCAAGGCCGATCTTTGGTTTGTTGGGGCTGGGAATCGTGCGATCCTCCAACACCTCGCGCCGGGATATTTCGTCCTCGGGCAGCGAGTCAAAGTCAAGTGCGGGCTGTGCCATGCTCAGAGAACCTTTCATCTACCGTACCGGCGTTCCATCGAGGTAAGAACCTCGTTTTGCGCCCTCGAAAGTTCGTAGTGTTGTTGCATCCACGTTTCTGCTTTGGTGATGTAGCGCTCTTCGAGTGCCATCATCTCTGACTTGTGCTCACCCGCTAGAGTTGTGAGGCGCGCCGCGTGCTCTTTGTGTAGCTCGTCTTTTTCGTCGTTAAGAGTTTTGTTCTCGCGGTCTTTGCGCCACGCAACAGCCATCGCCAACAACGCGATTATGCCGAGTACCCCGTACTCCAAAAACTTCGAGATGATCTCTTGCATGATGCTGTGCCACTTTATACACCTGTCGTAGTAAGTCTACACCAAACAGATAGACTTGCGGGGGGCGGTAAGTTGTCGCGTTTGGATCAACTTGCAAACGTTGCAAAGCTAGCTATTACCCAATCGCGGGAAGCGTGTACCGAACCACGATGCCGTAAACGTCGTGTGTGTTGCCGGGCGTGCCCGCTACGTCGGTGTCTTGCGCGTGCACCGTCACGTAATATTGGCGCAATACATTGCTGACCGTTTCGGCCCCGACGTTTGGGGTCGTCTGTAAAATCGCTCCGATGCCGGTAAACAGCGCGTCTGACCTCAACCGGGTGTTGATAAAGTCGACTAGCTCTGTGCCTACCATGGTGGTGTCTTGCCGGTGCGATCGAATGCTGATCTGCGTGGCGGAACTGTTGCCGTCTGTAGACGTGCCGAGAACGTACACGCGATTTATCGTCGCGCCTTGCGGCAGCCCGTTGAGCGCGAACACAAGTGCGTGCGACCTAGTTACGCTGCTCGTTACGCGCCAGAATCTACGCGTGCCGTTTGCGTTCCATGTCCATGAGCCGCCGCCGCCGCCCGGAGACCCCGAACTTTCTTGGCCCGCGCCCATGTCAGCGCGGAAGTAGCGTTGGCCGCCGCGTACAGTGTTGGCAATACCAGTCAGGGCGAGTCCTAGGTTAGTGATGCCGCCATAGTCGAGCCCTAGCGAGGTGCCCATGCCTAGTAGACCGACGCCGCCCCAGTTGCTCGCGACCGTCTCCGATGCAAGGTCTGCTATAATACCATCAGCGCGGCTTTGCACACCCTCGCTAGGGCGTACATGCCCGCCTATTGTTGACTCCCAAGTCGGGGCGGCCGGCAAACCAACCTTGTTGCCACCGTTTACGCTACCAAGGTCAGCGATTATGCCGTCAACGCGACCCTGCACGCCCTCTGCGGCACGTGTAGCGGCGTCAAACCACGCGGAGGAAACCGGCAGCCCAATCTTTGCCGCGCCGCTTGCTGCGGCTAGGTCGGTAATGATCCCGTCCGTTCTCGCCTTTAGGGTTTCGGCGATCCTGCTAGTCGCGTCATTCCATGCGGGCGACGCGTCTGCCTTAATTTTTGCGGAGCCCGCGCCCGTTGCTAGGTCCGTGATGATCTTGTCAAGCTGCAACTCGACGCTAGTTGCCCCGTTAAGAGTTCCATCCGCCCAAGCGCCACCGCCCGCGTAGCCGATTAGACCACTGCCCGAGTTTACGAAATCGTTGATCTGATCTTGGAACGCTTGCAGCGTCGGCAACACAGTGCCGTTGCGCGAATTGTTCGGTGCTCCGGTGATAACGAAAACGTCTTGCCTACGCGTTAGCGAATCGATGTCAGCGTTTACGATCACGCTCTGCCCAAACACAAAAGTGATGTCCGCTAGTAGCAGTTGATCGGGGCGCAGCGCAGTAGCGACCTCAAGACCGGAAACAGCTTCCGCGCCCTGCACGACGTTGAACTTGTAAGACTCGGAACGCTCAAAGAAAACTTGCGCGGTGTTGCCGTCAGTGCGTGGGTCGGAAAGAAGACGATCGAACTCGACGAAAATGCTGACGATCTTTGCGTTGCCCGGTGTCGTTACCGACGTTGCGTTTGTGAACTCGTCAGCGGAGCAATCCACTGCCTGCTCTGACGCCCACGAAACGCGACGCCCTTGCTGATCGTAGCAAAGGCCGGGGCCGGCTACGTCAACGCTTAGCGAAGTTGTAAGCCGCTCGCTAACCTCGCCGCCTTGGAAAACTCCGATAAGGTTTTGATCAGCTATTAACGCGCGTTGCGCTACCTCCGAATGATCAAACCCCTCATCAAGTTCTGCCTCGGTGAGTAGCTGACGAAAGTAGTAGTCTTTGCGATCCATTTTAAGATACCAATTCTTTGTACGAGTACAGACCGTGCGTTATGGTGCACGCCGCACCAGTAGTGTAAACCTCTATGCAGTACCTACGCGTAAAGCCGTTCACGCTCTGAGACAAGCCAGACTGCGAAAGGCCGAGACCGGCTAGCGACCCCGTTTGTTGGGCACCTACAGTTTCTCGGCCCGTGCCCATCGCGATAATCCTTGCACTCGCAGAACCGGTACCGACAAGCCGAAACCCGGTAATCACGCAAGGGGACGGCAGCGAGATAGGAATAAACAGCACCGTGCTCCCAGCGGGTGCGCTCCACCCGGCGATGTCTTGCGTGACCTCCGTATGCACCCACGGGGCGTTGCCCCCGTACGACGCCATTAGCTGATCGCGAGCGGCTTCTAGTTGTAGTGTTGCGCTAACCTCGCGCCCTAGATGCGTCTCGATCGATTCGAGTGTCTGTTGCACAGATTCGCCGGCTGTGATCAACCCGGTTGCGCCGGATGCAACGCCGATGCGGGCAGCACCGGCGTTCGCCACAAGGTCAGAGATGATCGAGTCTAGCCGCTGGTCTACTCGCTCTGCGGGATTTGCGGTTGCGTCGTGCCAAGCCGGCCCGATAGCGGTTAGAATCTTCGCGGCACCCGCACCGGTCGCTAGGTCGGCGACTATCGACTCTACCCGTTGGCCTAGCTGCTCTGCGGGGTTCGTTGTTCCGTCAGCCCAAGCCGTACCCGCAGCGATTGCGATTTTTGCGGAGCCCGCGCCCGTTGCTAGGTCTGCAATGATTTTATCAAGCTGCAACTCAACAGTCGTTGCGGGGTTGGTTGTGCCATCCGCCCAAGCGCCACCGCCCGCGTATCCGATGCCGGCGTTAAGAATAGTGTTTACTTGGTCTTGGAACGCTTGCAGCGCGTCGTTAGGCGTTCCGGCGCGTTGGTTGTTTGGCGTGCCCGTAAGCACAAACGTGTCCTGCCTCCGCGTGATGTCAATGTCTGCGTCGAGGATCGCAGCTTGCGCAGTGATCAGCGTGATGTCGCAAAGCAGGATTTGACCGACGCGTAAAGCGGGTGCGACCTCGCCGCCCGCCGCAACCGTAGCGCCGGCGACCACGTTTATTTTGAATGACTCCGCGCGATCGAAAAAGATCGTTGCGCCGTTCCCGTCAACTCGCGAGTCAGACAGAGTGCGCGTGAACTCCGCGAACACAGAAATAATACGCGCGTTGCCACCACCGACCACAAAGGTTAGATTGCCGTCCTCGTCCGTTGAGCAATCGAGGCTTTGTGTTGGCGACCAAAAGATCCGTTGGCCAGCTTGGTCGTAAATCACTGCGGGGCCGGCAACGTCAACCGTCAGGTTTGGCACCGCCGCCTCTGCTACGCCTGCACCCTGAAAAATACCGACCAACCTTTGATCGGAAATTGCCAGACGATCGGCGGCTTCCAATTGGTCAAATCCTGCGTCGAGTTCCGACTCAGTTACCAGTTGTTTGAAGTAGTAATTTTTTCGATCAGCCATATCAGCGCCTTGATGTTAGTGGAGTTCCCAAGTATCGCCAAGCCCAGAAGTGCCAAGCTCTAGGTGGTTAGGATCGATCGTGGGTTCAATGATCGATCCTAGGTGCGTATGCGCCGGTTTCATTAGGTTTGCTAGTTCGGTTATTTGTGTGCGTTGCGTGTCCGTTAGGGCAACCGGGGATTGCACTGTGAAGGTGTAGCGCGCCGCCGATGAGCTAGGGGCGAGCACAAAGTCAAACCCTAGCTCGCTCTCGCCTAGCGATCCGCTCGTGCCCAAGTACGGCACGCAAGTAACCTCGACGCCCACGAAAAAACGTACCGCGTTCTCGACACCCACGCACGTGCCCTTTTGCTTGTACAGCGGTACAAGGATCGAAATCAGTCTGCGTTGATCGATGTCGGATAGCTCAAAGTTAAACGGGTTGCCTAGGTCGCACAACATGCCGGTCAGCCAAGGCTCGTCGGCTAAATCCGGATCGATGATATCTGAGAACGCGTCGATGTCCGCTAGGATCAGATTCACAACGTCTTGCAGGCAAAGAATGAACCTATGCAGATCGCCGGTCGCGTCCTCTTGCCTGTTTATGCGCGGAAGCATCCGCCACAATTCCCAGTTGCGGCCGGCGGGTATGGTGGGCACAAACGAATCGAAAAGAGCGGTGTGGTCAGGCGGTAAAACTACGTTGCCGGAAACATCCGCCGCGTTTACTACAGACACCAAATACGGAACGCCGATACTTAGATCGATGTCAGTCGTAACGTCGACTGACGTTGTTGTTACCGACTCGACAGAGATCGCGGTTGCCGTTACGGCGGGAAGAGTTTGTGGCGCAAACGAGTAGTTTGCGGGGTTCATTGCGTCGTTTGAATTAGCCCCGAGAACTTGCAACATAGCCTCGTTGAAAGTAACGCGAACAACGTTTAGCGATTGCGCTTCTGCGCTCGCAACCTGTGGCGGTGTCGTGTCCTCGACGTTGAACTCGTAAGTCTCGTCGAGCGATGTTAGGCCGGCAGACGTGCCCGTTGCTCTAACTGCGATCGTCGCATCGCTGGTAAAGTCGATCGTCGGATCGATTGTGACCTGCAAAGTGTTCGCGTCGACCGCAGCCGTGCCGGATCCGCCTCCGTTCCAACCAACAGCAAAACCGCCCGCGAGTGTCCACGCCGATACGCCGTCAATTAGAACCCCCGCAGTGTCTAGGGAAAACCCCGAGGCAACAGCGATGTCGAGAACAACAAGCGCGTCTTTCGCTACGTTATCCTCAAGCGGTGCCGGTGCTTGGTTCATGAGCACAACGTCAGCGGGTGCGCTCAGCGCGAGGTCGTCAAGATAGACGGCGGGTAGTGTTACGAAAGCCACTTAGACTAGCTCCAATCGGATCGCAACGGTGTGGTCGCCAACGTAGGCTGACACGTTCGCCGTCAGGGTTGTGTCGATCACTGCGTCGGCACCAAATGTTCTGCTAGCGTGCTCGACCGCGCCAACGCGTAGCGATATTTTCCACCCGGAAGTTCCCGCCGCGATTTCTGCGGGTCCGCGAATTTGCATGGGCACGTGAAAATAGCTTTCGATATCGAAATCGCCGATCTGCGTTACCTCGATGTAGTCGCCCACCGCAAGCTCTGCGAGGTGCTCGGGTGCCGCGCCGTCGATACCCAAGCAAAAAGTGTAGTCGCCCTCTACGGCCGGCTGACCGTTCGGATCGACGCGCCCTTGTTGCCTGCCGAATAGCATATCCCACGGGGAAACGCCGGGCTCACCACCAACGCCGGTGCCCCAACTACTGCCCCACGGTGCGACTGCCCACCCCACCTTATGCGATTACCTTAGCCGTGATGTCGGAGCCGGCTAGGATGCCCGCAGCTACGTTGCTCAGGAACACGAGGCTAGTCAGGTTCGCTGTAGCGTCGTCGTACACGCCGGCACCCGCTTGGTAGTCCATAACGTCGCCGGCGTCTCGCGACCCGGTGAAGTGATAGCGACGCTTCGTACTGACCCCGTTTGTGGTTCTGGCTGCGTGCAGGATCATTTTGAAGTGCAAAGCGTGGTACGTCGCAGCCGCAACAGTCCAGCTAGACAAACGCCATGTCGTAGCCTCAGCAATAACCGACGAGCCTTTGTGCTGCGATGATTTTAGGTTGGTGGTTACATTGTTAGGGCGCACAACGATGTTGCCTACACCCAACGCCAACAACAGTCGCCCGGTTATTTCGTACACGGAGTCTGCGTCTCCGTCGAGCCCTGTCAGAGTTACACTCGTGGCGGCGGTCCCCACGACTACACTGATCGGGGACGGGCCTCGCAAGTCTGCTACCGTTACTCGCCTCTTACCGAAGGTCGCCGCGCTGTCCTCTAACAAGAGTAGGTCTGCGCCATCTAACGGCGCAGCCTTTGGCCCAATACCGTTAAACTCGTTGCTTATGTTTCCGTGAATAGCCGCCGGGTCAGAGGGTGCGGGTAGTGCGCTTATGAGCGCCTTCTTTTTTAGAAAAGAGTCAGCGCTATCCTCAATTAAGATAATGTCTGAGCCAAGTGGTGATGCCTTAGTTGTTATCGCGTTGATCTCACCGCCCGCAGTATCGTGAATAGCGGAAGTGTCTACACCGTCGCCGCTTAGCATAGAGCTAAGAGTTGTTCGCTTTTTGGCGAAAGCCGCTGCGCTATCCTCGATCAGAATAACGTCGGCAGAAACAGCGTTAGGCTTGAGCGCAATAGCATTGATCTCACCAGCAACATCGTCGTGGATCGCTGTGCCCCCACCGCCAGCGATTAGGTCTGCTACCGTTACTCGCCTCTTCCCAAATGTAGCTTCGCTGTCCTCTAACAAGAGCAGGTCATCACCTACCGGTACGGCCTTCGGCCCAATACCGTTAAACTCGTTGCTTATGTTTCCGTGAATAGCCGCCGGGTCAGAGGGTGCGGGTAGTGCGCTTATGAGCGCCTTCTTTTTTAGAAAAGAGTCAGCGCTATCCTCAATTAAGATAATGTCTGAGCCAAGTGGTGATGCCTTAGTTGTTATCGCGTTGATCTCACCGCCCGCAGTATCGTGAATAGCGGAAGTGTCTACACCGTCGCCGCTTAGCATAGAGCTAAGAGTTGTTCGCTTTTTGGCGAAAGCCGCTGCGCTATCCTCGATCAGAATAACGTCGGCAGAAACAGCGTTAGGCTTGAGCGCAATAGCATTGATCTCACCAGCAACGTTGTCATGTATAGCGGTAGTGTCTGTGCGGTTATCCGTTAGGCGCGGGTCATTTGTATCAATTAGATCCGCGTCGCTTATTTTAGAGTTGAGGTTGATCAGCGTATCGGGGTCGTGGTCTGCGCCACCTAGCGCGTGGTTTGCGATCCCTGTGTCCGCTTGCCAAGTTGCGTTCGTTGGGCTTGTCGCTTTTAGAACTTGCCCCATCGTCGGAGGCACCGCAGCGTTGACAATAACGGGTGCGCCTGTGGTCGATAGTGCGTCAGCCGAGCCGCCCGTAGCGACCGCATCTAGTGCCCTCATACCCGCCACGAAATCGGGGTGGTACGAATCCTCGTTGCCGCCCTCGTTATAGTCGCCGCTCTGCTCGTTTAGTCCGGGCAAACGCATACCGGAATTCGGCAACGCAACAGCGACAAGAATTTTTGCGCGGTAGTTATTGTCAACGATAACGTCGACCGTGTACGTGCCTGTTACGTCCATCACGAGCGCGGGTGTTGCCGTCAGCGGGTCTGTTAGAACCGCAGCCGATAGCGGGGGTCTGTCTGACAGAAACCAAGCGTGAGACGCCGCCCCGTTCGCAACCTCAAGGTCAGCAAAAGCGCAAGACTCCCCAATGCCAAAATCTTTGCGGCCCTCGCCCTGCGTGCCTACGCCCGCAATGGATCCTGTGGTCTGAATTATCGGTTTTGCTGACATGGTTCTAGTCCTTAATGATCTATCAGAGCTGACGCGAAACGGTTACGTGGTCGAAAAAGCCGCGCCGCGCTACGTCGGCGGTCTGGAATGCGTAGCCCGCGCGCCCGTCCGCGTATGGGGCTGACCCGGAGTTGGCCCCGATCGCGTCGTCGATGTACGCGCGCCCGGTGTCGGGTGCCGGTGTCCACTCCATTCCGGGGATCTCTTCCCAGACCGGAGCCCCAACCGCGTTCGCATCGAGGTCAGAGGCGAACGCTAAGAGCACTACGTCGCCGTTTAGGTTCGCCACCATGTCTAGGCGCAGATGCAGCCAAGTGCCGGCAGGATAGCTTAGCGTGCCCTTAGCGAGCACGCCGTTTGTGCCGGGGTCGTCGCTTGGGATCCCGCCGTTGATCGCACCCTTGCGCAGCACGATATGGTGCGGGGCCTCGTCGGACATTCCGAGCGAGTAACCTAGATCGGACACGTCAAACCCTTGCAATCCGATAAAAAGGAACGGGGAAAATCCGGCGTTGCCGCCACTAACCGCGCGCTGTACCGCGCCGGTGATACGGCCGCCCTTTGCCATGGGTGCAAAGTTTGCCAAGTTGGTAAATCTCCCAACTGTGCCCGGTGTCGCGGTTATAGAGTTGAACCCAAACACGAAACTGCCGCCTCCGTTTGGTGGGACGAATCCGGCGGATGCGCCGCGCAATACGTCGCCCGTGCTTAGTGAGCTTGCTAGCTCGGTCCAATCTGCTTCAGCCATTTCTGTCCTCTTTTTCCTATTACGCTAATTGCCTAAATAAAGTAATGCGTGCGAAGTACGCGCGGCGCGCAACGTCACTGCACTGAAATGCGAAACCGGCACGCCCGTTTATGTACGGCGCGCTCCCGGAATTAACGGCGAGAGCGTCGTCTATAAATGCTCTTCCGGGCGACGGGTCGGGCCATTCCATGCCGGGGATCGAAGACCACACGGAATCGGGCATGGTCTCGGAACTTAGATCGCTTTGGAAGCATAGCAACACTGTGTCGCCGTTCTCGTTAACGACCATATCGATACGCAAGTGGTGCCAAGTCTCGGGCGGAAACACTTGCGACCCGCGCGCCAGAACTCCGTCAGTACCTACAGGGGAATCGGGTACGCCATCGCTTAGCTTACCCTTCCTAAGAATAATTCTGTGCGGTGACGAGTCGGATAGGCCAAGTATGTACCCCGTGTCCTCCGTCATAGTGCCCTGCAAACCTATAAATAGCATAGGCGCAAATCCCGTGGTACCGCCGCTAGGTGCACGTTGCACCGCACCGACAATGCGCCCGCCCTTAGCCATAGGGTTAAAGTCGGGACTACCGCTCATCTGGCTTAGGCGATTGCTGTACGAGCCTGCAACGCCGGTAACGAGTGCGCGTGATGCGAATCCGTAAACAGTGTCGCCGCCGTCAGGATCATTAACGCTACCCGCGTATCCGCGATCGATCTCGTCGGCCTTACTAAGCGAGCCGGCTAGCTCTATCCAATCAGATTGTGCCATCAGAGTGTGTCCATTGCATCCCACGCGCCCGTGTCAAACTCTTCGGGGGTGTCTAGGTCGCTAGACGAACCGCCATCGAGCACAGCCTGATCCATCGATAGCGCACGGATCGCAGCAATAGTGGTGCCGGGGTTTATCCAAGAGGGTAGCGATACGTCAGATTTAAGCGTTAGCCCGGTAAGGGTAGTGTAGCCAGACATTCCAGCCGAACCCGGAAAAGCGCTTGCGCCCGGCCGGATCACGAGGTTTCCGGGTTCGCGAAAACCGTAGTCCTCCCAAGTCTCCGGGCCGGGGAGTACGGCAATACGCCCACCCGCCTGATCCGCGAACTCGATCCCGATCAGAAGTTCGCCGACACCGAAACCGCCCACCTCGGGGAGCACCGGCGTGTACGCTACGGAACCCTCCGCAAAAACAAAACTCTCGTTCGCGTTTGCGCCTGCGTCGAACAAACCGGTTTCGATTGCGCCTAGCGTGCCCGACCAAGTGTTGTTGCTCCAATCGTTCTCAAAGTTTTCGTCGGTGATCGATCCGGCGTCAAACTCTGCGTCGTCGATCGAGCCAAGACCAAACGCAAACGTTGTGTTGTTCCACCCGTACTCGAAACCATCGGCAACGAGAGGATCAACCGTGCCGCTAGGGAACTGCCCTTGCTGCAAATCTGTCTGCACGAACACAAACAGAAAATCAGAATTGCTCCACCCATCCTCCCAAGTGTCGAAAGGCGACGCGGAGGTAAAACCAAAGTTAGCGTGCTCGATAAGAGTCGACACGACCGATTGCCCCCACGCAAAAGCGTCGCCGGGGATAGCTTCGGCGGTCTCGAATCCTAAGTTTAGAAACGTGTGGGCCACTAGAACGCTAGACCTGTATCCCCGTCGATGAGTGTAATGGTTCCGAGCGCCGGGAACTCAGAAACCAAGATCGGAACGTCGGAGCTTTCGCCGTTGAGTAGCACGCCGGCAGCACCGTCAGAAATTTTGCGCACTCCGTCGACATCTCGGATAGCGTTGAAAATATCTGACCACGGAACCTCGCCAGAGGGTAGCCCCGCGTTGTCTTTGTAGTTGAAACCAAAATCTATGTTTGTGTTTAGCGTTCCGTCTACGTTGTCGAGGCTGAAATACTCGCCAAGCGCAGTCTCGATCTCAACGCGCACCGCCGTAGTGCTGCGGCCTTGCGCGAGGAAAACGGTTGCCGCAACGTCGATCGGCAAGTACACGGGGTCTTGTACGAAAACAACGAACGTCAGCGTGTTTGGGAACGTTACGGTTACTTGCTCAAGCACGGTACTCTTGAGCCCGGAGCTAGGTAATCCGCCGCCGGTGGGGACTATGTAGAGAATCCCTTGGTTTTCCTCGATCGTCGCGTCCTCGTTTGAGGTCAGCATAAGCGATCGCGATACTTCCGGAAGAAGTAGCGAATTGATCTCGTAGTCCTCGCGAGCAACTGTGCGGTTTAGTACGCGAAGCGAGGCGGGGGCAAGCTGCCTGATAGACTCAATGCCCTGACGGTCTGCGCCCCCACTCGCGGCCGTTGAGTTGCCAACCGTCACCGTCACCGGGTTAGATAGAACGTCTAGGTATGTACCCTCGACAATCGTAATTGATCCGGCCGCTACGTTGCCACGCTCGCCGCCGCCGATTTTGTACAGGATCGTGATCGTGCCTTGCGGGATTGCGCCGTTCACGCCGTTGCCAAAACGGATCTCGGCTTGGTCTTGCTGATCAACGACGACGATAAAGTGCTTGTCAGTCGATGTTGAGTCTAGGAAATTTACGACTTCAGTGTACACGCCATCCGTTGCCGAGATGTTTGCTGTGTCGTCGATGTACGGGATCCCGTTTAGCGAGATAACTTGGTTGGGTAGGCTAGTCGACGGGAAAATGTCTGTCTTGCCTTTTGAGTTTCCGACAAGCGCTGAGACCGTCGGTGGGTTAGACCCGGCAACGATCGTCGCGTTTGCTGGTAGTTGGAACTCTACCGCGTCGCCAAGATCCGTCGTCCTAACGATTAGGCCAGCCGGTAGGATCACGTCGTTTGCCGGAACCTCTGCGAGAGTCAGATCTACGTCTGCGGTAGCGGCTCGCGCGGAGGTCGGTGTGTACGTTAGCAGCTTTGCCAACGCGATCATGTTTTTGCGTTGGGTGACAGAAACTATGCGGCTCTCGCGCCCTTGGTTGTCTAGGTAAAACCCTAGCGTGTCCCCGACAAACGCGAAAAGCTCAACAAGAATATTCCCAAAGTTGGCGACCTCAAATGCCGTCCACGTAGGGAAAACACCTTGCACCAAGTTTTGCATTCGGGCGCGCAGAGAATCAAAGTCTCTGTCGCTGTAGTCTGGATTTGATGGTAGTAGAGCCATGGTGTTTTCAGATCGTTATGACGCTCTCTAGGTTCTCGAAAATGATCGCGCCGGTCGCGAGATCTAGGAAGTTGAAACGAACTTTTATGACAAGAGTTTTGTCGCCCTTTTCCGCCTGCAAGTCTCGCCCAACAGTAGTGCCTGTGACAATGACTCTTCGCTCCCATTTTTGCAGAGCGTCAACAACGTATCGACGTGCGATTTCGTCGAGCGCCGGTGTGTTGGGCCTGTGCCGTAGCAAGTGCAGCAAAGATCCAAACTCGGGTCGCCACGGCATTTCGCCCTGCGAAAATTCCGAGGATGCAACCGTGCCTAAAATCTGACCCATAGCGGCGATCACAAGTGCGGGGCCTTGTGAAGTCGCGAAGTCGCCTTTTTGGTCTCGTTGGAACGGACGCACGAGCCCGAACCCAAAGGGGGCAAAGTCCGTCTTTGTGGCTGGGAGCGCGCTAGGGCCGCTTGGGGGCACCGTAGACGGTGCTGCGGTGTCCCCCTGGATCAGCGGCCATGTTGTAGTTGGGTGACTCATGCGACGACCCCAAGATTACCGCTCGAATCGATCGGTAGATACTCGATCGTCGGTGCTTGCAGCCATCCGCCAATGCGGAGAACTGAATAGCTGAAACCCCCCGCTATTGCTGACCTTGTGTTTGCCCCGCCAACGTATTTTCCCCGGAAGCCGTCGCCGTCGTGGATCATTTCTGCGGTGCCATCGGCAAAGGATGCAAAGACGGCAACGTGTGCAAGCTCGGTTTCGTCTGTTATGTCGAAAGTGATAACTTGCGTGCTCTCGATACCGGTGCCCCCGGCTGGCAACACGTTGCCGACAACGGGGGGTAGAACGTCGCCGGTAGCCGCCGCCACGGTAAGCGGCACTGACCCAACGATCGCGCCAACCGTTGCGGTGATCGTCGTTGTGCCTAGCGCGACCGCAGTAACCAAACCTAGCGCGACCGTAGCGGTTGCCAGTGTAGTGGAGCCCCAAACCGCCTCAACAGTAACCTCTCGCACAGAGCCGTCATCGTATGTAGCTAGCGCTCTAATCTGCGCGTCTGTGCCGACTACCATCGTTAGAATCGGCGGCACCATTTCGATAGACAAAACAACAACCGCCGGTACGTCACCGGCAACACCTGTGATCTCTAGGGTCGCAACGTCGTCGCTGATGTAGAGAAATGGAAGCTCTACTATGTCGACATGGCGGGAACGCGCGACCTCAAAGTCGGCCCCTTTAGCGAGGTCGTCGGATAGGCACAGCCCACGATCTGCGTGGTCTGTCGCGAGGTCTGCGTCCTTAGTTGCCATTATCTGATTCTCGGCATTGCCTGTGCGCTGTCCCAAGGAACTAGCAAACCACCGCCGCTAAACCAATTCACAGGGCCGCCAACGCTATCGCCGAACCCTTGCCGAAATTGGTTAATTGGTGCCCAATATATATCCGGAATTCGGCCCCAGAAACCACGGAGGGATACGCTACTTGCGTAAAGCTCGCACGGTCCTACTACCGTTTTTCTATCTTCTGGGATTCTGATTTGGCTTTGTATTCCCACGTTATTCCAACCACGACCGCCAACGTAGAAAGCAGACTCGCCCCCGGTCGCCGCGCCATCCAACGAGAGAGCCCCGTGCCACGAAGCCACGTTGTAGTGGTCTTGGTTGTCCATGACGGTGTTGTCCATATCAATCCCTGAGTCGCCGCTGCGAATCGTCCACGCCATTCCGTTTTGTAGCGTCCATCCGGGATTGTCAGCTCTCGCATTTTCGAGTTTAGAGAACGCGAAAAAGTGCGGAGTGCCTCTGTCCTGGTGCGACATCAAATAGAACTGGCTCAGGTCGGCTGACCAACAAGCGGTTAGTGAAAGCGTGTACGCGCCCAAGTTGTTTAGACCGTTAGGAACGTTGTTGTACCAAAGGAACTGATCCGGGGCGGTTGGTGCGAGGTTGCCACCAGAACCATCCGTACCGCCGCCAGACAATAAGAACTGCCCTTTATTCGATGTTGCGGCGGACCAATACTCTGGATTACTGGAAGTCCGTTGCCCGCCCGAACTTATCATCACCTGGATTACCCCCATGATTGGTGGGCACTGCATGACGACCCAAGGGTAGTAGGTACCCTCGGCTAGCGCTGTGTCGTCCGGGTCTTGCGGCCAATGGTCGGTGCCTGCGACGAGCGGGTTTGGCCCGCCTGTGCCGTCGTTAGAAAATACGCCGCCGTTAGAACTCGCCAGAACCGTCCAACCCGCAGCCACAAACATTTGTTTAACTTGTGGCTTCCATCGGAGAGGCAGCGACCTGCTACTACCGAGGTAAGGAGCTACCCAATGCCGGAAATTATAAATTTGTGAGTGTGCTAGTGCCATGGTGTTTTCCCTATTGAAGCGATGCCCTGATGCCTAGCGTGAAGCCTGCACCGTCAGTGTTGATTTGGGTTGTGATCGACTTGCCCGCGTAAAGTCCGGCGACCGCCTGCACCTCTTCGTAGATAGCAAGCTCGCAGTCTGGCGAACCCTCCGCGCTTCCGTTGATGTCTGCCCGCTGCGTTGCCCCTGCCGGTGGCGTCACCACTGACGACGCCAAACCGCCCGCTCGGCATAGAGAGAATGCGGAAAGCATGATCGAATTCGCGTGGGTTGTGGTGGCGTTGGGTAGGGTGTGCGCGGCTGTAGCGGTACCCGTAGCAAGGTTGGCGAGAACCTCAAGCTGCGTTGCGTGCGCCGGGCGATACGTGAGGCACACAGCAAGCTCTAACCCGTTTGACGGATCAAGCATTGCGATGTCGTAGCTTGCGGGCTCGCTGCTAGCAAAACGGTGAAACACGTGGTGGTAGGTAACAGTCGATAGCAAAGGCATACTCGCCTTAGAGTCGAGCACCCATCCCGGCGGTGTAGCCGGCGACGTTTGAGAGGCGTTAAAACCTGTCATGATCAAAACCATCAAGTCGCCATCGACTGTGCCCGCCGGAACGGGAACCGTAACGGTGGCGTCAACGGCAGGGTTAACAACCGTCGACGACGCCACAAATATTGGGAGTATTGAGATCGCTTGTGTGAAACTCAAATCCGTTGCGGAGTCGTCGAGCCAACCCCATACGCAATCACCAACGCATACAAATGTTCTGTTGCCGGCCAGTGGAAGCGTGTCTAGATCGAGCAAGTGTTGCCCTGTTATATTTCGGCTGCACCAATACCAATCGTAAAGACCACCTAGAGGGCCAACGTCAGAGACTACCCGACTGACCAACGTGCCCCCGTACAGGCGTGGGCTGCTCCCCGTTTCCTGCAACTCAATAACTTCGTTTGTGGTGTACACCGGGGCAACTACTTTGGCGAGAAACCCAACACCGGCCTTGCGGCCCCAGAATGGCTCGGTGCTTTGCATCACCTCCCACCTTAGACAACTCAAGGCGCTTGCGACCGTTGACTTTAGGAAGTACCAAACGAAGTTCTCAGCCCAGTCCGGATCCGGCAGCCTAGGTCTCTCAAAACCCCACGCAGCGCAAGGAACTTCCGAGTTTACGTCAGAAATGACAACACGAGTGCACTCGCCATCGGTTGACTGAATGCACGTTAAGATTTTGTCTGTGTAGACCCCGGCTTGGTCGCCAAGCCAACCGGTAACAGTCCCAAGAAACTCGTCAGGCGCGGTCGGCCTAGCCGTAGCAGACCCACCAGAAAAACTCCCAGAAGGGCTAACAATAGAAACGATGTCGTCCCGAGTAAGGTCTAGCGCTAAGAGCCTCTCTAGCGAAATGCAAACCTGAGCACCGGTACCGGGTTGCTGTAGAACGATCCAACTGTATGGTGTGCCCGCCGTCGTTATGTAAACAAGATCGCCGGTATCGACCCAACGGTCAGACGCATCCATCGCGCCAACAAGCGAGTCGGATGATCCTGCCACCGTCCACGGCCAAGTATTGAACCCTACGAATGCGTCCCTGATTTTTAGGAGCATTGCCCGTTGCTGATTCGCGCCCACGACGAGCTTATTTACAAACTCAGTTCCGCCTAGGCTAGAGCCGCCTTGCCAAGTCTTTTGTAGGGCTGGAAGTGCCATCAGATTATTGTATTAGTCCCGGCATTGTCTCGTCGGTGTCTGTGCCCATGATCCCGCGCAGAACCTCAATCGTCGGCACGTCTTCGATCGAGCCCAGCATCGAGAAAGTGCTCGCTACGATTGGTGTGCGATCTGCGTAGTCTACGCGCGCGCCGATCGTAGCGTCCCACTTGGCTAGCGCACCCGACTCTGCCGCGCCATGGTCTGCGCCCGTGCCGACTACTGCGGTAGTGCTTCCTAGGCTGTCCGTTAAATAAAAAATGTAAGAGTTCATGATATTTTACCAATGCCCGCGCCGGTTCCCGTGCCGGCTTGCGCCGCCGCCGTTCCGGTTGTTGCGACGGCGGTGTTTACCGTCGTGTTGATTACAGCGGCGGTTTGCAGATGCTCGATCACCGCATCCGCTAGCGCTTCAAAATACGCCTGCTCGTTATCGGTTACACCAACCGCGTGCACCCTGCTCCGCATGAGCGCGCCTAGTACGTTTTTGTTTAGTGCCATGCTAGATCTTCTTTGCGAATACAACTGTTGATGCTTGGCCGCGTTGGCCTGCGGTAGTGCCTGAGAAAGTGTCTAGCGTTTGCGCCAGCGCTACGCCCTCGCCGGTGATCGGGTTCTCGTCGAGGTTGTCGCCGCCTAGGTAGATCTTTGGTGAGTCTACAACGACCTTTGTTGGCGACTCAAGTTTGATCCCGTTGTCGGGGTCCATCGACACGAAATCCCCCGAAACTTTGTCTAGTATTTTGAACGTCTCTTTTCCGTCGCGCTCATCCCAAAGCATTTGGTAACGCGCAGTTTCGTAAACCTTAACCTTGTGCTTGTCCCCTTTGCCTAGCCCGCACGCGGCTGACGGAACTTCGCAACCGTCCGCGTCAGTCAGCCCCCAATGCGCGCATTGATAAAACGGCGAATCGATGTTGCCTTTGTGGAACCAAACCGCAACGTCAGCCTTTTCGGGGGGTACGTCGTAAAATCCTAGGTTGTTTGTGCCTCCACCCGTGCCGCCTATTGGGAACGCCCAACAGCTAGCTGATGTTACTCCTTGAATGTTGACGCGAACGCGCCCCAAGTTCTCGGGATCTTCGTTGGTAACAACGGTCCCGATGTACATGCCGACATAGCGTGTCTCGCCCTCTTCGTCGAATTCGGTAGGCATTATTTTTTCGGCACACTTTCTCTATGCGACGCGCTCCAATCGACGGAATATGCGATCGTTCCGTCGTCCCTTCGGTACGCGTACTCGACGCCCTTGCGGTTGCCTATCGATACGTTGCGCTGCGACTGTGAAACGCGCGAGTCGTTGATCGCCTTGTCGCCCAATGCTGCGATCAGCTCTTTGTTGCATGTCTCGGATGCGTTAATGGCTACCGTGCTGAGCATGTCTAGGCGCTGTTTAAGCCGGTTGATCGTGCCGTCGCCTTGCCCCTTAAAGAACTCGTTTATCGCCCCGATCGTGTCGCTAGCGACACCTGATATTTGGCCCAACCGCTGCGCGTTCGGGTTGTTGTCTACCGCAGCAACAAGCAAACGCAAATCCCTAAACTTGAACGCGATCTTTCCTATCTGCGAAACCCCGGCTGCGGCTGACAGAGTTCCGGCCTTTGTCGCCTTGTTGTACTCGACGGCGACTTGCTTGTGCACTGCGACAACCTGTTGCACTGCGGGCACGCAGTCGTTGAACTTGACCGCCTTACCGCCACCGCCACCGCCACCACCGCCACCGCCGCCACCTTTGAATAACTGCGACGACGACTTGCGGTTTTTTCCGTCGCGAATCATTTTTGCGTCGCACGTGTACCCGCTAGGCCCGTAAACGTGTTTTACAGATTTGCAATAGTAGTTCCCAGACAGGCGATCGCCGATCCCATTTATGCGCGCGATCGTCTTTGCGAGAAACTGCGGCTCGCCTACTAGCTTCATATTCAGCTTGACGGTTAGTTGTCGCTTTCTGCGCAACTTGCCTTTCGCGTTCTTTACCGCGTTGCGCTCTGTGGCCTCTGCGTCAAGCCTTTCGATCGTAGCGCGTGCCTCGTCCATCTCGCCGGGGGCACGTAGATACCCGACCTCCCCAAGTATGTCACGCGTAGCGAATAGGGTTTCGTTTGCGTCGCCTCGCGCGAAGCCATCTCTGACCGTTCGTGAGAACTCGTCTCGCGCTTCTTTAGCGCGGGCGATGCCTTTGATCGTCCCCTTTACCAGTAGGTCAGCGGTCTCTCGGAACGCGCGTAGCTGCGCCCTATCGTTGGTCGGTGCGTCTGCTAGCTGTTGATCTGAAATCACTAGCACGCCGTAGTCTTTCTTTTTCTTGTGGTCGCGCCCTTTTACCGACGTTACATAAGTTCTTACGGTCAAGTCGTTCTCGATGTCAAACGAGATCATGCTGCCGCGCGAATCGTTGTACCAAGTGTACTCGCGGAATGGTGCTTGCTTCATGTTCCGCTGATGGAAATGGAAACCGTCAAAGTCGACAAAGAACTCGAAACCTTCTTTGTTTGCTAGCTTGCGTATAAAATTTGCGTCGGTTACATGCGCTTGCGTAGCGCCCTCGATCACCTCTTCGGTGTCCTCGATATGCGAAAGTTGATCGTCGTAACCGTTCTCGGCTGCGATAGTTCGGATCATGTCAGAGCGTGTTTGGTTTACGAACGTGCGATCACGCGGGATCGTGTCCATGGCGAACGCCTTGTTTGTGCCCTCAACCTTTAGCTGCGTGGAACCCTTAACGCTCTTGATAACCATCGTTCGCGCCGGCGACATATTGCCGACGTAGCCCCACGAAATTTCCAGCGTATTGCCTTTCGCCCAAACCTCGTGATCGAAATTCGCTAAATCCCAGTTGTCGACAACGAGAGAAAACTTGTCAGCCTTGCGCTCGTTGTCCTCAAAGGTAAACGACAACACGCGCCCGCTAACGTCGATGCGCGTCTTTACGTTTCGGCCTTTAATTAGCCGAACGTAAAAAACCATTTCGGTTCTGTTGCTCACCTAACGCGAGACTCCGCGCGACGGTCGGTAGCAAACACCTCTTCCGTAACCGTTCGCAGTGAGGGGATAAAGATAGTACGACCGAGCGCAAGCGATAGCGTTGGGTCGATAATTGGGTCGGGTTGGAAGTCCGCGAGCACCCACCAAAGCCCCGCCGGCCGGGGTGCGCCGGCGTAGAATTTCGCCGCAAGTGTGAAAAGCGTATCGCTCGTTTTAACCGTGTGCAAAATCGTGTCGGGATATTGCGCGTACCTAAAAGGCTCGCGATCGGTGAGTTGGAAAACGTCGTCTTTGTCGAGCCCGGAAGTAAACGAGTACCGCGATAGTCTGTGCACTGCCATGGCTACTCGTCCTCGAATACGATTTGGCTAGGGTCGGTTGGTGCGAGGCCGGAACGCTCAAGCCCCTGCATGATCACGTCGTCGGATAGTAGCCGCGCGTCGCGCGTTTCTTCCATAGCGAGCGACAAGGTAAACCCGATCGGTGTGCCGTCCGAGGCAAACTTTGTAAACGTCTCAGTTACGGACGTGATCAACGTAGTGAGCGAAATGAAAGTTGGCCACACGAAAAGAACGCGAGGCGGGCCACCGTCGACGATCGAGTTGACACCGCGCGGATAGCAAAGCGACTCGATAAAACGGCGTGTCGCTAGATTCTGCAAAATTTGATCTCGGTTGTCTGCGTCGAAAAACAACTCCATCTCGAAAGCAGAGTTTCCGGTCGAGACGTACTGCATGATTTTGTGTGATAGACCCGGCACGGTTTGCTTTGCGTACTCGACCTCTAACGTGCGCGAGAACTCGGTAGGGTTGAATTGCACAACGCGCTCGATACCCGTTGCGAGATTTACCAAGTACATTTTGGCTACGGGCACGCCGCCGAATGGGATCGCTAGGCTACCGTCAGCGAAAGTTCTGACGCCGCCCGGTGGGGCTATGTCTCTTTGCGCCATGTCTAGGTGTCCTCACCCTTTGCGTTGCCAAAGCTGCGATTCTTCTCGTCTGCCATAAATTTCTTTGTAGCAGACGCGACGATCTCACCGTCTACATTTGTGTTTAGCGTGAGGTTGATCGGTGTTGCCTTAGAGCCGCCGGCCATAGCGTTAAACACGTTGTTCTGCGACGGGGCTACTTGTGCGGATATGCCCTCTTGCTGCCTCTGTGCTGATATGGCGTTCTCGATCACGCTGCTATTGCTACCGCCAACGATGTCACCCGCGAAGTCGCCAACCGCGCCGATGCCGTCCATAAAGCCGCCGCCGATATCGCTAAAAACGCCGCCAACCGCTTCCGCCTTGCTGATCACCCACTCTATTTTTCCGATCAGCCAATCGATAAAATCGCCGATACTACTCATTATTCCCATCACGAAATCGAACACCGGAGTAAGCGCGCTGACAATACCCTCCCAAACGGTAACGATAAACCCGCCAACCGCGACAAAGCCGTCTCGGATTTTTCCGAGGATCGCAACAACGATATTGAACGCCGTTATGTATGGCTGTATGAAAATCTTAAATAGGATTTTCCCGATCGTCTTGAACATGCCGACTAGCCACAAAAAACCGTCAGCGATTTTGTCCGTTACCCACTCGAAAGCGTCGACCATAAACCCGGAGATAGCTTCCCAGTTATCCCAGATTAGGTAAGCGGCACCGATTATCAAACCGATGATCGCGAGCCACCAAAACGCGACCATAAAAGACGCGCCGATCGTAGCGCCCGCCGTTGTAGACAGGGCCGCCGCTGACACCATAGCGAGTTTGTAAAGAGCCAGAACGCCCATGACAACTTTAATTGTGCCGACGACGATCAGCAATATTGGGGCTAGGATCATAAGCGCGCCAATAACTTTTTGCACCGGGCCTGGTAGCGTCTGAAAAGCGGTGATAAGCCAGTTTATCCCCGCGATCATTTTTTTGATTACCGGCAACAGTGCCGCCGCGATCGGTTTGCCTAGCGTAACGCCTAGGGTTTGGATCGACCCTTTGAGCAAAGTAACCTGGCCTTTGAAACCGGCTTGCTGCTTACCGACGAAATCTTTTGTCGTACCCGCTGCGCCCGACATTTGATCGCGCATCGCCTTCGCCGCCTCTGCGCCGAAAACCATATTGCCGGCTGCGTCTTTTACGCCGTTAGCTAGCTGACCGCCGATAGCCTGTGCCGCGCCAAGACCCCTGATGCCGAATAGCTTAGTGAGTAGCGAGGCTTTTTTAGCCTCGTTGCCCATGGTGTCGGTGTGCTTGGTTACGTCGAGCATCACGTCGATCATTGGCCTGAATTTTCCCGACGCATCCGTAACGTCGACGCCGATCTTTTTGAATGCTTTTGAGTTCTGCGCCATCTTGATAAGCGCGGTCGAGACACCGGTAGCGGCTGACGAAACCTCGACGCCGGTGTTTTTGACAAGACCCATTGCGATCAGCATCTCATCCATGTTTTGCCCTGTGACGGACGCACCACGGGCAACGTTACCTAGGGCAAGTTGCAAGTCGCCTTGCTGCAACGATGTAAGGTTTGAAATCTTGTTTAGCTTGTCGACCGAAAGAGCCGAGTCTTTTAGATCGAGGTTGAAAATCTTGGTCGCCGCTGACAGAGTGCCGGTCGCTTGCTCTACCGTAATCATGCCGGCTGCGGCAAGACCTAGCGACGGATCCAAAAGTGCGATCGATTGGTTCGCGTCGAAACCTACTGACGCGAGTTGTTGCAGACCTAGCACAGCCTCGGTAGGCGAGAACTGTGTAGCTAGCCCTGCCTTGGTTGCCGCCGCCTCTAGTAGCTTTAGCTCTGCGGGTGTGGACCGCGCGACCGCACCAACACGGGCCAAGCCCTGCTCGAAATCCCCAAAGCTACTCGCGAGGTTTAGCGATCCGCGCAACGCCTTTGCGCCAACGCCGATCATCACCGCACCGGCCGCGATACTCTTGCCGTGTTGCACAGCGTTGCGCTGATTTGCAGCGCTAACGTCGTCGAGTTCTTTTAGGTTGCCCTGCAACTTTTTCATCACCTTTGAGGCCATATCTTTGGCGGTGAAAAGAAAGCCCAAGCCCATGTTGTTTAGCGCCATCTATCTATTCGCCTTCCTGATAGCTGCCGCCTCTGCGTTGCGTCGAGTCTGTATCCACTCCACCCATTCGATAAACCTTTTGAAATCGAGAGACCAAACATCGGCTAGGGTCAGCGTTGTTCCGCTGCCCTCGTGTTGATGCCAACAGAGATGTCTTATGCCTTCCCATAGATCGTCAGAACTCATCATGGGCATAAGCCCGTTTAGACTGCCCCCAAGGAACGTTGCTTCCTCTTCCGACTCGACGACTGAGTAGGGAAGAAGAAGTTTTGGTCGAAAGGGAGCGTCACGTCACTTAGTGCGTAGCACTCGTTACACTCGATCTCGATCGTGGTCTCGACGCCGCAATCAACCTCATCGAATTTGCCAATCAAATCGTTCGCTACGCCTAGCGGCATTTCCTCGATATACTTGCGCATGTCGTTTTTGTTTACGCCTTGGATCTCCTCGATGCGCATCCGCAGCGAGAGCGACACGAGAGAGTCCCTGTGCTGCGATTTAAGGGCCAGTGCCCGCTTTTCGTCGGCACCTACGGGCAGATTGAAAAACACCGGTGTACCGTCAAGCAGGGCCGTCTCGTAGCGGTTCGCATTCTTGTACGCCGCCCGCTGCGCATCGGTCAGGCTACTTACCGGCATGTCGTCTAGGTTGACTTCCCACTCGAAACGGTTGTTGCACCCGCCCGCGCCGCACTGCGCCTTAAACAGATACTCGGCACCGAGAGTTGCTTTGCGGATCTGTAGTAACAAATACGTTCGATCACCAACTAGAACTCGATCCCAGTCTAGCGGGGCTGAGTACGGGCCGTGATCTTCCACGGTCTCAACCGCTGCGGTCAGTAGCTTGTTGATCATCGCGGGCATTTTCTTTGCCCCCGATGCGTTGGCCAAAATGTCGGCCTCTTTTGTTTTTAGTCCGCGCACTGTGCAGACCATCCCCGAGGGGCACGTAACTTGTTCACTCATGGTTGTTTGGTTCTTTCCCGTCTCGAAAAAAGAAAGCACCGAGCCCCTAATTAGGCCGGTGCTTTCGGTAATGTAACTGGCTCAGACCTCGCGATCTTTAGGGCGTGGCCGGCGCACCCGTTTGCTCGGTCTACTAAGCTGCGATCGGCTCAAAGAAATCGTAGGTGAGAGTCACCATCTCGATCACTTTTTCGTCGGAGTCGTTGTCCCATTCGCCGGCGACAAACTTTTGCGGCCAAGCGTTGTAGAGACGCCAACGTCGCAACGTTGTGCCGTCGCGGTCTTGTTGGATCACGTCGAGCGTGCGCTTGTACAAAGGATCGGGAAGACCCGCGCCTTGCCCCGCCGGGACCGCGCCCGCGCCAAAGCTCGCAGCGTTTGCTACGTCGTTGAACCAAGCGTACATGTCGAGATCTTCGGTAGCGCCGCGCTCAAGCGTTACGTCTGTGAACGTCAAGCGGCCGGGGCTCTTGTGCGGGATAAGGGCACCGCCCTCGCTGTATTCGATTTTAGCGGCCTCGACAGAAAGCTCTGACATTTTGTTGAAACCGGCCGACTGAATGCCGTCGATCTCAACTATGAATTTGAACTTATCGTGAAAGCTGCGGGGTTGTCCTAGGGTCATTGATCATTCCTTACGAGGCAAGCTCTTGCCTGCGAAACTTTTTAGGTATATGGTTACGCATGGCATGTCTTTGTGGTTGCGGTGAAACACCTAGTGCGGATACTCGCTCGTTTGTGGCGGGGCATTGGAACAGACCGTGCAGATCACCGGATGAGTTCGCGGTGTGGAAGCCGGCGCGGGATGCGCTTAGGCTGGAAAATGGCAGAGCGCGCAGTCGTGTGAATGCCGCGCAGCGTCGCAAGGATTTCCCGGACGACGCTACTGAGCGCCGCAGGATGCAACTGTGGACACGATACCGCATCACGCCAGACGAGTACAAAGCCATGTTGGCGTCGCAAGGGGGGGTGTGCGCCGTATGCGGGACAGACGATCCGAAGTCGGGTAAAGGCGGATTCGTAGTTGACCACGCGCACGAATCCGGCCCGTACAATGGTGGGCGTACTGGTGACATTCGTGGTGCTTTGTGTGGGCGCTGTAACATGGCGTTGGGGCAGTTAGGTCATGATGTCGAGGTACTCAGAGCCGCTATCGTGTACTTGAGCAAAGACCCGGCGATTAAACGCTAGGATGCTAGCTCCTCTTCAAGTGCTCGCGTGTCTTGGCTCACTTTCAAAATCACAAAGTCGGTTGGCTTGGCAGTCGCGAGACCGATTTTGATAACCATCTGACGGGCGAAGATAACTGACGGCGGGTTTACCGCCTTCGAGGTATCGACAAAGAACGCGGACGCTGGATCGTTTGACGCGAAAGCGTTGTTGCGCATCTGGTTAAGCAGGAACAACGTAACCGTGCGGTTGGCAATTGCTCGCGTCGCTTCGGTGTTCGGTTGGTGCTTTAGAAATTGCAGACCGCGCTTTAGCGATTGCTCAATGAAGATCACGCCGCGCCGCTCTGGGATGCTCGGGAAGTTCCCGCCCTCTTTGAGCGTCTTGGTTCCATCGAGGTAAATCGGTAGACCCGGCAACGTGGTGATCGGGTTCACCAACTTGGGGTAAAGCAGATCTAGCTTCGCCTCGTCTAGCGCCTCAAGCGTCTCGAATCCGAGCACGCCAAACAGGCGACCCGTCTCGATACCAGCGGGGGCACGGTAGACGCCGCCCGGAGATGAGCCGTCAGTGCGCGCGTACGCACCGGCGATATGCCCGGAGGGCGGTACGACAATGTTTGCGTCGGTCCCGAACACAGCTTTGCTCGGGTTAAGGATCTCAATTCGAGGCCAGTAGATTGCGCCGAACTCGGATATGTTGACGAGTTGCGCGGTACTCGTCACGTAGGTATCCATCTCGGCAGCGCTCTGATCTTCCGGGGGATCGAGAACCGCAAACACTGCTTTGTCGCGTGTGCTTTCGCAGTACGTGATCATAGCGTTGTGCACAGCGGAGGTTGCGCGACCCGGTACCAACAAAAGTGTCAGGTCTTGGATCGTGTCGAGTGCGCGGATGCCGGTGTCGCCTGCGTCGCTGCCCACAAAATCGGTGTCGTCGAGCGCGGCTAAACCGTCGTTGCCGCCAACCATAAAGCCAGACGTTGCGACTGCGGGGCGTGGGTCGGTTGCTGTGTTGAGTTGGTCAACAACAGAAACGTAGATCGATGCGCCGTTGATGATTGTCTCAACGTAACGAGTCGCCGTTGCAACCATGCTCAGGTTCGGGAACTGCTCGACAATCAAACCGTCGTCAACAACGTTTATGTTGAACTCGTCAGCGGAACCGGAGGTCGGAGCCGTGCGCTGAATCTTGATCGTGTCTGCGTAGCTTCCGTCAGTCTTGCCGCTAAAGATTAGCGTGGGAGCCGCCGCGCCGGTATCGCCCGAGTGCAGCGCGTTGTCGAAACCAAGCTCGTCGTCAGCGGTAGATATCGCTTCGGCTTGGATCGAGTTTGCGGGGCCGGCTGCACTTGTCGAGTTGATCTGCACTGCGCCGCCAACGTCAGTCACCAGAGTGTTGGCAACGTCAGCCTCGACTACCGCTTTGATCTCCGCAACCGTAACCGCAGAGATGTCGGCAACGTCACCGGTGCCGAATACCGGTGTGATCGATAAGCCGAGTGCTACTAGCGCGGTGCCGCCCGTAAACGATGTTTGCGAGCCGGTGCCCTTCGAGTCGGAGGTTACGCGCACAGCGCCGGCTGACACGTCAGCATTCGCGCCAACGATTTCGGCGTTGATAACTGCGGCAACTTCGAGAGCCGTAGCCGCGCCGATCGAGACAAACTCTGCGGTGTTGAAAACGATCGTTTGGACTGCGCCGCCGTCAACCGCGACCGTTAGATCTTGCAGGTCGGCTAGTGCGAAAGGCCCGGCATTAGTGCCGGTGTCGATCGCTGCGGCTGCGTCGAAAGTAGCAACAAGAGATCCGCCGCCGTCGACTGACATCGATAGCGTATCGGCGGGGCTCATCGCAAACGGCGCAAGAGTTGTTCCTAGTAGGATGCCAACCGAGGGCGAGCCGGTGGCGGTGTTGAGAGTCACAGCGCCCGGCGCTGATGTCTTCGTGCCTGGTACGGTGATATTCGTGTAGTGGACGGTACGCACGATGTACGCTTGTGATCCGCCGTTCTCAAAGAACCCTTGCACTGCGAGGGTTAGATCAGACGCGGAGGTGTACCCGCCGAACACGCGCACGTATTCCTCGAAAGAAGTTACGAACGTTGCAACACCAAGCGGGCCTCGCTCTGTGATACCGACGAAACCGGCAACGGCAGTCGGGACGGATGCGATCGTGCGTACGCTAGGCTCCTCCTCAACGACGACGACTTTAGAACTTAGTAGTTGAGCCATTTGTTAAGCCTTGCCATTTCGTTTGCCGCTTGCCTTCGGCGTAGTCGTTGCTTTCGCGTCAACCTTTTCGGCCTCCGCTTTCTGCACAACGATAAGACCCTTGCGAATGGCCTTGCGAATTTCGGGCACCGCTGCGATCTGTGGGGGCAGACCTGTGCGCTCTTCGCCTGCTAGCAGGGTTAGAGAACCAACGATGTTGCGGCGCACTTCGCGAGGGTACCGGCTACCGTCTTTGTGCTCCTCGACGACGATCACGTTGAGTCGCTTAGCGCCCCACTTCTTAGATCGAAAAAAAGGATGGTCGAGATTGAACGTCCTCATCTTCCGGGTTTTGTTAATGAGTGTAACCATCGGCCTTTTCTCCTACCAAGTTTGGTAGAGGTTGCGCAACTAGCCTACCCCATGGTCCGATCAACACGCTACTCTTTCTCTTCTATTGTTATGTCGAATGCACCGATGTTTGGTGCCTCGTCTTGTATCGCGTTGTCGTCGAATGGGTGAATAGGATCGTCGGTAGCAACCTCCACAATCGTAAACGGTGGATCAACTACCACCAAAACTTCTTGAACTCGATCAGTTAGCTCAATAACGGTATCGTCTGATACTCCCTCGAAATCTTCAAGATCCAATCCGCGAATAAGCATAGTTCCCGAGAACGATCTGACATTACTCTCGCCGATTCGACTTGTCACGTTCGGCTCGCCGCCCTCTTCTACAAAATCCACCTCGTAGCGAACGTTGCCTAGCTGCGGGTTTGCGGGGTCGCAAAGCACGTTTAGGTACCGGTTGCGGTGGAAATACTGCATTGTCGCGTGCATCAATTCCATGAGTTGAAAGGTCAACTCCGCGATCCCAATGACCTGAAATTGCAGGTCAATCGTGTATGGCTCGCGCGTTATCTTGACGCCACTAGACGACTCGGATTGCTTGTATGAGTTGGTCGAGTGAAACCGGTTGCGCACAACGTCGGGACCGACCAAGATCAAGCCCGGCATTTTGCTATCTTGTGCGATGTTGCGATAGTCGCCAGTTTCGTCGTCGTAGTCGGTGTGCGTCGTCATCGCAACGTTTGCGATCACTTGGCGCTTTAGGTCTCGGATAAGCGCGCGCACTACACGAGTAAAATCAGACTCGGCTGTTAGGTCAGGGCGCACGTAGGTGTACGCGGCAGGCTTTGTGTACTCCTCGCCCGGAATCGGAACGGCGTTGTCGTCTAGGTTTTTTATCGTAACGTCAACCGTGCCGTCGCCATTGATCGGCGCGCGGCAAATTACACGACCGCGCGAAATTACCTGCACGTTTGTGCCCTGCTCGTCGCCGAAAAATACCTGCACGGTCTCGGGCACGATGCCGTTAGTCTTGCCTAGTGCGGCCGGGGAAGGGGGCACGCGCGCATTGTTGGTCTTGATGTCGACAATAGCGTTGCCCATTGTGATGCCCGTATTGGGCGTCAGCGTTAGTATGTATGGAACTGCCATTATCCGCCGAAATCCTTGCCGAGATTTTTGCTCATGCGTGCCTGCACTCTTTTTGCGCGACCCTTGCGCAACTTCAATTCGACCGGCCGCATAAACGGTCGCGCCGGAATTTGGATCACCATGAGGGTACCGCCACCCGCTCGCCCTCCGCTGGCTTTCTGCGCGGCCTTGCTACCCGTCTTGCGAAACATAGCCGCTAGAAGTCTGCGCATCTTTGGCGTTATTTTTATGACGATAGGACGCGACCCAAACTCGTGCACGCGCGCGATGTTCACCAAGCTCCGACCGTCTTTGCCTTTGGCGGATCGAGGTACGCCAACAAACACAGCGGCAGACCGCTTAACGACTTGCACAGAGTTGCGCAGATCGCCGGTACGGATCAGCGGTTTTGTTCCGCCAAACTTTTTGAACTTCCGCCCCTGCTTAGTCGACTTTGCGATCGGCTTAAATTTCTTGCCGCCCGGTGCGCCCTTGCGCAAACCCTGCACAATTTCTTTGCGGTATAGATGCGCCTCTTGCAATAACGTCTTGTTGATCGCGCGATCCATCTTTGCGGGGCCGGCAGCTAGGATGCGCTTTGCAACGCCCCACTCGCCTACTTGTTTAAAGCCCATTAGCTCGCCGTCCTCGTGCGTACGCCTTGCTCTCGCTCCTCGAATGACATTAGCAAAAGGTTTCGTGCTAGCCCAATACCGAAAGCCATAGGGCTAACTTGGATCGCGTATAGGCCGGGCGGGTTTGGTATCGTTTGGATCAGCTTTTTGTTGCAGTCGTAGATCGCACACAACCGATCGTTGTGGTTCAGCGTTGGTAGCCCGGTGTCGTAATCGATGAGCCCTAGACTTTCCAAATCCTTGAAATGGAAAACGCACTCAAGTGATGCGTTTCGGTTAGCACCGGAAAAGAATTGTTGCAGATCGTTGAACTGGCGATCCTCGATTTGAGCGGGCAGGAATATCTGACGCTCGACTCTGTGCACAACTCCGCTAGTCGATCCGGCAGACGTGTCGGTGCTATCGATGATCGCTACCGGCTCGCGGAAATCGTCATCATAGCCAGACGTGCGGGGGCCTGCGTCGCCGTCAGGATCCGCCTCTGTTGCCTCCGTGTCTAGTTGCGCTATCTCGACGACGAAAGGATCTATAAGCCGGCCGCGCACGACCTAAGCGGCCCCCATTGCGGGCGGGCGTAGATACCCGATCAGAATGTTATCGATAGTTGGATCACCGGATAGGTAGCCCGCAGACGCTACGTGCGCGCCGCCGCCGCTACCGGCGATCGGGCTCAGCTTGTAACTCTGGTCTCGCGTCGTTTCTGATAGCAAGCGCCAGCGCTTTTGTGCGTCTTCGCGCTTGTCGGTGTCGGTCAGCTTGTACAACTCGCGCATAACGAGCAACGCGGTAGCGTGCTCAAGCGCGCGAGGCGTGCGCCCGTATAGCGTGCCGTTTGCGTCGGTGTACCCGAACACGCCAGAGACTCGCATGTTTTGTGCGCCCATCGGAAATTTCAAATGGTCGTGCCCGTGCGCGCTCGTGTCGGAACTAATGAAAGATGCGGTCGCGAAAATGTCGCCGCGACCCGCCACAAATTCGACTTTTGGATTGTTGCGATCGTCGGGCGACATTAGCCCGCGCGAGATATGCCGGTTGTAGACTCGGTACGATTCCGGATCTAGCAACGACTCGTCGCCGTCTTGCGGAGATGCCCCCGCAGCTATCTCGCCGATATAGATTATCGGGTGGTCGAGCAAAATCTTTTTGCCGCCGCGACCGTCAACAAACAGGTCGAGCCAACGCGGCTCAAAATGTCGTTTAGTCCAGCCCTCTACCATGCGGCTAGCGAGGCCGATGCGATCTAGCAAACGCGCGTCGCTAGCGTCAGCCGCCGTTACGCCCTCGTCTCGCAGCTTGGCAATGCTGACGTAGTACGGTGCGATCGGATCCTCGATTACTCCAACGCCCAACACCTCAAAGCGCACAGTCGTCGTGTGCTCCACTGTGTCGGTCGCCAGTAGCTTCCAATAGAACTTGATCGTGTGTGCTCCTAGCGGCTCGGTAGCGGGCACTAGGTGGCGCACAGCGTAGCGCCCCGCGCCTAGTCGATCACCCGTTGGGCAATCGGCAACGTCGATAGCATCGCGAGCGGGTTGCGAGGCGTTTGTAGGGTTCCCGTCCGCGTCGAAAATCTCGTACTCGACAACCTCGCAGTCGACAACGAAACCGCCCACAACGGTAAACACTTCCAAGATCGGAAGTGTGCAGCCTAGCGAGTGTGAGCGTTCAACGTATTTCATTGGTGCATCCTAACAAGACAAAAGCCGCCCATATAGGACGGCCTTTGTAGGGTACCGAGAGGCTGTTAAAGCCCAGCGGGTTTACTCCGACCGTCGTGTGCGTCGCGCGCGCTTCGCGGGTTTATCTTCGTCCACCGGCTCGGCCGATGGTAGTGACGCGGAGGTCAGGGTTTTGTCGAGTGCCGCGTCGATCGGGTCAGAGGCTTTCGCCTTTTCTTCGAGCTTTTTGGTCTCAACTTTTTCGAGGTTGCGTGCGTCGGCTTCCGTCATCACGTCAAAAGCCAAAGGCGATTCGAGATCGTTTTGGTCTTGGTGTACAGAGGAAATAACCGCTGCGGTCGCATCGTCGACACGATACCAGCCTTTCGTAGCGTCAAATTTGATGCCTCGGTAATTGAGGATGCGTACAAGGTGTCCGCGTCTTTTGTTGTACGGTTTGATCCGTGCGAGCATTGTCATAGTTTTTGCGCCTTCCCGTCGTGGTTTTGGTTCGCCGTGTAATAACACACCCGGCCCCTAGTAGGGTTCGCCGCCCACTAGAGGCCGGGTATGGTAGACCTGTTGCCGGCTACTCGCAGATACAGAGTAGATTGTAGGTGATCGCGGACTGGTCGCCGGGGGCGACTTCGAGGCCGGTAGAGCCTACGATAACCTTGAGCTTGTCGTTTGCTGCGTCGTAGACCGGGGCGTGCAGCCCGCAATCTTGGGGGACGACGGCAAGGATCGTCAGGTTGCCACGGCCGATCGCAGCCGACAGGCTAGCGGCAAAGCCGGGCGTGCCACCGGTCGGGTATGCGGCGTCGCCAAGAAAGGAGACGAGCTTGCAAATGACATTGCTGCCGTCTTGCCCGTTCTCGTTTACGGAAGTGATAATTGCTAGAGCCATGATAATTTCTCCTGAAAAATAGTAGCGGTGTGTGGTGAAAAGCCAGCCCCCTTAGAGGCCGGCAACAACTAGCGTAGCGGTCAGCTACTAGCTGACCCTAACGCCGGTCGTCTTCACGACAGCATCCTCTTGCTGGTACTTGAAATCGAACCGCATCGTCGCGACGATCAGCAAGACGCCCTCGGAAACCAACTTGTCGGTGTCGATTTTGATCTTGCGCCAAACACCAACGTTGATGTTTTTCGGGTCGGTCAAAATGATGTTGGTCTCGTTGGTACCACCGCCGAGATTTTCCGGGAAGAGCGGAACGTCAACAAGCGGGATTCCGCTGTAACGAGGATCGTGATCGTTCTCAAGCGCGGTGTCTCCGAGCGTAGTAGAGCGGTCAGAAACGAGATCTTGGTAGTCGATCCGAGCGTCGACAGACGTGATGTACTTCATCGCCGTCTTGTTGCGTAGGTACTCGCTCGGCATGGTCTTGAGCATGTTGCGCAAGAATGTCTTGTTGATGGTAGCGGTGCCACCAAGAACAATGTTTGACGTAGCGGCTTTGAGCATACCGTCAAACTGAGCGAGGAAAGGATCTGCGGAAGCGGTGTCGCCGTTAACGATCACCTCGTCCATATCGCGAGCGATGCTCTCGGACATAAGCTGCATGACCGTGTTGCGAAGTTGATCGCGCTCGATCGAATCTTCGAGAACTTCGTCAGAGAGTCGGACCTCTGCTTTGAATAGCTTTGCGTCAAGCTCGACCTTGGATAGATCGGGCTTGCTGCGATCGGCTTTCGGCAACGCGGTTGCCTCTGCGCCGGCGCGCAAAATGCGGCTACCAAAACGGATTTTCTCAAGCAATTGCTTGGGCGACTTCATAGGGGTGACGGTTGCCATCCCCATCACGACGGATTCCTTGATCAGAATCCGGATGAATCGCTGCGCCTGTGCAGGCTGTAGAACGCCGCCGTCGCTGGTCAGCTCCCCTAGCGCCAAGTCGGCTTTTTCTAAAATTGATCGGTTGTTTGTAACTTGCGACATGGTGTTTCTCTGCTCCGTGGTTTGGTGTTATTCGATTCCGTCCGCGACAAGGGCTACTCGTCTACGGTGAACCAATAGCCTTCGGGCGATTCCGCCTTACTGATTGGTTTGTTCATATCGGCGGGCCATGAAACGTTCTGCGTTTCTGGCGCGGCTATTGTCGGGCTACCCTCATCGGTGCTCGAATTCGGAAGATCGAAAGTTTTTTTGAGCCGCATGATCTCGACGTTCGCTTTTGCGAGTGCGTCGGTTGTTTCGGTCAGCAACTCTGTCGCCATCACCTCGCCCTTGGCAACAACTGCGGGGGCGTCGGTCTCTGGTTTCTCTGGTTTCTCTGGTTTCTCTGGATCGGCTGCGGGTGCGGCCTTGTCAGTTTTTGCGCGACGCTCTGCGGCGTCGGCAACAAGTGAGTCGAACTCTTCGGGGGCAATTTCTGCGAGCAAGTCGATCAGGTCAGTTGCGATCGAACGCAATTTGGTGAGTCGGTCGCCGGCCATTTTGCGGCCTGCCTTGCTCATGGGCTTGATCACTTGCGCGGCTTTCGCCAACGCCGCAAGCGTGTCGTCGCTCTTGTCGACTGCGGCGGGCTCGCGGCCCCAAGATTTTTTCGCGGGGGTCGGGTCGGCTGTGGGCTCGCTCTTTGCGGCGGGCTCGGGCTCTACGGTGTAGCGCTCGATCAGACCTGACACGAGGCGGGCAACCGCCATCAATTCTTTGGTGACAACATCGGGCACGCCGTCGTCGCTTTTCTCGACGCCCTCTGCGCCCTCAACAACTCCGACAAGAGCTACAAGGCGCTCAAGGGATTCGGTTGCCATGCGTACGGTCTGCGCTTTGTCGACTGGCGCGATTCCTTTTTTTGCCTCGTCGTCAACAGCGCTGTACTTTTCAGAAACAGTAAAGAGAATGTCGCGAGCTACCGATAGCTCTTTTGAGATCTCGGCGGGTATACCCTCTGCGGTCGAGTCGTCGTCTTCTGCCTTGATCAACTCGGATGCCTTGGTAACAAGTGCTAGTGCTTTCGTTGCGACTGACAAGATCTCGGTCTTGTCGTCGTTCTGAATCGAAAGAGAAGCACCTTTGCCAGTGTCGACGATCGTTGTGAGTTTGCCGCTCTCATCTTCGACGACTTCTGCACCCGTAGTTTTGTCTGACATATCTGCGCCTCTTTTTAGCATCAAAAATTTTTGTTTGTTTGCAGCGCGATCGACTAGAGAAACCTCCTGCACGAGTATGTCGTGCAAACGGTTTACGTCTGGTCCGTCGATCTTTCCGATTGCGTCACTCATTCTGCTAGTCAAGTCTCTGAGCTTTTCGGCCCGTTGTCAATCGCGACTCTATACGCGAGCGCAAAGAGTTACAACAATCGATGCGACTCAGTTTGCTGAAAACTCGGGACGTTCGGGCACGCGTACTGCACTACCGCCAATCGAGAACCCGGTCAGCCCGCCCTCTTTGACCTCTCCCCAAAGGTCGTCGTCGAGTACGCGCACGGCCAAAAGCCACGTGCCTTTTTTGACGGCAATACCGCCCATCGCGAAATCTTCGGGCGCAAGATAGCTCTCCAAAATCTTGACCTGATCGTTCACAACTTTGTTGTGCATCAGTCCAATGTTCTGAAATTGCTCCATGAATCTATGCGCGGACTGCCTGACCTCTTCCGCAGAATAGATATCGTCTTGCGCGTCGATCACCTCTGGCTCAAGCACGATGCCGAGAACAAAGCGCTCCTCGACTTCGCCGGCAGCGGGCATGATTGTTTTTGTGATCGCGTGCTCGACGACCTCCGGATCATGCGCGGGCTCTGCCGCCACCTCTGCCGCCACCTCTGCCGCCACCTCTGCCGCCACCTTGTCAACTATGGCCAAAAAAGAAACGTTCTTAGCCTTGGCTACTGCGCCAGAATAGACCCAAATAATTTCCTCGTCGCCGTCGATCAGAAACGGCGTGCTTACTTTGGCGAGAGCTTGTGCGCTCTCGGGTGTGTTGCGTACGCCTAAGAGAAAATCGTTTGCAACCTTTGCAACCGCGTCGACTAGATCGGCAACGTCTGCATTTTCGCGCGAGTCAGTCACTACGATCGCAACGTCCTTTTCGATGTCGTCTGCGCAGTCTGCGATCGTGTCGCTCCACGTGTCGTCGCCGTCAGGTGGTGAAACGATCGCAAAGTCTTTTGTGTCGCCAAGCACTATGTCGATGCGCTTGCGTACTTTTGGTCGCGGCTTTGCGTCGACCTCTGCGCACTCTGCGGGCGGATCGTACAGATATGTTTTTGTAACGACCCGGCATAGGTCGCCGTTGACTAGCCGGATATTGTCCTCGGTGAAAAACTTAGACGTGAGCAAAGCTGCGTGCGACTTTGCGATTTCGTCTCCCTCTTTTTCCCAGTACCGATGATCCTTGCTAATTACACGCGCGAGAGATTCGGGCAGCATCGATTCGCCCTCGACCAAGCTAGCCTCGAAACCGGGTTGCAGGATCGCCGGTAGTAAACTTTTGGTCAGCGTAACGTCGCAAATTTCACCAACGCGCTCGATCCGTAGGATGCCCGCTAGCTTGTCGCCCTTTACGAAAAACTCTCGGTACGCTTGCGCGTCGGTCTCGTACAGTACGCCGGTCTCGATCGTCATAGAAGCGGCGACCGCCGCTTTGATCTTCTTGATGTCGCGATCTACTCGCTTGGCTAGAACGCCCTGACGCAACGAGTGCGAACAACGATCGCCGTCAGCGTTGAAAGTCTCGACCGCCTTTGCGACTCCGATCGACTCGGTGCCGTCACGCGAAAGCGACAAATCCCAGACATCGAGAGAGTCGTGGGATTCGATAACTAGCGACGCCGTGCGGGCAGCGTCATCGGCCATGACAAGCGCGGCCTTTTTTGGTTCGGTTGGCATGGTGTCCCGTCGTTAAAGTCGAACGGAAAAGCGGCCACCCGCATGGATGGTCGCGATCCGGCTTACTCGGCTGCGGCTTCGGCGGCGGGCTCTTTTGGAGAGTCAAAGCCCCACTCGGGCGCGTCGGGCGCGTCGTCGGCGTCAACCGATTTCGCCATATCGAGCGGCCAAACGTCGGAGTCGGCAGACTTGGCAACGGTGTCTTTGTCGTCGTCGTCAGCCTTATCCACTGCGCTAGCGTCTGGTACTGCGTCGTCAGCGGGTGCTGCGCCAGTCTCGCCTGTCGGGGCGTCGTCAGCGGGTGCGGCGTCGTCAGCGGGTGCGGCGTCTGCGGCCGGTGCTGCGTCGTCAGCGGGTGCTGCGTCTGCGGCCGGTGCTGTGTCGTCATCCTCGCCGCCATCAGCTACCGGTGCTGACTTTGTGACAAGCGGCAACGGCAACGAAAAGCTGCGTGCTGCGTTGTCACCCTTGAAAAGAATTTGCGCAACGTCGAGCGCGGTGCGGAGTGAGTCAAGCGCGTTGCCCTCGATCCCGTCTTCTGCGGCCTTGGCAATTTCGCCGGCGGCGTACGTCTCGAATTCGGCTTTGTTCATGGTGCGGTAATCCGCAACATGATCGCCGCTTGCGACAAGCAAAAGCGCGGATGCGCTCTTGAGAAGATCGCGCACGTCGTCAACGCTCTTGCCGTCTTGCAGTCCGCAAAAAGCGTCCCACATTCTTTGGCCGGCAACGTCGACTAGCAACGGTGCGGAATCGGATTTCTCGGTCCCTACAACTGCGGCCAGAGCTTGCGCAACGGGGCTATCACTGTCGAGGGTACGGAGAGCTTCTGAGATTGTGTTTAGGCTCATGACTTATTCTTTCGTGGCTTTCAAGGATGCGACTACTTCGCGGGCCTTGGCGACCGTTTCCTCGGTATCAAAGTGCAGCGAATTGGTTGCGGGTAAGTTGGGCGGGGTATCCATGAATCTGGTACTCCACCCGGATTGGTCGGTGATAACCGGCCCGACTTCGGGCGGTAAACTTTTTGACATATCGGCAAGCGACGTGTGGTGCCAATGCGTGCCGTCGATCTGCGTCTCAAGCATAACGCCGTCAGCAACAACGATATGCGAGTGCACACCCTCGTACCGATTGTCGCCGGGCGGGTGCCTGTGCACACCGTCTTCGCGAGTCTCGACAATGGTGCCGTCTGGCAAACGCAAAACGTGTGTGTGCATTCCATCGGTAGGAAGCACGCCCGGTGCGTTGTCGTCGTAATGTTGGTACGCGTGCAAGTGGCTACCACCAACCTCTGTCGCGACAACTGTGCCGTCTGCGAGTCGGATCAGATGCGAGTGCAATCCGTGATCGCCCTCGCCTTCTGCGCCCTCGAAATTATCTTTCGCAACGTCAGCGCCTTTAGCCGCGCCGCGCCTTTTCGAGATGTCGTACCGATTGCCCCAAGTCATGATCATAGAAATAACACGTCGCGTTTGAAATATCACGCGGTTTGCGTTTCTGATGTTGCCAAGGATAACTCCACAAGTAGATGGGGAGTCAATGCCCGAAACGCAAAGTCTAGTGCCCGTCAGTCGTCTGCCACGTCATGCGCTTGTCGGGCTCCCACGAAACTCCGTCGAGTTCGTAGCGCAAATACTCGGCTAAGTGATCGATAATTCTCTCGATACCCCAACTCAGGTCGCCGCGCAGTTGCTTAAAAAGACGCTCACAGATCTGAAATCTGCGCTTTACCTCGTCGGTCGTCATGGTGCTCCCGTCGATCGCAAAGCTCGTCGTGATCGCCATCTCGAAACCTAGCGTCACCTTGCCAACGTTGGCGGGGCTGCCAACCAACTCTTTGAATGATCCCGTAAATTCCATCGCCATAGCGGCACTCTAAGGCGGGTGCGGGTTTGTGGCAAGACTTAGACAACCGGGACAACCGCTTGTTGTGCCCGGTGCGCGGTGTCCTCATCCGGGTACCGGCCTATGTAGACCTTCTTGCCGTCTTTGCGGCCCCACGCCTCCCAAGCGCCATTCTTGAAACGCACGCCGGGGTACTTGTTGCGCTTGGGTTTGATCTTTGCCTCTGCGACTTCCGCGTAGTTGTTGCGCCGCTTGGGAAAGTTGAGCGGTGCTGTTGGGTGGTGCTTGCACACGTACTCGTCGCGGGCAAGCGCGGCGAGTCGGTCGGTAGGCCACGAGCCTAGGTGCACTTGCTTATTGCCGTAGTTGACGTACGCGCTGAAGTTCCCCCCGTCGATCATACGCACGCCGCGAAAACCGAGTGCAGCCTTTGTCGGTTTGGTTTGGTTGTGCGGGTTTTCGGATGCGGTAACGATCCGAAGATTCGAGCGGCGGTTGTCGAGCTTGTCGCCGTTGATATGGTCGACGTGCTTTGTTGCGGGTGAGCCCATGATCCAGCGGTGCAGATAGACTCGGTGCCCGCCTATGTCTGCCGCCGCGTACCCGTTCTGTGTGTTCCAGCGCTTCTCCAAGAGCAACAGGGAGCTGAACACGTCTGCGTCTACGAGGGTGAACCCGCGATTTAGCGGCCATTTGTTTAGTGCCATGCCGTAGCGCTAGCACGTGCGCAACACACGGTCAAGGTGCGAATACGCACTAAACTACGGGTACAATGGTTGAGCGGCACATTCCGTGAAGTGGGGGCATTTGGATCCCGGCCGCCTCAAGTTGTGAATTGTTCAGCCCTTTCGAGTAATCGCCAACCCGATCTTTTCCGCCTAGGCCCGGTTTGTCTATCTGCGCGACGCGTTGCTTGTCGCCTTTGTCGTCGCGGTAAACGATCACCTTGTTGCCGTCGTCGTCGGTGGAATCCCAAGACCACGGGGCCTCGGTCTTTACTTCTTTGGGCTCGGGTAGCGCATCGAGTTGGTCGTATTTGTTGAGCCCGGATTTTGTCGTGAACTCGCGCCCGTGCATGTAGCGGCAAATCTCGGTTGTGCGCTCATCAAGCACAGCGTCGAAAGTGTAGGTCTCGATCCCCGCCTCATCGTACGAGGCTAGCTGACCGTAAACTCGCGATCGGTTGGTGTGCGCAGCGGCAACAACCGTCCAATAACTTTTGTTCCGCCTTATCGCGCCGCCGCCAATTTCCCGTCTAAGATTTTTTCCGATGTCGTCGCGGCTGAGTCCGTTGTTTAGCCCATCGCCAACAATGCGCCGCGCCTTGACAGAGTAGGCGTCAATGCGCCGCCCGTATTCGTCGGTGACAAAGTTTGTTTGCGACGTAACAAGTTTGTCGACGATCGCTGCGTCGCGTTCGTTGAACGCCAACCCGATGTCTAGCACGAGCCGCCGCGAGGTTGAAACCTTAGCGCCGTTTACTACTTTCTCGCCGGTGGCTTGCAGCGTCGTCGATATCTTTGGGAGCGTCTGCGCGGCAATCGGTGCGAGCGATTCACTCGACGCTAGGATCACCTCATCCATTTGCGCGACCGTCATGTTTGGCCAATCAACGTCGAGTGCGTCTAGTGCCTCGCGCAATGCCTTTGCCTCGACACCCGCGTTTGTGCGGCGCATCGAGTTAGATAGCGTTGTGACGATCTGTTTGTAGTCGTCTGGATCGAGAGGGTCGAGTGCTTTGGCTAGGTGCACGCTGTAGTAGTTTTCGATCAGATCGTCGGCTGCGTCTGCGGCCTCGCGCAGCAATCCAAGATCTTCGAGCACTGCGTCAGTAGTGCACACGTTAGCCCTCGTTTGCGTCGTCGTCTACGTCTGCCTTTGTTGCCATGAATTCGTCGCTAGCCATTTGCAACTCGGCCTCGTGTATCGTGTTGCGGAACTGGATCAATTTCTTGGCGCTATCAAACAACTCGTCTTTTTCGATCGGAGGTAGTCGACGAAATTTGCGCGGCTGCTTTTTCTTTTTCTTGCCGCCCGCTTTGAGGTCGTCTGTCGAGGTGTCGGCCGCCTCTTTGCCGTCGCTCGCGCCGCCCGTTGCCTTCGGCGCTTTTGGGTCTTTGGTGTCGCGCTCTGCGGGCGGTGTGTTCGGTTCCGCGCGCGTTGCGGGATCGAAAGCCTCCTCGGGAATGAACCCGGAAGCGGTCATCACTAGCGGCTGATTTGCCCAGAACTCGTCGATCTGCGGAAACGGTTTGTTGAAAACGTCTTCGGCAAGGTTGCGCGCCTCGCCCGGCAGGATGATGCCATCGCGTACCATGCCGCGAATCATCTCAGACAGCCTTGCGGGGTCTTTCGAGATCGGGCCTAGGCTCGTGAACTTCCAAAAGCGTATACCAAGATCGGTCAGAATCTTGCGATTCATCGTCCAATCAAACTCCTCTCGCTCGGGCTGGAAAACCTGCATCTCGGCAAAAAGTAGTGCGGCCTCTGCGGTCGATCTATTGAAATCGCGAATGTCACCGCGAAGCATACGAGGCAAACGAAACGACTGCCCAACCTTGTCGATGTTGCGCTCATCATAATTCTGAAATAGCGCGTCGCTTTGTTGTGCTTGCGTTAGCGGCTTGATCTCGATCTTCACTTGTCCGGAGTTTGGCGTTGCGTTGCTATCCGCCTCAATAAACAAAATCTTGTGAAAGTTTTTCTTTCCCTTGATCTCGTTGTCTACAAAATCTTGGATGCGCGTTACAGCCTCGTCGGTCATGCGCCCGCCAGATACGAGAACGGCAAGAGGCGGCACGCTCTTGTTCTCGAAATACATAAAGTTGACCTCTTCGGCCTGACGGTTTCCGAGCACTGCGAGCAACGCGCCGATCCAACGTGGCACGCCGTACGACGATCGCGGTGAATGTATTTTGAAGTGCAACATCTCGGTTGCGGGGCCGGTAAGCCCGAGACCGTCCGGATCCTCTGCGGCCTTCAGCGCGTCTTCGTCTACGAACGTCTCGCCGGTTCTGCGAGACATAACGCGTTCGTCGCCTAGCTCTTTGAAGTACACTTTTCCGCTAGTGTTGCCGGCGATGATCTGCACGTACCTACGAAACTGTTTTGGGCGCTCGACGACATCAAGCGAAAGCTCTGATACACGCACGCGCTCTTGCACAACAACGCAATCTTTTTTGCGCTGCGGCATTAGCCGCATTGTGTGCGACGGCACGAAAGTAAACTGCGCGATCTTGCCGCCTTTGTTGCGCACGATTTCCCAGTAGCTATTTCCCGTTACCTCGATGTCTTGCCGGGTCTTGCGTCGGTGCGTGATAAAGCTGGAATCAGCGCAGCAAAAATCAAAGAACGCGTTTACGCGCGCTTTCTCTTGGCGCATCTCGCGCACAAGTTTTTCTTTCGCGGCCTCGACTTCTTTGTCAGTCGGCATGGTCGCTTTGTCACTACCTTGCGCTACGCGGTCGACGAAAATTGCGTTTGCGATCCGCTCGTCAGCGTCCTCTGCCATCGGGTCGATAACAGGCTCTAGCTTGTAGCCAAAGCCGTCGATGTTCGTTTGGTACGCGTCGATGTTTTGGCGTAGCGCGTTCGAGTGCTCAAGCAACATGCACAGCGTCTCGGGACTGTGCGGCGGTACTAGCGCGCCGGCACTTTCAAAGCTCGCGTGCTTGTCTTCGTACGGCAGCGAATTGGTCGCCCCGCCTTTCGCAACTGCGGTTTTTTCGGATACGAAATGAACCTTTACGATCTCAGCCCGATCGTCTTCGGCCTTAACGACTGCTAGCTCATGCCCTTTATCCACTGCTCGACTCTAGTTGTCTTGTCGTGGTTTGTCTAGGTTGGTCCTAGGCGGGGTCGTGCCCAAACAGGTTCGCGAACGGTGCGCCGCCCGCAACGTTGGTAACAATGCGCATGAAACCAACAGCTTTGGGGAGTACGTTAGCGCCCGAATCTTCGGTGCTATAGAATTTCTCGACAGAGATGTTTGTGATCAGATTGATCCAATTTGTGCCGTCAAGAGAAACGTCGATCGAGTAGTTCCCGCCGTCAGGTTTGATATGGATCGACTTGAACGAGTAGCGATCGACCGGTAGCGCTGTGCCGACTGCGACTGCGCCGTTGATGTTGAAAGTTTCGTGGTTTGCTTGCATCGTCTAGCCCTGCCTAACACCTAGGTTTGACGCCGCGATCGATCGCTTGCGTCGTGTTGGTGCGAGCCCTTCGGTGTACACGAGGATCCGACCGTCTGTGCAAAACGAGACCGTGCGGACGCTGTAGCCTTTGGCCTCAACCGCCTTGCGCGCCGCCTTGCGCGTGTTGTCGTGGCCGATAGCCCTCACGTACAGATCCTCAAGCCTAGCCGTTGTGCCCTTGGCACGGTCGACTAGGAAAAGTGACACTGTGTGCTTGGTCGCCATCGGCCACGACCCTAGCGCATTTCGCCGCGTAGGCCAAGCAACTGATCGAGTCGATGCGAAAGGTAGATCCCGCTTCATCTCGATTTTTAGAAAAGAAATTTTCCGGTGGCGAACGCCGCCGTGTCTTTTTCTTTAGAAAAAGAACTTACTGTATAAGCTAAAAGGGGAACGTCTATGTAGTCCACTTTGATTAACGCCCCTTATGTAGTCCACTTTGATTAAAATATTAGCAACCTTGGCCAGTTTCTACTGGTCTAATCGCGGCAAAGGCGCGCTCTTGGCCTCGCGCTGCACGGTGTCGTAATCTGGGAGTTTCGGCGATGTAAATGCTTTGCTAGCCGACTTGGTAGCCTTGTCTAGTCGCCTGTTTGCCTTGCTCGCCCGGATCGATGCTAGCCTCTTTTCGCGTTCCGCGCGCTCTGCTCGGGTGCGTGGTGAGTCGTCTTCGATCGCGTCCTCTACCCACTCCTCAAGCTCGACTACCCAACCCTCTAGATCGTCGATGCGCTGCAAATGGTTGTCTAGCTCGTTGTCGTACGAGTCGAAAGTTTCTTGTATGCTGTCGTACGCCGCGCGTGCGCGCGTATCGCTTAGCGCCGTAGACTCAGCCATTGCAACATCAGCAACTTTTGTCGCTTTGCTCGATGCGTCTTGGCCTGTCTCGCGTGCGTCGTACCAACCGAGGATCGCGACAACTACCGCCGCCCATGGTATAGAATCTTTTGCAGCCTTGGCCGCTTTGCTTTTAGTCTCCCCCAAAATCGTGTCCCCCAGGATACTGTACCACCATGCAAACACCACAAGATGCGTTTAACGCGATGATGTCCAAATTGAGATCGGAGGGCGTGCGCGTTTCCGACAAGACCGGTTGGTTTTGGAACGCGATGCACTACGCGGTCATGCTGATAACGTTCGGCGGGAATCGGAGATTCCGAGAATACTACACCACGATCGGGCCGGTGATCGGCGTGCCGCTTGGTTGGGAAAAGCGCGGCTATGCCGACCGATACGCAACGCTAAAACACGAGTATCGGCACGTCAGGCAATTCCGAAAAGGCGGGCTCGGGTCTGCGTGGCTCGGAATTCTTACCACCGGCACCGCGTATCTTTTGCTACCTTTGCCGGTTGGCTTTGCTTGGTGTCGTTGGCGCATGGAGCGCGCCGCATACGCGGAGGGGATCCGCGCGTACCTATCGCTCAAGCCTAGCGCCTCTGAGCGCGACCGCCGCATTGCTAGCGCCACCGATCAACTTACGGGTGGCGCGTACGCGTGGACCGCCGCGCTATGGCCCGGCCGCAAACGCGTAGAGGCTTGGTTTCAGAGCGCTGTGCCCCTCATCCCTAGCGCCAACTCGCCGCGCCTGCATCTCGCGGTCGCCGATAACGAGTAGCCCAACAGCGCGCCGCCTGACGATCGTGTCGGGCCGGTGCGGGCCGTTTACGAATTCCAGGCAACGACCGACCATTGCGGTCAGGTCGCCGTCAGCGAGCGCTGACAAGTCCTTACGGGGTAGCTCGAAAGCACAACCGGCGCAGATTAGGATTTGCGCGCTGTGTTGCCGATTGCAGTTTGCACAAGTCTCGAAGGTGTGGATTGTGTTCGTCATGGTTTGACCCCCCACCGCCTGCGAGATTGGATTTCAACGAATCCGATCCCGCCACAAATGGCGGGGTTTTTCTTGGAGTCTTTGATCGCTGCGGTGCATGTTTCGAGTCAATGGTTGGCCCCCTTTGCAAGTTTATTTTTTCTCGGCCAAGCGCGTCTCAGAATCGCACCGCAAAATCGTGTTCGCGAGGTCGATCGCTATGGTGGGATCTCCGGGGTCCGCTAACTCGTAGGTAGCCGGGAATCCCGGATCCCCTATTGCGCGCGATATGCCTTGCGCGCCAGACCACAAAATCGTCAGGCGTGTGGTGTGTGCGTCTAGCTCGAAATCCTCTGCGAGCCTGTCGGCGTGGTACGGGATCGAAAGCGCGTCAGCGAGTAGTGCGGTTTTGTGGCTCATACTTTTCGTTTCCTCATGCAAGGTGCGCACTTCTGCGGCTTGCGGTTTACTGCGGGCATTTTGCAGTCTGTTGTTTTGCACCGGTACGGAATGATCGCGGTGATTCCGCGAGAAGACGGTTTCATAAACTTACCCGCGATCTTTGCCGACATCGATCGCCCGTCGTCTAGTTGGTTCGCGATCCCGCGATACCCGAGCGCGTAGCATACCGCGCACCGATAGCGTCCCATGCCGCCGCCCGGTTTCCAGTCGTGAGTTTCACAGAGCATCAGTAAGAATATTTATTAGTAGTTTGCGGTCGTCGGAATCGTCGAGGCAAAGCGCCTCTGCACCCTCGACCGCAATCGTGATTCGCATCTTTCGGTTTCGTAGATAGAACGCGTCAAAGCATTGGGCAAGTTTTTGATCTTCGATGTAGAACAATTTTTGTGGCTCCTCGTGCCCCATCAAAACGGGTGGGTGCTTAGCGTCGATCAACACTTGCCCTAGCCGTAGCTCCGGTGCCGCCGTCCACGCCTTGCGCAACGCGGCTAGTACCGCGTCTATTTCTTGCTCTCGTTTGTTTGCTTCGCTCATCGATCATCGATCATCGATCATATACTTGATCGAGAGTTGTGCTTTTGCCAGCTACCTGACTAGCGCAAGTTTTGGTTTCGACTTGCCAAAGATGCGAACACCAACGCCATCCGATCGACGCGAGTTGCGCCTAGCTCCCTCACGCGCCAACCACAACGACATAAGACGATCGCCCGTGTGCGCGTCGGGTTGATAGTAGAGCATTTCGGTGATCAGCTTTTCGACTTCCGGATCTAGCTTGCCGCCCTCGTTGGGTAGCACCCATTTGTCGTTTGCGAACTCGGCAGCAAGCGACTCGACCCCGAACTCAGGGTGTAGCTTGTTGCGCCCGGTTGTGAACGGTTGCACGGGTACTGCGCTTGTGTCGCGAGTAAACTGCAAAATGAAATCTTGCGCTGCGTTGTTCTCGACCGTGACGATCGAGTTGTACCGCTCGTGCGTGTCTATGATGCGATCGACGATCTCGGGTCCAGACCAACGCCCGGCCTCTACGCAAAGCAGCCGCCGATCTTGGTTGGGCATAACCATGATAGTCGAGATCGCCGTGTAGTCAGCGGCAGCGTGCTTTTGCACCGCCATGTCGACCCCAGAAAAACACGCATACCCGGAGTCGCCGCCAAGCCTTGTCACCGACGCGTGATACGCCGCCATCTCTTCGGCTACGATGTCCTCGGTCAGTCGGTGGATAACCGGCCACGAGTCGCCGGCCGATAGCGCCTTGTCGATGTACTCACGTTTAAATCGTGCGTCGCTCTCGTCGCGTGCCTCGCACATCATTGTGCGCGCGAATTCCAAAGGCCCACGCTCGATCCGCTCTTGCGCGATACGGGCCAGCGGCCAACGGTCTAGCCACGTCGATTCGCCCTCTACGTTTAGCACCGGGAATCTGTGCGACTGGTAAAGCGCGTTTGCCTCAAGTCGATGGTACAGATCTTCGGGGTGCCACGGTGTGCCGATCGCAATGACTGTCGCGTCTTTTGTGAGTCGAGATGCAACGGTCGACCGGTACCAATCGAAAAGGTCTTGCCGTGCGCGCGGCGTTTGGCAGTTTTCAAAATCGAGAACATCGTCGAGGATCAGGTGATCGATACGGGCACCAACGACCGCGCCGTGCACGCCGAACGCCTGCAAGCTCGGATCTTTCGACACGTTTGTGCGCTCGATCGAGATAGCGTTTGCGCGCCATAGTTCGCCCGGCTTTAGGTGCGGGAACACAAGCCGCAACTCTTTAGATTCTGCGATGTACTTACCCACCGCGAGGATGATTTTAGACGCCTGCTCGCGGGTGTTTGATATGACCGCGATCCGCATCTTCGGGTTTCGCCCGAGCAACCAAAGCGTGCGGCCTATGCAGATCTGCGAGGTGTTGTGCGTGACCGTGAAATCGTCCAATAAGAAACGCCCGTCCCCGTCTAGCGTGAATCCCGCGTACTTGCCCCGCCCAACAGGCTCAACCTTGAATCCCGTACGCAAAGGGTTTTTACCGGTGCCCGATTTCTCGGTGGTTGGGCACTTCCGCGCAATACGGATTGGTATGCGGGAGAAGTCCCCCTGCATTCGCACACGCCAGTAGATGCCATAACCCGCAACAGTGCGCGGTTTGATCGACGTAGACAGACCGAGAGAACGCGCTATGCGTACAATCGCACGTGCCCAATCCTCGCGTTTCTGCGTGATCTCTGCGCCGCTATTTCCCGCCTCGCCGTCTGTGTCTATGTAGCCGGCGAGGAAATTTGCGCGTGTGTCCCACGGTGCTGTTAGCAGAGCTTGCGGAATCGCAATATCATGCCCAACAAGATCGCGCATAGCGTCTAGCAAAGGGTTGTTTCTACCGGGTGCACTCGACGAAATGCGGTACGTCGGGCACTTGTCGGGATTGGTGCTCGTCGTAAATTCCAGCCCCCAAGAGATAGCGGTAGCGCGAACGCAATCCGCTATCTCTGCGTCTGGCTTAGACACTGCGACCCCGCGTAGTTTGTCGTTCTCCACGCGCTTAGTGCCATCGCCGAACCAAACGCCTAGGAAGTACGGGTCGACGCTTAGCGTAGCCTCGCCGTCAAAGCACTCTACGTGGGATCGGAAAAGCTTGTATAGATGCTTCCAGTATCCGGATTTTTTTAGGTACTCATCGAGCGGGATATCTATGATCTCACCCGTAGTTGTGTGCACCAGCGTGAGCACGTGCACAGAGTTACACTCCCACGCGTCCCCCTTGTTCGGCACGATCCGAAACATCTCGTCTGTGCCGCTTGTCGTGCTTAGAACTGTGCGTGGCCCACCCGGCCCCATAACGCGATCACCAGCGCTCACGTCTTTGGCTAATATGGTCGATCCGTTTGCACGCAAGATCGCGGTGTCTGGTGCTAGGCATTTCCCGGCCTCGGTGTGCGACCACAACACGAGACGCTTGCTACCCTCGCACAGTTGGTGCCAGCGTTCGTGGATCGGTGCCTGCTCGATCGGCTTGCCGGTTTCCTCGTCTTTCAGCACGAGTTCGCAGAACTCGTTTACGTCCTCGCGTGCGATACGAGCGCGCATTGCTAGGTGCGTTTTCGATCGCTCTAGGATCTCCGCTAGAACCTCGTGCTCGGACTGAGACATCTTTGCTAGGTTAGCCGCTTTGTGCTGACTTGTCCAGATGCGCTAAAGTAGTCGCGCTGTGCCGGTGCTGTGCCGAACACTTTGACGTATTCGGTGTAGCTCTTGATCTCGATAATGTCGTTAGGCTTGTGCAGCCTGCACAGCGACTCGGTGTGCCTGAGAGTGCCCACGACCTCTTCCCACAAATTTGGGTGCGATACCCGCACAAACTCAAGCACGCGATCCCAGCCGTCTGCGTCGGTAACGTTTCGTTTCTCTTCGCGCAGAATACCAAGCTCGCGCAGTTTGCTAATCGCTACACCAAATTGGGAGTTGTAGAAAAGCACCGTGTGGTCGACGCCGGCTTTTTCGCAAAGCTCTTCCAACGTCAGCCAACCCTTTGGCGATTCCGCGCGCATCCTATCCGTAAAATCCCCACGCATAGCGGGCGATTTCTACCACTCGTAGCAAAATTTGTCACGCAAGAATTTTGATTCCGCGTCGCTAAGCACGATCCGATTTTCGGGGCAGCGGTGTTGGTTCATGATCCCGATCGATCGTTTGCTCGACGCGTCTTCTAGCCCGAGCGCGTGCCCTAGCTCGTGCGCCACGATGCAAACTTGTGTGTGGATATTGCCGGGCTGCTCTACATGCAACTCCCAACGGTACCCGCGAAAATTTGGGGCGTCAGGGCTGCACGCGTACGCCATCGCGCTGTGCCCTGACTCGATGTTTTCGTGGAACGCAAGCCCGCACGGTTCGCCATCGGTCGACATAACCATAGCCGACTCGCCTTGAATCAAAAACTCGCAACCGACAAAACCGTTTATGAGATCCATCGCTGCGCGTGTCGGTTCGCTGTAGTCGCCATCAGACGCGACGCCAAAAGTTGCGCGCGCCTCCGGTAGTTTCATGCACGCTGACCTGAAAACCAATCCGCCCATAACGAGCACACCAACGATCGTCAGCACGATGTACGCGTAGTACCGAAATTTTCTGAATCGCTTACCCATCATACTAGCTTCCGCATTCCGCTAAGTTTTTGCAAGCACGGTGTGCAAAACGCAATCGGTAGATCGAACGTTATCGGGCGTAGATCGACAGAGCTAAGCCCGCAAAGCGTGCGGTTAGGCCCGCCCGAGTAGTGCCGTAAAATCTTGTGAAAAAGGTTCTCCTCATTCTTACCGACGATTTTCGTCAATGTATCGATCGATGGAATGCCCGGATCGAAACCGAGCATCAGCATACTCTCAAGCCGTCTGTGCATGGGCCTCGCCCGCCGTCACCGCGCGCACTACAATCGCGGCGCAGTCCTCACAAACTCGATACCGTGGCAACGACTCGCCCCACGAAAACGGCAACGCGTCGCGGTGCCAGTCATTGCGGCATAAACTAAGCCTTGCCCCGGCTTGGAACGCGTGCACGATCTTAGGGTGGTGTTTTACGCGCGTGCTCTTGAGCCAATCGATCCGTTTTACGTTTCCGCCCATACGGTACAACGAGTCTATGTAGACCGCCGCGCTCATCTTCCGCCCGGCAGGAACGTAACGATGTCCCCGATCTCGAAATCGAAAACACACTTGCGCCACTTGTTGCCGATTTGCACTAGGTAGATCTTTCGGTTGCCGTTGTTGGTGTCTTTGATGCTCATCGCCTTACCCTCGCGTACTTGCTTTAGCGCTCCGCGTCGTTGCTCGGGTGTGATCGCGCCTTCGTCGAATCGTTCCGCGTAGCGTTGGTTTGAGTGTCGCTTGGCTTTCAATTTTCCCTTTTTCCTTTTGCGTCGCCGCGCGTCCGCTGCGGGATTAACGACAGCCATAGTACAGCGCCCCAACGCTTGCGCCCACTATCGAAATAATCGTTGCCAACCGTATAAGAGAAATTTGCATGTCGGATAAATTGTGCACGAGTTAGCCCACGTCCAGTCGCCGAACTGAATTCGCAAATTTCAAATCTTCCGCAAGCGCCAAAAGAGGCGAGTACAAAGTACCGACGTTGGGAAAGATTTTGCCTAGCCGTTGTATCTCCTCGCGACCGCCACCGGGGCACAGAATTCTACCTAGTGCCAAAACGTTAGCACGTAGCTCAACAAGCATAGGAACCTCCCCCCACCGGTTTGCGATGGGCATGTCTGGTACGCCGTTCATGTTGTCGCAAACCCTTGCGGCGATCACGGCGTCTAGGCGGCAACAATGGCAAGGCTTGATCGCTGTGGTCATTAGGCTAACCGTAGTCTCTGCGCGACGCGTAGGCGCATGGTAGATCCGTAGGTACTGCGGTGCCCGCGCAACTCGCGCTTCCCAAGCCGCTGCGTGGTCGTCGTGTTTTTTATCCTGTACCCACCAACCGATCAGCATCTCCTCGATCCGGTCAGCGTGCTCGCGCTGCGGTAGGTGATCAGCCCAAACTAGATCCGCGTACCACGACTCGTCGTAATCCTCGCCGTACATGCCGCAACGCGACGACTCGACCGACACCAAAATGTAGAACACTTGATCCGGTGCTATGCCTCTGCGCATACACCAACCCAAGTCGTCGTTGTGCCACTCGTTGTTCTCGTCTTCGCTAAAAAAATCCCAACCCTGATCGTCGGTGTACATCTCGATCCAAGAATCTTTTGGCAGGCTAGTTACAGGCGTGATCGTAGCGTCGCCCTCGTCTAGCTCAAGCACGCAAGGCACAAGCCACGAGGTAGAATCACACGCGACAACCGGGAAGCCCTCACGCGCGAGCACACTGCACAAAGCTCGGTCGTACCAGTCAGGCAACTAGCGCCTTGACGTAATCGACGATTTCGCCCTCTGTCATGTCGCGCGTCCAACACGATTCGTTTATCGCGTAGTACGCAAACGCTGCGCGCGCCTCGTTTATGTTTGACGATTTCGCAACGCACGCCGACCAAAAAATCTCAACGTCGAGCTTGCGCATTTTCATGCGTCGCGCCCTAAGAAGTTTTCTTAGTATCCGGATCACTTTTCCCCGTTTGCGCCGGCGGTAAGGGGGCTCGGGTTGCTTCCGCAATTCGGGTGCTGCGGCGGTGTCGACTGCGGCATGGTGTCGGGCTCGCGCTCTGACAAGCGCAATTGTGCCTCGTACGCCTTGCGGCAATCCTCGGAGCACGTAGCTAGGTGATCACTTTGCTCGGTGTACCCGTCGATCCGCAATTTGCTAGACGATCCGGATTCAATACCCCACGCGAAACCTTGCCCCTGCAACAAGCCGCCGCCAAGCGCCGATCGATCACCTTTTTCGATCATCGCCGCAATGCGCGCGGCCTCTACTTTGCGCGCCTCTTCTGCGGCCTCATTGGCTAGCATTGTTCGATACTCGGATCGAGTTTCGAGTTTCCAACCTGACGGCAAATCAACGGGCACGAATGCCACCGGGCCAACCTGCTCGACCCAACACGAAATCGGTTTGCGCGAACAAACGTCACACTTGACCCGCCCTTTGATTTGCACACCCATTAGTTTGGCGTTCTGCTACCGCGCACCGGAACCCAAAAGCCCATCTCGCCGGCTTGGTTCTGCGCGCAATACGCGGCGTAGGCTTGCTGCGCGTCCTCGTGTGCGTGGCGCATGTTGTCTTGTGCGTCTTGCGCGTGGTGCTGTGCACACGACTCGGCTAGGCTCGCCTCTACGTCTTCCACGTGCATAAGCGGTCGACCGTCGAAACGAAACGCGACCTCGCGCAAAGCCTCCGCAATTCTACCCCGCAACTTTTTTATTCTGCTCATCCTGTTTTTCTCCTGCCCCTACGATCGACAACTCGACCGGTACAATCAGCTCTGAGAGCGTCGCCTCGTAGTCCAAAACTGCGCGCGCTAGACCTACCGTTATCGGATCAAATATTTTACATCTCGCGATCACTGTGCGCGCATTGCTAACCGCCGCCGCCCGTTGTTTTTCAGTCACTATTGGCCCCCACCTAAGCGCTTGATCGACTCGCGCATCTTGTGGTAGTCGATCACACTTTGCACGGTTGCGTCTAGGGAATGAATCCTGACGCGCGGCGTTTTGCGGATCCCGTCGTTGCGGTACCTAGACCACTCAACGCAAGGAATATTTCGCAGCACGTAAAAAACGCGGGCGGAACTTAACCGCCAACCCTGATCCCTCGCGCACTTGGCGGCACGCTCTGCGACCAAGTAAGGATCGAAAAACTCCGGTGCCCACTCGTGCCCGCAGTCGGTGCAATGCGTGGTGCCGCTAACCAAGCCGCCTCGCCGCCGCTATGTCTAGCCGGTGCATTGCGATCGTTACGCACGCTTTGCAAACGCCGTGCACGCCGTACCCCCGATCCGCTGTGTTCTGCTCTCCGTCAAACGGGTTTGTGCGCAGCCGATGCACGCGAGATTCGCGACCGCAAACCGTTGTGTCCATGCCGGAAAAACGCGCGGCCGGTTTGTGCAAGTGCACTCGGTACCCCTCGCCGCTTACCCTGCCTAGCACCGCTTGCCACTTGTTGACAAACTCGCCCAACCGCCAACGCGTCTCGAATTCCTTACGTCGATCTCTGCCGCGTCTGCGACGACTTTGCTTTGTCGGCCTAGTCATCACCCTTTTGGTGTGGCGCGGTTTTTCCAGGTTCTCGCGTCTTGTGACAAGCGAGACAACTTGCGCTCAGCCACTTGTTCTCTCCGGAATTGAAAACTGTATATCGCGCCTCGCCATCGCTCGACGTTTCGCCGCACTCCGCGCACTGGATACCATCCGGCAAAACGAACACGACGCGCCAAAGTTTATTGTCAGCCGTTGGTGGTTTTGGGATCACGCTTCCCGCGACTAAACCTTTAGACTCGAAACCCCCGAGAACGGTTTTGCCCCACTCGCGGATCACGTGCGGCAACGCCGCGAGATTTTGCAGCCGGTGCCGCATAAATCTTTTGTCTTTTTTCTTTTGTGCGAGCACGCCTTTTTTCTTCGCGCGCAACATTTTTCTTGCCGGGTTCGTCATAGGTTTACTCTCTTGGTTTGAGGTGCGTAGCACCGAAAAACAACGCGATTTTTTCTCTCACTTTGGCGTACATGTACGATCATTTTGCGAGCCACGGGGCATAGTCACGCATCGTTATCGCTACGGCGTCTGTCAAGTCGACGCGGGACACCAACACGCCGACAACGCGCACCCCTTGCGGTGCGCGCGCCTCTGCCTCGCCCCAGTTGTCGGCCTCAATATCGTAGCCAGCCCAAATAGACCCGTCTCGTGTGTAGTCGGTTAGGAAAATCATCGCGCCGTCACGTCAAAGCGATAGCTCTGCCCTAGTTCTAGCTCTTCGGTAGTCACGAGGTGCAAACGATCGTTCGCATCCGCCGCCCAAATCTGAAACGAAGTAGCGCGCAACGCCTCAACGTAGACCACGGCGGGGATCATGCGTTTGTCGAGGCGCAAGCTCGGGCCGTCGCAAGTAGCGGCCGGCATTTTGTCGGAGATTCGCAGCGCCATAGAAAATGTAATTTCGCCCTGCACGTAATCGGATTGATACCGCGCCGTAAACGATTCCGCCGACGCTGACAACCGCCTGACCGAATCGCTAAAAGCCCGCTCTTCCGCGCCGTCGCCTAGCGCCTGCATTACCTGTTTGAAAGTGTCGCTCATGCCCTACATCTCAACTTGCCCGCGAGTTGTCTTTTACTGCGACCGAACGCGCGCACTCGCAACTCGTACCGAACGCGCGCACTCGTCGCTAGATCTGCGCCGTGCCGGTAGATCACTTGCTGCGGCTCTCGCCGATCGTGCCAACTCGCCAACAATCACGTTGTCGCCGTAGGCGGGCAATCGTCAGAGCATGTCGCGTCGTGTGGATTGACCGGCGAAAGTTTCCACCCCGTCGACCCGTCGATCTGGTAGCCGATCAGCACGGTCTTTTCCTGCAACCGACTAGCCCACCGGCCCGCGCAAATCAAGACCCGCACGTTTGAGCAACTCGATAGCTAGATCGGTGTTGCGACTGTCGTAATACGCCGCGTACGTCACAACGGATATTCCGGCAGACACGATCCGCTTAGCACACTCGTAGCACGGCGTGACCGTCACGAAAAGCTGCGCGCCATTCATAGCCGCCCACGGCGCACGATCGATAGCGTTGCTCTCCGCGTGTAGCGAACGCACGCAAGAATCCTTGCCGCCTACGTTGACCATCTCGCAGCCTACGTCAGCGCAGTGCGGCGTGTGTCTAGCCGCACCGTTGTACCCTGTGCTCACTATGCGATCGAACGCGTCAACGATCACCGCACCAACGCCCAATCGCGGGCAAGTTGCACGTGCCGAAACTGCGCGTGCTATGTCTAGATAGTATTCTGTTTTGGTTGGTCTTGTCATTTTTCCTCTGGTGGAACCGTCTGCGAAAGCAGTGTGTCGGAAAATGGGATCTCGCCGTGCCATTGGCAACTGATCGCGCCGGTACCGTTCTCAATCGGTAGCCAGTGCACGCGCGTTTGACATGACAAGCCGGCCTCCCTCGCGCGCATCTCTCGCGCCGGTTTCATACAAACGCGAGGCTCGCCCATTTGCATTCGCGTGTTTTCCTCAACGCTCAAATCAAAGCAAACGTCGGTGTGCGGGTTTGGTAATCCGTTGCCTGCATCTCTCAAAATAAACTCGCTCCCATTTTTCATTAAAAGTAAAATTGTCGACGCGAATTTTAGCGCCCTGCCGCCCGGTGCCGGTAATAACTTTTCCGGGTAGTGTTTTACACGCGTGCCCCTCATCGGAAGATCGACGATTGCAAAAACAGCGCTGTGCGCTTCGGCTTTGGCCCTGCGATCGGGAAGGTGTCAGACCATGAAACCTCGCCATGCGATACGCACGCGATAATGCCGGCCGTGAATTGTCTAGGCGCAAACATGATAGTACCGCCGCAACACGAATGCCCCCGGTGCTCACCTAGCCGCATTCGCGTGCCCTGCGCATCGGTCAGGTATAGCGTAGGTTTTCCGTCGCGCTCGCTCAACCCCAAGCCCCTGCGATGCAACCCCAACAAATGCTTTCGCGGTCGTTCATTTGTTTAACCGCCTCACGCTATCAACGCGCCGTGCTACGTCTAACCAATCCTCGTTGAATCGGCACAGCGCGGCCCCACTATGCACGACCCACCCGGCCGGCTCCGCAATGCCTAGCGCTTGAAGCTCGCCGCGATCGATCGTAGTGATGCCGTACACGTCTAGCCGTACCATTAAAGTCTCGACACGAAGTGTTTTTGGCCAACGCGTGCTCACCGCTCGACAACCTTTGCGACGGGTAGTTGTGTCGATCTGCATGACTTGCGCGTGTGCCTGCAACCAACCGCGCGCCGGTAATTACTCAACCACGATCGCACAAGCCCGCCCGCGCCTAGCAGTATGAAGCACTGCACGATCGATGGTAGGCGTAGGAACTCGTCGATCATTCTATTGCCTCGATACACGCAACGCAAAGAAGCGCTTTTAGAGACGGCCATTCGACCACTCCCCGGCAATCTACCCGCAAAATGTCATAGCGCGAAATACGCTCACCGGTGCACAGAAAAGCCGCGTCGGCACTTAGGCAATGGATCTTGTTGCCGTCATCGATATCGCGGTGTAGCTCCACGCCCGACCACCCGAGCCGTAGCCGCGTATCGAATTCTTGCGGGCTCACAGAATCGACCTCGCGAACGCAACCCAACAGTGTTGGCAATTGTCGGGCTCGTCAGCGGCCTTGAAACCAAACGGGTGTATGCCCTCGGTCTCGCCAAACGTCGTCATTTTACAATACGACTCGCGACCCTTTGCCCTCGATTTGCTGCGGTCGAATAGGTGCACCCAACCAACTTTGTCGTCGCGGCGAAACGAGAACTTGCGTTGCATCCGGCCTTTTAGCGGTCGGTCGCCTAGCTGCAATCGCGTCGCCACTAGCGCGATTGCGTCGGAGTCGGTAAGTAGCTCGCTCAAGGCTTCCACACTTGCCACGCTCTAAGCCCGCGCCCCATGGTTGCTAGCACGCTTTGCCCCTTGGCGGCATTGCCCGGCCTCGACCCACCGCCCGCGTTGTGCATCATGTTGGCAAGCTCGGTATCAGCCCCAAACTCACGCGACCGAAACCCCCGAGTCGATAGGTAGACTCAATAAATGCAAGTTGTGCCGAACGACTCGACTTGTTCCACCGATCGACCCTCCCTATTCCGTAGGACGCGCCCGCCCACACAATAAAATTGACGGGGAACGGCAACACAAAGACAAACACAATGCAGGATAGCGCTAGGGCTGCGAGCACTAAGCCGCGCCGGCAATACCGCTGCAACTCGCGGGTCTTTGCCGTCACAAACCGGTACTCAGTAGCCATCTGCGGATGCGTTGGCACTGGCCCCGGTTTGTAGGGCAGGAACAACAGCGCGATTAGGTGCGGCGTGCCGTAGCGCTTGCGGTTCGGCGCTTTGACGCGCTTAAAAATCCCGCCCACGCTCTTGAGGTTCGCACGGGTTAGCTTTGCGCACCGCCGTTCGTAGCGGTGCGCGCCCCACCGGTTGCGCGCCCGCTTTAAAGCGCCGGTGATTCCCGTCCCCATAGCTAAATTTTTACGAGCTTTAAACCGGCATGTCAAAAGGTATTTTGCAATTTTGGTATTTTTTGCAACCTTAGTCCTAAGAGGTAAAAAGTTGTTGCGCAAATTCAGGGCGGCAGAACATCCCGTTTTATAGGCTGAAAACGGCCGATCTTGGGGGGGTAACTACCTTTGCCTACCCCGCTAAGTGCCTGTAATTACTAGGGTAGGCAAGGTGTGCAAAGGAAGGTGCCTTGTCCCCCAGCGGATACCTTGCGCACCTTGCCTACACGCTTTGCGCTTTTTGCCGTGCCAAGTAGTGCCCTGTGCCGAGCCGCCTTGCTGTGGGGGATCTTCTTTGTCCTACTCGCGGCCACCTTGCGCCCTCTGTGCGCTGTGTGGGTTCGAGCCCTGTGCGCTCTTTGCGCATGTTGCCCCATGTTGCGCCATTATGAATTGCAAGAGCGACCCCCCCGCCCCCTCACGCGCGCCCCGCTTTATATGCAGCGCGCTAAAATAAAAATGATCGAGGTGCCCCCGCCCCTGTATAGCGGGGAGATCTGCACGCCTTGCAAGTTATCTCGATCAGCACGACTTTAACCCTTGCGCTCTTCCCCGTTTATCTGCATAATAGAAAGCATGGAAGGGAACAACACAGGGAACGGGCTTTGAGAGCGTGACTGCTCACCCCCTCGATTGGCTTATGGTCGAGGGGATAGCAGCCGAATCAAATAGCAAATGCGACGGTCAGCTACCCGGCCTTAATACGGTAGCCCACGCATAGGTCTAACGCGGATCTCGACACCGGGCAGCGA